AAGCCGGCTAGGTTAATCAAGCAATGTTTATATATATATTTATAAAAACGGTTAGAGCATAAATTATAATATATGCATAACACATAACATATAACACACACCCATGAACCCGAACCCGAATCCAAATTCAGAAACTGATGCAAACAAGAAGAAAAAGCACGGATGCAAACAGTGTCAATATTATTGCAGTAAAAAAAGTAATTTAAAGCAGCATTATGAAACCGAAAAGCACAAGCGCATCAGTCAAACGGATAACGCACCCATGAACGATTTGAAAGATTTTATGGAATCCATGATAAAAATGCACAAGGATATGCTGACCACGTTTGTGGAAACAATGAAAGAAAACCCCGCACAAGTGGCGCATGTCACGCACACAAATAATACGATTAACCATAACAATCAGTTCAACGTGCAGGTGTTTTTGAACACGGAGTGCAAGGATGCGGTCAAGCTGAGCGACTTTGTGAAAACGCTGAAAATCACGCTGCAGGATCTGGAATTCACGAAGACGAACGGCATCGTGGAGGGCGTGGGCTCCATTATCGTGAATAATTTGAAGGGTATGGACGTGCACAAGCGGCCGATCCATTGCACGGACGCCAAGCGCGAAACCATGTACATAAAAAGCGACGAGTGGATGAAGGACGACATGCACGAGCAGGTGAAGAAGTTCATTTACATGACGTCGTGCTATCAGACACGCGTCATACAGGATTGGATGGAAGCCCATCCCGGGTGGGAGAACAAGGAGAAAATGCACATGGAGTATCAGAGCATTTGCAAGGAGCTGTACAAGAACATTGAGAAGGACGATGCCGCGCACCGCAAAATCCTGAAGATCATTGCGAAGGAGACGCACATCAACAAGGCGGACATGCTGGAACTCATGCACTAAGGAACGATAAGGAACGATAAGGCACGATGCGATAAGTTACAAAAATCCAAGAACACCGGCCCCTGCTTCGGGTTCCATGTATCCCTGGGTCTTGTTTCCATTGTTTCCCTTATTGCCGTTTTTGCCGTCCTTCGTGTTTTTGCTGCCGGATGAGTACATGTGGTGGTGAAACACGTTTACCGCGCCCCCGTGCTGGTGCTGGTGACTGATGGCGGTGCCCGTTTTGGATGCGGCGGTTCGTTTGCGTTTGTTGCCGCCATCGTTGCCGTCCACATTTTCCGGTTTGAATTGTTGTTTGGATTTCGGCTTGTCGTTGGAGCACACCGTGTCTATTTTAAAAAATTTGGAATGATCCACGACCCCGTTTGTGGTGTAGCACAGATCAGTAGACCCGCCTCCCATGTCATACATTTCCCCAGATGTGATTGCAGGACACATGAACCCATTCGTTGCGCCTGTGCTGTCCTTGATTGGATAGCACGGATTTGTGGTTATGTTGCCGTAAAAATCATTTGGATACGGCATCATGCCGCCATCATTCGACACGCATCCTGGAATAATGCATTGTGTGCCGTCAACTGTCACCGTTTTTTGTCCACATGTGCTTGCTGAACAAATGGGTCCGGATGAGCCTTGGCCTTGGCCTTGACCACCGCCAGCTTGTTGTGCCAACATATTGCACACGGTGTCGTCCGCGTCGCATGTCAAGTAATTTTCACTGGTCCCGGTTGGTTGTTGAAAAGTGTAGTTACCGTACTGGGTGCATTTGTCGGGGTCTTTTGGATCCGCATACTTTAAGCAATCGGCCGCGTATGTGTAGTAACCGCATGTCAAACACTCTTGGGCATCCATCATGTCATCCTTTGGACGAAACGCAGCGCAGTATTTTACGCTGTAGTCGGGGTCGCCATTTTGCAGGGTAGGGTTGACGCAGTTGCCGTCAATTGCTGCCATGGGGTCAAACACGGGTTGCATTTTTCCAATTTCCACGCACTTGTCACTGTTGCAACCCGCCACAGGAATCGTCACTTCATCGCCCTTGTAGGAGCCGCCCGTGGATGCGATGCCCTTCTTTTTCGTGGTCGTCGACGACACTTTGCTCGGTTTTTTGCGGTTTTCAAACCCCTCGGCCAGTTTGTCGTGTTTCAGGAGCAGGGTGTCCAGCAAATGGTCATGGTCCGACGTGCCATCGGCGTTGCCAGCGTGGCTAGAGGCGTTGCGCTGCCCCGCGGCGGATGGGTCTGAATCCGGGTGATTTCTGCGCGGCATTTTATGCGTGGCGAACCCTTCTTCTGCGTTGGGACCCGGGGAAGGGACCAATAAGATCACCACGCACGCAGCAATCAAAAGCACGCTAAACAACACAACGTAATTCATGTTTCGGAGACAATCCTATTATATAATTATATATTTGCGAATATAATTATTTTTAATGAGGGGTTGGGCTTAGTGCCTTGGTTCCCCCATAAGGAGGGGTTTGGGGGAAGGAGGGGTTTGGGGGAACCTTGGTTCCCCCCCCTATCTGCAGCAGTAGCTGTGCAGGCTCTGCGTGTACGGGTTGTTGCGGAAAGCGTCCAAAATGTCGGGGTTAATTCTCTCGCACTCAATGGCGTTGCGCGGGTAGTTCTGCGGCATGCGCGCCTTGCCGTACGTTTCCACGGACGGCGGCATGTTGACCGTGTTCGGCCCCGGCGCAGCGGCGCCCATGTAGTTGTTCACGTTGACGTTTTGTTTGCGCACGCTCACATTCGCGTCGTGACTCATGAGGTTCATGTTGCCCTGGTTTGTCCACGACGTCTGCACCTTGTTGCAGTTGTTGCGCTGGTTGTAGGCGGCGTTGTACACTTGGTTGCCCATGTGCGCCCCCGCGCCGCCGGCCGACCCCATGTACTCCACGTCGGTGGTGGAGTCGCGCTGGTTCTCCACGGGCTGCTGGTCCGCCACCTGGTAGCCCGCGTTCGTCTGGCGCTCAAAGTTCAGATGGTTGAAATCCAGCAACGTGGTCGTGGTTTCCTTAATCGTGGTGGGCAGGCGGTCGGCGGGGTTGAACACCGTACCCGCCGGAACCGTCGTCCCCGCATTCGCGTAGGCGCGCAGGTTGCCGATGACGTTCTCCTTGCGCGACGGGCGCACCACTTCCAGGAGCGGCGCAACCACGGCGCGAATGGCGCCAAAGACGCCCCCCATCGGCACCGCGTTTGCGGTGGTGCTGCGGTTGTTGTGCAGCACCTTGTACCCCAGCCGCCCGTGGTCCGCAACCGACGCGGGCCGCTGGTCCGACGCCGCCATGTTGATGGCGTGGTGCTTGCTGGGGTCCACTTGCTGCCGTTTGGACGGCTCCACCGCGGGTGCGGCGTAAGTGGCCGCGCCGTTTTGCTCGGCCCCCGCGCCGAAGTACTCCGCCGTGGTGGAGGGGCGGTTCACGAAGCGGTCGGCCTGAATGGCGCGCGCGGTTTGCGCCTTCTCCAACCCCGTGGTGGTCAGCCAGCGGTCGGGCGTGTTCAAGTAGTACGTGTCGGGCAAGTACTTCTCCACCTTGCCCTGCGTGGCGGCGGTGGGCGCGTTCTGAATGTAGTAGTACGCCGGCCCCTCGTGCGTCTCCAGCCCGAACGTGAGCTTGGGGTTCGTCTTCACGCGCAGCTCGTCCACGTTGCGGTCCACCCACTTGTCGCGCGCGTCCATGCCGGAGTTGAAGCCGCCGCTGCCCACGTCGGTGAACCCCTTGTCTAAACCCGGCGCCACGTGCACCTCGTCCCACGGCTTCACGTTGGCCATCTTGCTGGACGGCATTTGGCGGGACTGCATGAAGTCGCTGGTGTTCGGCGTGCCGTACACGTAGTTGTAGTTCTCCTGCGGCTTGAACAGCGGGGCGGTCTCGGACTTGCTCACCCACTGCGATCCCGCGCCGTTCATGGTGTCCAGCACGGACTCCTGCACGTCGGCGTCGGCGGTGCGACCGCGGATTTTGGCGCCGAAGAAGGGCGCCATGTTGTTGTGCTTAAACTCGGCGGCGTCCATGGGCTTGCCCGTCAGCGACATCACCTGGCGGCGCTGCTGGTACGTGTCGCCGAACTGCGTCTTGCCGCCGAAGTCGGGCCCGCCGTTTGCCACATTCTCAAACACGGACTGCTCGTAGTACTTGTCCGTGGCGGCGTTGGGGTTCGGGAAGTTGGAGTACTCGTTGGCGTCGTAGCCCGTCTTGGGCTTGAACACGGGGTAGTTGTCGGGTGGAACCGACACGTTGGGCATGGCATTCACGGGCTTGCCCATGTTCACGTAACCCTCTTTCAAATGGGAGGCGGCTAAAGGCTGCGAATTCGGGGTCACGTAATTCTTTTTTTGGTTGGACAACAGATACGCGCTGGCCAGACCAATGAGAGGGATTGCGAGTTCAGCCATGAATGAGCCTTGTGTGAAATATATTATGTAATGATAAATACTAATATATGAATATACTTTTTATTTGCATTTCAACTGACTAATAACTTGAGAACGGAACCAGGATCTTCTTAATGATTCGCTTCGCCGTCTTTCGCATGGCGGTCTTCACGGCGGGCGAACGGTCGGTTGCCGGGTTGAGGGGGGGTACGACGTCTCGCAGGCTCGGAAAAGCGTCGCGCGCATACCGCTGCATGGTGTGAAAGAAGTACACGTAATTCTTGGTGACCGCGTACGCCAGCGGCGCATCGGCCGCCACCTTCAAATACGGGTTGCCGGCAAACCCCTCCACCAGTTCCGAATAGTACTGTTCCACGGGCTCGTCCAGGGTGACTTCCGCGACGTCGTGGCCGATGTAAAGGTATTTGTTGTCGCCATCCAGTTGGGCGAGCAGCGAGTTTCCGGCTAAACCAATGTCGCACACGTGCTTCAACGGTTTTCCGCTCAATGTGCGAGCGGGCAACCTGACCCCCGGCTTCAAGCTGGACGGCACAAACAGCTTCTTGATGTTCGTGCGGTGCACCCGCTTCCCGGCAGTAATATCCGGGGCGTATTTGCTGGTGTAAACGGTGAGCACTTTGCCAAACACGCGCACGACGAATGCCGCCCCGCCCGCAAAATGAATGAGGTATTGCTTCCCGGCACGCTTGCGCACGGTGATGTTTTTGCACGCCATTATAGATTATAGATTATAGATTATAGATTATGGTCATAGATTTATTCGGTCGGGATGCACATGCCCAGCTTGTGCGCGTTGGTTGCGCCAAATACGCGCTTCAGCGTGCTTTTCCGGGGTTTGTATTGGGCCACCACTACAATTTCATACTTGCCCAACCGCCCTGAAAAGCGGGCGTTGGCAACAATGTTTTCCACCACCTCTTTTGCTAAATCCGCGTGTTTCAGGGTGGGCCGATAATGTCCGGATTTGGTGTTCAAACATATGGTTATTTTGGAATCAGCCATGTCGTAAAACACGGTGCCCGACCCGGCCGACAGCACCTCCATGCAGTTGAAGTGCTTTTTGAACTCCGCGCTGAACTTGGCCTGCGCGAGTTTGATGTCGGGACAACCGCTGAGCCCCTTTTTGGATGTTTTGCATGCCACGATGTAATCGTACAGTTCCACCAACCGGTCGTATTCAGGACGAGCGTCTTGCCGGCGTCTCTTAATCAAGTCCATCATTGCGTCAATGTAAATGACGGAGTGTCGCGTGACCAGCGACCCATTGCACACAAACACGTGATGACGACCATTGTGGTTCACTACTATGAATTTGAACCACGTGCCGGTGTCGTAACTGAATTTTGAAATGAAAAACGGAAGCGTCAACGCGTTCAATTCAAACACGGTGTCCATGGACACGGACAGTTCGTTTCCGAGCGTCCTTTCATGCGTCTTCCCGCAAACGTGCGTGTTTTTCAACAACGGCAGGCGTCGGGCGCGTCTGCGAGTCCGGGGGTGCATTGACGTGCGCGTCGTTAGAAATGGGTTTGACAACGCGTTCATAGCATAAAATCAATTATTGTGACAATTGATATAATACATTGTGAAAATACATTGTGAAAATTTGTTTTACTAAGCCGGTGCAGTGAAGACGTTTTTGGGGATGGAAGGAGGTTGTGTCTCGCGTGTACCCGAGGGGCATGGGACCCAGTAGTCCTTTTCCAGAATGCGCGTGCTCAAGTTGTTCTGAAACGGGATGCACACGTTTTCTTGCGGGTTCAGCGGCAAGTACGAAAAATTCGGCTGCTCTAAATCGCGCGCGGTCCACGCGGGATGGGTGGCGCGCGGCTGCTCCACGAACGGCGTGCACGTGGGGTACTGAATGGGGGCGTCGCCCACTTTTGCGGCACCGGTTTTATAATTAGTGCAGTCACGCGACAGCGGCCGGCTGAGCCCGCGCAGGTCGTTCTCCAGTTCCACTGCGTTGGTCCTTAAGTTGCCGCCCCACATTTGAAGTCGGATGCAGGGGTCTTCCATGTAGCAGGGCTTGTCGCCGTTGCCGGGCACGTTGAGCGTGTAGCGACCCGCGCCGGTGGATTCCTGCACTTCCTTGGCAATGCGGCAATAATCGTCGTGAATGCGGGTGAATGCCATGTCGTCAATGTGGATGTATGGTTGTGATTGGTGCTATATTTATGTAGATATTTAATTAATTATGCATGAGATAATTAATCCAATGAAATAGTTGCGCTCATGCAATGTATTTGTAAGGGCCGTCGCCGCGAACGGTCACATCGGCCTTGTTGGGTTCCACCGTGACGTCGCCGCGCTTTCCGTGCACCAACCAGTTGAACCGGCCGTTCTCGCCGTGCACCGTGAACGTGTTGGCTGCCGTGTCCACTTCACTCGCACTGAACACTTTGACGGAGCCGTCATAAATGTGGGTGATTTGAACCGTGAGGTCGGTGCACAATGCCCCCACATACGAAGGCAGCTGAACTTCGACGAACGATCCGTTCACAATTTCACCCTTGCCTCTGTAATAAACGCCGGCCTCGGGTCCTTCCAGACAAACATGGACCAAATGTTTGTTGACGGGATCAAGGGGGTGGTCAATGATGAACGTTTTGCCCGCATCCCATGTGAATTCCTTTCCCGTATTATTATAATAAACACCGCCACCGCCACTCGCACCCGGTGCATTCCTCACCGGTGCCACACAAAAACCGTTCGCTACGCTTTGAAATACACTACCTAACCCACCTGACCCAGCGTCACCAGTTGCGTTCAATAAAATGCTATTTGCAGGTTGAATAACTGGTTGCGGGTCTCGGTAACCAATGTGAATGGAATAGTTGCCTTGTCCTTGTTTGCATGCTTGGAATCCGATTGCAATTGCACCCTGATTTTGCGGAGCAATAGACACTGCGTCATTGCCAATTGCAATTGTTTGACTACCCGTTTGTTGATCAATTGCAGTGCCAATTGCAATCCCCCCAGTCCCTTGATTGTTTGCGCCAGCACCATAGCCAATCGCAATTGCGCTAGAACCTTGACCTCTTGTGCCAGCACCGTTGCCAATCGCAACGGCGTTTGGTTGTTGACCTGTATTACCGGCTTCATATCCAATCGCAACTGCGTTCGTTTGTTGACCAAATTGACCAGCAATTGCACCAACCGCAACTGCATTTATTCCTTGACCATTGCTGCCAGCCCCTCGGCCAACCGCAACTGCACTGTCGCTTTGATTGTTTTGTCCGGCTTGAACACCCAGTGCAACTGTATTTGGTCCTTGTGTATATCCGGCTTGAAAACCCAGTGCAACGGCGTTTACTCCTTGACCTGTATTACCGGCTTGATAACCCATTGCAACTGCATATTGTCCTTGAATTGTTTGTCCGGCTTGATAACCCAGTGCAACGGCGTATGGTTGTTGACCTACATTGCCAGAACCATCACCCACTGCAACAGCATGTACTCCTTGAGTTGTTTGTCCAGCACTAACTCCAATCGCAACGGCATTTACTCCTTGATTTGTTTGTCCGGCTTGATAACCCATTGCAACGGCGTATTCTTGTTGACCTACATTGCCAGAACCATCACCCAGTGCAACCGTATGTGCTGCTTGAGTTGTTTGTCCAGCATTAACTCCAATCGCAACGGCATTTATTTGTTGATTTGTTTGTCCGGCTTGATAACCCATTGCAATTGCATATGGTTGTTGACCTGCATTGCCAGCCGATTTGCCGATCCCCACAGCGTCTTGCGTGAGTTTCAAAGTGTCCACTACATTAAAATTACCATTGCTAGGGTTAAGTGAAATTGGGTTTGTTGAGCCATTGTCAACCAATAGCTGCTGTGCACCAGTCCCCCCAGCAAACACTGGATAATATGTGTTATTGGAGTTTTCGGTATTTATTGTGGGATTGCCGCCGCCTAAAGCATTGGTGCTACACACCGGAAGGTAATACACCCCTCCGGTGTTTCCTCCGTTCAGAGTGGTCTTCAAAAATGAAACCGTGCTGGATGCGCCTGTGGCGCCTATCACGTTCAACCCTCCCAGCCCAATCGTGGCATTTTCATTTGTAACTGCGCCGTTTCCCAGCAAAATGCAGGAGCTGTATCCGTTCGCATTCACTTCGTGTCCAATGCCGACATTGTTGTTGCCGCTAGGAGTAATCGTAGTGTATTTGTTAAGAGCATTGTTGCCGATGGCCACGTTGGAATTGCCGGACTGGGGTGGGGATGGATTCAGAAAATTGTACAGCGCGTTCTCTCCGATGGCCAAATTGTTGCTGCCCGTGTTGTTTGAAAGCGCGTTCAACCCGACGGCGGTGTTGTGCTGCGACGACGGCGCATTGGTTCGCAACGCCCCGTATCCCACGGCCGTGTTATTCAACCCGCGCTGAAACTCGGCACCCTGCGAGCTTAACGTTCCCAGCGTCGTGTTTCCGCTGGCGTCACTCACGTTTACTCCATTCAGTTGATTGAAACCAATTGACATCGTGTGCGATTATAAAATTATCATATATAATTTTATCATCGTCGCGTTCGCATTAGTTAGGCACTGGGAACGGCCGCTGCGATTTTTCCACCACTAACGGGTCCGGCATGACGAGCTGCATGCGCCCGAAAAAGGAGACTTCCGGCAGCTGGGTCAGTTGAGGAACCACGGGCTGCTGCGTTTCCACTAAATTCGTGGAGTTGATGCCGAACAGGGCGGACTCAATGTCTATCGAGTTGCGGGAGAACGCTTCGCGCGGCATTTGGCTCGGCATGATGCCCACGCACGGAATGGCGGGGCTGTACGCCGCCCCCGAAGCGCCGTTTCGGAATTCGGAGTACTTCAGCGACTGCGTGATAATGCGCTGCTCCAAACAATAATTGGAGCACGTGTTTTTGTTTCGTGTGGATGCCATTGACGTATTGATTTGTTATTTATTTGTTATTATTATTATTACACCCATATATTTTATATTTTATTATTTATGTATCTCTACAATGAGGAATACACGTGCAACACCCTGTCCTGGCACGCGGGGGACACGCTCCCGGTTACAACGGCGTCAATCAGGCACAAGTGGAACACGTCCAGCAACGGGTAAGCAAACATGAGCGGCAGCAGCTCGTCAAAATTGGGCGTGGTGTCATTGCCATTGCCATGTGGGTGCTGCAGTATGAGCGCCTTCAGTTCCGGTACTTTGTCCGCCGTTGCCTTAATCAGTTCCAACCCGGCGCTTATTGCAGTGTCGTTGTATTCCGTGATCCCAAACACTTGGAGGAATTGCGCTTGATACAGCATGTCCGAATTCACTTCATCGTCTTCTATGTCTTCAAACAGTTTGTATGTGCACACGAAATTGGTGATGTACATGTCAATTTATCAATTTAATACAAATGGATAGACCATTTGTTTTAAATCATTTTTATTGGGTTTATCACTTGTTGCACTGACCGTCGCCGTAGAACATGTCGCGCGTGGGCGCACCGCCGCGCACCCAGCCGTCTTGTGCCACGCCTTCCACCAAATTGGCGGGATTCGTCACGGTGGACGCAATGGAGGGAATGAGCGGGTAGTTGGACGACATGGTTTGCTCGGACAGCAGGTTGATGCTGCGCTTGTTGGTGAGGTAGTCGCCCTGCTGCAGCTGCGATTCCAAGTACGGGTTGGACTGCCCGCGTCCCAGGAACGGCACGGTGGCAAAGGGGCGCTGGAACAAGCTGATGCGGCAACGGGGATGGGTCAGCGCGCTGCCGCCGATGAGCAGCTGCGAGTTGGTGTCAATGTTGCAGCCGCCGGCGCCGACTTGGTGCCCGCCGGTGAAGTTGATGCTGGGCTGGCTGGTGGCGAATTCAATGGGGCGCTTCATGGTGCAGTCGTCCGAGAAGAAGTTTTGCAGCATGTAGTTGGAGGCCCCCACGTTTTGAATGCTGCGTTGCCCTAAACTGCAGCCGTCTTCGCCGATGCGGGAGAGGTTGTTGAAAGTGTAGTCGCTCACAAATGCGCACATTTCGTGTATATGTATATATGTGCAATATATAATTAATCCGATAAATTTGTATTTTTTTGTTGGCCCCTTGGGCCCTGGCCCAACTACTGGGCGCCCGTGATGGACCCGAGCACGGGGTTGGCCCGCGCGCACGCCATCATGTTGCCCTCCTTGCACGAAATCATGGAGCCGTAGCAGAATTCGGCAAAGGCGTGCTGATCATTCGGAATCCGGGTGTTGGGGGTGGCAAAGTAGTTGCGCATGGAGTTGCTAAATTCGTAGTTGTCGCCTAAATCGCGAAACAGCCGGTCTTCAAAATTGGCGGTGTTTCCGTCCATGTCGTTCACCGCAAACGTTTTGGTGGATTGGTTGATGTCGCGCTCCACGTCGGGGTTGAAGGCGGGTTCGGCCGCGGGGCGGTTCGGCCGGTCTTGGATGTCGGTGAGCAGCACGTTCATGAGCGGGTCTTGCGGGGTGGGGGCCTGAAACGTGAGGCCGGATGGCGAGGGCGCCGGTGCCATGGCACTGTTGCTGTTGTTGCTGTTGTTGCTGTTGTTCTTGCGTCGGCGCCCCGTGTTGTAGTTGGCGTAGTTGGAAAACCCTTCTTTGGCGTCGGCTTTGCCAGTGGGGTTGGTCGCGGCGCTTTGGGTCGCGGTGCTTAAAATCGCAATCCCCGCTAAAGAAATCACTCCGAGCAGGAGGACGCTGTACGACATCGTGATCAAATACCCCAACAGGGTTAGCACAATGATGAGCCGGCTCATGGCATTCAGCCGGGCGTCCCGGTCCATGTCCGACGTGGGAATGATTTGCGTGATGCCTGCATTGTTGAACAACACCGTGGGATCCTGTAACCAGAATGCAGTCATCGTCGTAAATTGGGCTATATATATATATAAATCCGAAACTATTATTTATATATAACGACACATTAATCATTTATTTCTTGTTCTTTTTGGATTTTTTGGATGCCGTTTCACTTGAGGCCGTTGCACTTGGGGCCGTTTCACTTGGGCTTGGGGCCGTTGCACTTGGGGCCGTTGCACCCCTTGGCGTGCGTTCCACCTTTTCACCAGTGCTAAAAACGAGAGGCGCTTGTTGTGCGGCCGATTGCGCCACAGCTTTTTGCGCTTGTACGGCCGCTTGCGCTTGTGCCACCATTGCAGCTCGGCGCTGCTCCAGTTTCTGCTGCAGGCGCTCCTTGGTCTGCGCCGTTTTTATGTTCTGATTCAGGTGGCTCTGCATGGCGCCCATGTTTAATTTGCCGCCTTTTCCTCCCATGCCCATGCTGGCGGCCATCTTTGCAAAGTCGCCCATGTCACCCATGCCGCCCATGCCGCCCATCCCGCCTATCCCGCCCATCTTTTTCAGCAAATCGGCCATGTTGTTCACCCCCGGCATTTTCTTCATTTTTTTCATGAGGTCGCTGGCTTCCTGCATGATTTCGCTTTCTTTGATCTCTCCGGATTTCAGCTTGGCGTCCAACTTCTGTCCCACGGTTTTCACAATGCCCATCAGCTTGCCCGGGTTCTTGAACAGGTTTTGAAACACGGACTGCACCGACGCTTCATCCGTGGGGTCCAGATTCAGCTCGGCGGCGGTTTCTTCCGCGATTTCTTTGGCCAGGTTGCCGATTTTGCCGCCGAGCAGCCCGCTCAAGTGCTCGTGCATGGAATTCGGGTCAAACGCGCCTTCCGGCGCACCATCGGCACCAGTAGCACCATCCGCACCATCCGCACCATCAGCCGCATCAGCCGCAGTAGCGCCATCGGCAGTAGCATTCGCGGAACCCTCAGTCTTGAACATGTCCTGCATCTGCTCCATCACCTCTTCCAGCTTGGATTTCAGCACGTTCTCGTCAATGGCCTCAAACAGCTTGGCGGCATCGCCGAAGGTGGACGTGTCCGACAAGTCCGACACCACCGAAAACATGACCAGCTGCAGGTACTTCCAGATGGCTTCCTTGGTGGCGTCGCTCACATCGGGCGTTTCCCACAGCGCTTTGAAGTTCAGGCCGGGCAACAGCTCAATGGGCTCCGCAAACAGCACGGTGTCGTTGCGATACAGAATGTTGAAGAACTGGGGCGCGTACGTGCGCTTGCAGTGGTCAAACACGGCCGCCGTGTCCATGCTATGGATCGCGGCGCATGCTTCGCCGTGCTCGGGGAACACGGTGGCAATGTCGGCCACGAAATCGGAGATGATCTTCTTGAACTCGGGAGCAGGTGGTGGATTCATGGACATTTTTTAATTCATTTAAATACTTTCGTTTAAATCAATATCCGGCACAATTAGTTTATGTGCAATGGTTGCGAATTGATTCGTTATATTTAATGTATAAAAATATAATGAATGTAATATGACCGTAGAGAAATGAAATATTTCATTGATTTAGACAACACACTGTGTAACACACAGACGAACGATTACAATAATTCAAAACCGATTGTGGAAAGGATTAACTACCTGCACGATTTGAAAAAAAATGGTCACCATGTCACGATATGGACCGCAAGAGGGTCGTCTTCCGGATTGGATCATTCGGAACTTACCAAAAAACAACTCGCGGAATGGAATGTCCCATATGATGAGCTGGTGATGGGAAAGCCATCGTACGACTGCTGCATAGACGACAAATCGTTCAATGTGGATGACTATTGGTGCATTCCACCCCCAGATTCCGGATCCACCTCTGTGAAAAAAATTAAAAGCGAAGTCGTTGTCAAAGGATGGGGGAAAGAAATTGTGTTTGTGAACAATGATGAATACTGCGGCAAAATATTATCGTTTGAAAAAGGGAAAAAGTTTTCAATGCACTATCATTTATTAAAAAAGGAAACTTGGTATGTTTCCAAAGGCAGATTTGTGTTTATATGGATAGACACGACAACTGGAACCAAACACAGCGAGTATCTGGAAGTAGGGGATGTGATCACAAACGAAAGAGGCGAACCGCACCAGCTCATTGCATTGGAAGATGCGGACATTTTTGAAGTGTCCACCCATCACGTGGACAGCGACAGTTACCGAATTTGGAAAGGGAATTAGAGTCAGATGGTTACATGGTTACATGGTTACATAATAATTAAGGTCATTCATGCTGATTTCGGTAATGCAACACTTGTTTTGAAATCTTGGAAAAGAATAATGACATCGGTTGTCAAAAATAAAGAATTGTTTTACTGTTTCCATTGTGTGAACATTTAATAGACCGGGAAAAACACCCGAATTTATGGCAATTATCACTTTTGCATGAGTTGAAAGCGCAGCTATGTCCTTAATTGTCAGGTTTTTGTCAAACGTGCACAAAACACCGTCCACTTTTGTGGTTGTTGCTATGTTGAATTTAGAATTAAGCTGCATGATATAGTTGTCCCAAACGTCTTTATTGTAATTGTATTGACCCGAATACGGCACTGAATTGAGTATTAAAATATCAACGGACTTGTATTCGGGAGGTATCGCATTGGCTCTGATCAACAGTTCATTGTCCGAATATAGAATGGATTGTATATTTGCATTTATTGTTAGTCTCTGCAATACATGCTTGAAATAATTCAAATAAAAATTATTGTAATCCACGCTACATTGCGAGTTTAGACTACAATCAAATGTGTAACCAAAATGTGGATTGTTAATCCACATTTCAATTGATTGTTGTGGTTTTTTATCCAATGAAAATAGTTTCACATTATTGATCAACCTGGGGTTAATAAATTGCGTCAATTGTTGTATGTATTCATTTTTCGCAAAATAACAAAACAATATGTTATTTGCAATGATGCGCTCTTCTATCAAATTGAAAAATATCAAATTGAAAACACTATCTCCAATGCCGTGTGACTCGTGCAAAAAATACACTCTGGAATTATTATTATTATGAATGTGATGGGGGTGATGCTGGGTTCTAGTAGATCGGATGTTACGTGGAGTTTTTAATGTCAAATTCATTTTGAAATTGAAATTGTTCATTTTTATAATGTATTTTTAATTTTATTTACAACATTTGACGTACTTTTGTTGTTTATATAGTCAAATAGCAACACTTCATTTGCATACTCCGCGCCAACAATGGTTTCCACCTTGTAATCCCCTCCTTTTATTAGTTTCAATGGTTTTAGTAATTTAAGTACGCTGTGCGGGGTTTCATCTGAAAAAATAATGATGTAATCCACAAAATCAAACAATGATAGCATGGTGGCCCGTTCATCCACGTTATTTATGGGTCTTTCTGGACCTTTAATTGTTTTTATAGAGGTGTCGTCATTCAATCCTACAACCAGGACGTCGCCCTGACTCTTGCAGTATTTTAAACACTTGATGTGCGCGGAATGCAATATGTCAAAACAACCGTTTGTAAACACCACGCCTTTGCGATTGGACAACTCCGTGATTTTGTCGCATTCATAATCATACATTATTTTACAGTCAGTGTTGGTTTGGCCGGCCGAATTTTTATTTTTGTAATAGTGATCAATGTCATGAGGACCGACGATGTAATTTCCAACCACGCCAACGCTTTTCCCGGCAATGTAATTCGCCACGCGACACGCTTCCATTAAATTGTTTGATTTTTCGTACATGTGCACTAGAACAGACAACACAATGTCGCCCGCGCCAGTGACATCTTTTTTGTGTATCAATCCATCATGGCGAATGGCGCGCGTGGTTACTACATTCTCTATATCATTTTTTTCCGAAAAAATCATGCCGTTTTCACCCAGTGTGATTAACACATTTTTGCATTCTATCCGGGCATGAATCTCGTTCACGATGCGGTCAATCGCCGTTTCATTCGTGATTTGTTCGGACTCAACTGCATTGGGTTTGAACAAAAAACAATGCTTGTATTTATGCCAGTTGCTGACTTTTGGGTCAACAAATGTTGGCACCCCGTTGCGATTTGCGTAACTTATAATAGACTGGCACAAGTCGGTCGTAATTACACCCTTGCTGTAATCCGAAATCACGATACATCTAACATTGGCATTGCTAGCAATGTAGTTTAAAATATCATTTTGCAGGGACATTGTTATATCGCATGTGTCCTCAATGTCAAATCTACAGGCCAATTCATCATTGTGCAAAACCCGATTTTTTTGCGTGGTTTTTCGGGCGTTATCCACGAACAATTTGTGTTTTAGGGTTGAACCGCGCAGCATGGTTTCAAGTTGACGTCCGCACGCGTCATCGCCAACCACTCCCACAAATTCAACATCGCTCCCTAAATTATGGAGACTTAGGGCGACATTACACGCTCCTCCCAACTTATAATCGCTGCCAAACACATCGTGTACGGGAACATTGACGGCTTCCGGTGCGTGCTTTTTGACATTGGCATAATAGTATGCGTCAATCATGGCATCGCCCACCACTATGATGGATGCAGTTGTGTTGTTCATGTGGGGGTGTGCGTTTTTGTACTATACGTTATATATTTATTATATCAATTGAATGTAAAAATTCGTCGTAATAAAATATGCCATCAAAAATTGCATTCATTTGGATGGTTAATACTAATAGTCGGTTATGTGGGATTTTATTGACACTGTGTGCTTTTTCTAAAATAAAACCCAAAAGATGCATTGATTTATGGGTAGCCGCATCTAGTGAATTGTTAGTAACTGAAGTAAAGAACCTAGTTGCTGATTCGCGATACAATAATATCATGATTCATTATCTGAATGTAGATGATACTAGTTGGTATGGGTATAAAAAGAAACTGTTTGCGATACTTCCGCATTACCACTTTTTTATTAAATGCGATGATGATATTTTCTACAGCCACCATGTGCTAGATCAACTCATTGATAGCGTTGATGTTTTAGAAACGAATCCCGATGTCATTTGGATTTTCCCCACGGCAAGCATTAACTCACTTACAACAGATGCGTTCATCACGAATTTTGTGAAGGATGATGCAATCCGCAATTCAATATATAATGATTTCACATCATACGATTATCTACAATATCCTGATTCAAATGGAACTGATGATTTAACCCAATTGAAAACCTTTTTCACAACAATGGGTCATTGGAATGCGGATGCATTGCGTCAGTATATGTTATCATCTAATTATTTCAACGGCGGTGAACATCCCATAAGACACTCCAATTCTGCCATTACAACATTAAACACGTATATCATCAATAATGTGGAACGAATATTTGCTCATCATGATTATGAACTAGACCCTATGCAGGGGTTTTATCAGGCGCAGATGTATATTATGAAAAGCGACACGTGGCTTGAAGTGCAAAAGTTAGTAAATTCCGACGTAATACCTAGAGGATTAATTGACGAAACCGAAATAAATTGGCACATTAAGTATCACAAAAAAATCGCATATTGTCTAAAGAATGCGTTTGTAATACATCCCGCATTGTTGGGTGTCAATCTTGATTATTATCATAAAATGGTGTATAACTCCATTCATACGTATATAGAAAATATTTTAAATACTGACGTTACTAATTAAACGCTAATCATAGTTTGATTTATATTTTTATTCTTATGGTTTCTCACACACCACCATGAAACTGTTATTCAGATCAACCCCGGAACAGTAAATACGGCTCATTCCGGTGTCCGACAGAAAAGATTTTATGATGTCGGGAGTAAAACAATGGTTGTGCTTTTTGTTGTGCCACGGTCTCCAGTACACTTGTGAAAAATCGGGCAAATACAAAAATAGTATTCCACCCGCTTTCAATTTGGAAATCCAAAGCGTCAGTGTGTTCACCCAGTGATCCACGTGTTCCAAACAATGGCTGGAGTATATGTAGTCCACCGCATCATTAGGAAGGTGGTCGGCGTGAAACCCGTCATTCAACGATATGTCAATGCCAATCGCGCCGGGGTATTTCCATTCCTCCTTGCAAAACCCGATATCATACCCCACGCCCTTGCAGTAATGCTTGGCGTACGGTATTGCAAATTGCGACGCGTTGCCAATGGTTTGAAAGTGGGGGTACTCGTTGTTTTTAAACGTCACAATGTTCATTGAAAATCAAGGTAATGTTGTATAAATGTTATATCTAATTATATTTTTTAAATTGTTTTTTTTGCAAAATACATTTACATTGTAATTACAATGCGAATTGGTTCATATAATGTCATCGTGATCAATGATGCAAAATTAATATATTGGGTGTATTTATAACAGGCTATATTCACAAATTGAACACTTAAAACTTGGTGCCTATGACCAAAACCGTAATTATGGTGTGGTTCAAAAATGATTCAGGAACGTACCCAAGTGGCAGTGTGAAATCATTTGGACTTGGAGATTTATTGCGTGGCACCATTTTTTTGCATCAAATGTCTGCTAAATTTGGATTTAATTTTGCAGTGGACATTCGCCGACATCATATTTCTCAGTGTTTGGTCGTGAATCCACATGGCCGCAATGATGATTCTCAAAATGAATACGTGGATGCAAATATGCATAATATAAAAATCGTGACAACGACGAACCCAATGACAAATTCCGAGTATGAAGTCGCCAATTTCAATGCGATTTACAATGCATCATTAATAACCCCGGAACCATTGTTGATTTGCACAAACCTGTTTTGCAATGAACATCTCTCGGTGGAGTGCAAACAGTTCATGAAAACGTTATTGACGCCAAACGAATCTTTTGCAAAATACATAAATCAACAAAATGCATTATACAAAGTTTCGGCTCCATATTCAATTCTACACATTCGTTTAGGAGATGATGAATTTTTCAAGAATAAATCCGTTAATAATTCACACATGAATGATGCCATTAAAATATTAAAACAACACACGATGCCCGGTGACATATTAATGAGCAATTCACACCGGTTTAAAAATATGGTGAAATCATTGCATGGGCATGGTGGAATTGCAATGTTCAACACACGTCCGTTGCATTTGGGAGAATTGACAACAACGTTCCATGACGTTGCAGAATCATTTAAAGAAACGTTATATGAATTTTTTACATTGATAAATGCATCCATTTTAAAAACTTACAGCGTGTATGAGCATGTGTCCGGGTTTGTTAAATCTGCTGGATTGATATACGATATTCGGTTCATTGATCTAAAGCAACGTCCGTCTATCACACATCGGGAAAATAGTGATGACACAGTAGTTAGCTCCGCGTCAAATAAATCAATGGATTCAATGCGATTCAAACCAACCATTTTTATACATCGTTCGTGTGCAACTCCGAATCATTATGCAACATCAAACCAACAAAATATCATTTTTACTATGAAACGTTGAACTGTATTGCAATTTTATAAAATATGTATTAAATGTTAATACATATTACTACATATATTTTGCATTACAAATGATAATGTATATTGTCGGAGGCATATGGACAATTGGTTTATTGTGGATCTATTATTCCAATTATTAAACATTTGAATAGAATGTGTTCATTTGTTTAGTTGGGTTGTTGTGTTGTTTAGTTGTTTAGTTGTTTAGTTCAGTCCACTTCGCCGTGCAGCTTCGCCAGCTTGGTCAAATTCTGAATGTACTTCATGGACTTGGCTTGATTTTCGGCGCCCATTTCGCGCACCGGGCCGCGCAGCGCGTCCACCTTTTGCATGACCGCGTTCCCCATGTACTCCAGATCCTGGGTGTAGTCCTTGTCCAGGAAGAACCCGATGTCGCCCTTCTCTATTTTGTCGGTGTACGGTCCCACAATGCACGTGACCCACGCGTTCATCAACATGCGCGGGTTCGTTTTTTTCATAAGCATCAGCGCCGTTTTGGCCGAGTCAATGTCCGCGTTGTCGGGAAACACGCCGTGCACGTCCTCCACGAAGTCCGTGAACTGGTTTAAAAACGCTTTCATCACAATGGATCGGTCGGACATGGTGTGGGGATGGGCGCAATATGCATAATTGTTGCCCTAATTTTAAATGCATTTCTTAAAAATACATTTAAACTATGTTGCGTAAAGGACACTACAAACAATCAAACAATCAAACAATCAAACAATCAATCCGCCACAAATAATCCATGGACACCTTCGCGCCGGATTGGGAGGAATGGGTTGACCTGAACCTGCGCCTGGGTAACTGCAAGCAAATCATGTTCCAGAAGTCGCTGGATGCGGGATACAGTCACGCGTTATTGCGGCGCAAAATCGGGATTGATTATGCGATTCCGGCGTCATTGTCATCGTCGTCGGCAACCCAGACGCGCGTTGGATTGGTTGCGTTGAGAACCGCGCAACGGCTGCAAGCGAAAAACCTTGAGATTTTTCGCGTGGACGGGTTTTTGACGGCACACGAATGCGCCGACATCGTTGCGACAATCAACGCGTCGGAGCTGACGGAGTCGTCCACTTACAACGTGTCCAAGCCCACGGAGCGCATTGTGAATGTGGAGCGAACCAGCAAGACGTGTTACTTTGGAGGGAGCAATCCGTTGATTGCGGAAGTGGAGAGCCGCATTTGCAAAACGCTCGGCATAGACAACCGTCACGCGGAACAAATCCAGGGGCAGAAGTATGCCGTGGGCCAAGAATTCCGGTTCCACACCGACTACTTTGACCCCGAATTGTTGAAGAAGGATGCTTCCATCAACGGCCAGCGCACGTGGACGTTCATGATTTATTTGAATGACGTGGAAGAGGGCGGGTACACGTCGTTCCCGCACGCGTTTTGTTCCTGCGCGCCAAAAACGGGAACCGCCATCGTTTGGAACAACTTGCATTCGCAGGCATCAACAGACAATGCCGGCGACTGGGGCAGGGAGAACCCGTTCTCGTCGCACTGCGGCATGCCCATCCTTCGGGGCGAAAAATACATTTTGACCAAGTGGTTCAAGGAAACCGAAATTAACCCAAGCGTGCCGAATGAGATTTGCGAGCATCATTTTTTGCCGGTGTTTCACCCGGTGGGGTTTGAAAAGGTGCGCATGCGGCTGGAGTGCGTGGATGCCGTCAAGGAGTGGTTGCGCGGCGCGGACGAAAGCCAATGGACCGACGAAGTCTTCATCAACCGTCAAGTTGAATCGGGCATGGTGTCCAAGCATTTGAATGTGGATGCCGCGCCGACCGAACTGCTAAATGAGTTGCGCGACACGTTCCGCGAGATTCTTACAAAATGGATTGAATACAGGACGCCGCTGATACACACCGCCACCTATGGCGTGCGCAAATACTTGCGCGGAAGCCATTTGGCCAACCACTACGACAAAAAAAACACGCACGTCATCAGCGCCATCATTCATTTGGGCGACGACGCGGACAAGCCGTGGGACCTGTACATTGAAGACCATCATTTTCGGCCGCACCGCGTAACCATGGAGTACGGTGACATTGTGCTGTACGAATCCACCACCTGTTTGCACGGCCGCCCGGAACCGTTTGAGGGCGATTCGTATTGCAACATGTACGTCCATTTCAAACCGGAAAAATGGTGCTAATGGTGTTTAGCGGCGCTGTTGTTGTTGTTGTTGCTGTTGATGCCCTTGTTGTGGCTGCTGTTGCGCGTACGTGATTTGCTCGTTCCTCTCTTTTTCCAACTTCTCCAATGTGATGTCGGGGCCGATGCGCGCCTGCTTCTCCTCAATCGCCGGGCAGTTGATGGATTCATTGAAGTCAATGGTGGCGTAGTTGTACAGCTGGCGCAGGCCGCCGCTGCCTTTTGCGGACAGGTCCTCGCTGCTTTGGTCCAGGAAGCTGAAGTTGTCCGACATCACGCCAAACCCGCCCATGAACTCGCTGCCGGTGGAAAACGGCGACGGCTCCCCGTTGAAGCCGGTGGCCACGTTGTTGTGCTGCGCGTCCAGCGGTTTCAAGTGGTTTGTGATTTGGTCGCCGTACAGCACCGCGTGGTTCTGGTTTAGCAAGAGCAGCGCCGGAACGCGGTTCACGTGCGGCGGTAGAATGATTTGCTGGCCGTCTTCCATCACGATGTACCACGCGCCGTTCTCCCCCTTCGTGCGCTTGTCAATGCACATGTAGTGGATGCCTTCCTTAACTTTGCCTTTGGCCAACCGTTGCAACAGCGATTTGGACTTTTCGCAAAAATTGCTGTAATAGAGGATGCTGCTCATTTAACTTACGTGCAAGTTAATATTGTTATTATTTTAACTCATTTCCCCAAAAAAAGAATATTTGGATAAATGTATGTCTTCCTGACGATTTTAAACAATGAAACTGAACGGCGCTCGCAGAGACATTAACGGCTGGATTTATCTCTCGCTGCACGGGGACCCGTACCGGCGCGGCCTTGCGCACGGCCACTTGGTGGCGCACGAACTCGCGCAAATCATGGAGATGTTGGAGTTTTTCTTGTACGAGGAGTACGGCCGCACGTTTGCGTTTTTCTGCGAAGTGGCCGACGACTTCTTTCGCCCGCAGATTGAAGCGAATTTCCCCGAGTATTATGAGGAGATGCGCGGCATTGCCGACGGCGCCAAGCAGCCGCTGCCCAAAATCGTGTTTTGGAACTGCTTCGTCAGTTTTGACTACATGTTTTCGAACCTGTCGGACGTGCTGAACGAGCCGCACAACGCGCACTTGAAGTCCAAGGCCATTTATGCCGATTTTGTGGAAGCATCTACATCTAAAAAGGCGAGCGGCGGATTAGAAGGCGGCGCCCAGGACCGGTGCAGCGCGTTCATTGCGGTGGGCGACTACACCGCCGACGGCAAAATCGTGTGCGCGCACAACTCGTTTGACAACTACATCAACGGGCAGTACTCGCGCGTGATCATGGACCTGCGCCCGAGCAGCGGGCACCGCATCCTCATGCAGTCGTTCCCGGGCGGCATCCATTCGGGGACGGACGTGTTTGTCACGAGCTGCGGACTGTTTGGAACGGAGACCACCATGGGCGGGTTTCACGCGTATGAAAACAAGGACCCCGTGTGCTGCCGCATTCGGCGCGCCATGCAGTACGGCAGCACCATGGACGACTACGTGGCCATGCTGACCGAGCGCAACTCGGGCGACTACGCCAACGCGTGGATGTTCGGCGACACGCGCACGAACGAAATCATGCGACTGGAGCTGGGGCTGAAATACGTGAACGTGGAGCGCACCAAGAACGGCTACTTCATCGGCTTCAACGTGGCGTACGACCCGCGCATCCGGAACCTGGAATCGACCAACACGGGGTGGGACGACTTGCGCCGCCACCAGGGCGCGCGCCGGGTGCGCCTGCAACAAATGATGGAGGAGCACAAGGGGCGCCTGGACGTGGAAACCGCCATGCGGCTCATCGGCGACCACTACGACGTGTATTTGAACAAGGTCAACCCGTGCTCGCGCACGGCGTGCTCGCACTACGACCTGGACGCGCGCGAGTTCATGTCGCAGGCCGATCGTCCGAAACCGTTCCAGCCGCGCGGGGCGGTGGACGGCATGGCGATCGACACGGAGACGGCCAAGCGCATGCAGCTGTGGGGGCGCTGGGGCAGCTCGTGCGGCATTGGGTTCTACAAGGACGCGTTTTGCGACCGCAACATGATTTGGGACACGTACCGCCCGTATCTGCACGACCGCCCGCCGCAGCCGTGGACGCTGTTCGGACTGAACGAAGCGCGCCGCCATTCGCGCCAGCACACGCAGAGGTCGCGCCCCTCGCGGCTAGCCCGGACTGCCCGCCGTCCGCACCTGAAACATGAATAAAACGATTTAAACACTTGGACATAAGTTCAAGTATTTAATACCACCACAACCACTACAACCACTACAACAGCTAATCGCAATGACAACGGTTGAGGACGACTTGTGCAGCATCATCCGGCAGCTGCACGCCAAATACGCGGGGGACGAGTTCATGCTGGGGAAACTGGTGGCGCACGTGGCGCACCTGCCAGCACTGCTGGACGCCGCCCAACTCGTGCGAAACGACAAGGAGCAGCGCAAGCAAACGCTGATTACCGCGTCGGACGATTTCATTGAGCAGTTTCTGAACGAGTCGCCGCACTACTACTACAACGCCAACGTGGAGCTGTTTTTTGTGTACAATGCCGACGCCGAGAGAAATTACAGCGTAATTAACGAGGACGACATTCTGTATCCCATTTTAACCCAAATCAGCCGGAACCGGGAGCTCATGCCGTGGAAGTACAAAATCAAGAACCAAGTGCTGCGCCGCATCAAGGACCGCTGTTTGCTGACGTCCATTCCGGAGTCGCAGACCATTCAGCGCACGCTGAACATGCTGTGCCCCACCCTGTTCCGCACGCGGGACTGCGCCAAGTATTTTTTGACGGTGATTGGCGACGTGTTGCTGAAAAAAACGGTTGCAATAAACGACGGGGTGGAACCCATTTACATTGCGGCGCCGAGGGCGCGGCAGTTCATGAAGGGGCTGAGCCAGGAGTGCGCCACGTTGTTCAGCACGACGCTGTTGACGGCATTCAAATTCAAATTTTACGAGTACGGTTTCAGCGAGTGCCGCTTGTTGGACATGAACGACGTGGCACTGGACGCGTATTCGGAGCCGTTCAAGCATCGGATGATTGACATTTTCTGCGTTGCGGCGCATTATTCGCAGCGCTATGAAAATGCGGAGAATTTCTTGAACACGCAGTGCAAGGACACGGTGACCCACGAGCGCGTGCTGTATTTGAAGCACCACCCGGAGGACCGGCTCATTGCCAAATTTGTGTCAACGTGCCTGGAAGCGTCCCCGCAAACCCCGCAAAACAGCGTGAGCATTTCATGGAAAAACATGCTGTACCTCTGGAAAGTGTTCATTGACGAGGAGAGAATTCCGAACGTGTTTTTCGCGCAAGCGCTGAAGGCGCGGCTCATTGACCATTTGTCCACTTATTCTGAAACGACCGATTCATTTTTGCAGATCACGAGCAAGCACCTGCCGCTGGTCACGCGGTTCAACGATTTTTGGACGCACCACATCGTGGTGAACGCGAATGACGACGACGACGAGCTGGAAATTGACGAATTCACGGCGCTGTTCAAGCGCCACCACCACCAGCTGCAGAGCCACAATCACACGGACGCCGCGTTCTTGGGCTTGATTCGGCATTTTTGCCCCGATGTGGTGATTGAAAACGACAAGTACTTGATGCACGTGCGGTGCACCATGTGGGACAAACGGGGCGAAGTTCTTTCCGCTGTGGAAGAAACGCAGCTATTGGCCGCGGCATCCGTGTATAAAGCGTACGAATTGTACTGCCACCAACAGCGGGCCAAAAACCACGCTTCAAACGTGCACCATTTGATAGTGAGCAAAAAGTATTTTGAGAAAATATGCAACGATAATGGGTTTTAAAATATCTGAATAATGTACCCCCCGTTGCAAAACAATGTCTTTAGCGAACACCCTTGTTCCTCGTGCGGATGATGACGAAGGAACGTCTGGACCAAGTGTTAGCGAAGCACCGATAAGCGAAGCAATAAGTGGATCAAGCAAAGCACCAACTGTTGTTAGCGAAGCACCAAGTGTTAGCGAAGCACCAAGTGTTAGCGAAGCACCAAGTGTTGGCGAAGCACCAAGTGTTAGTGAAGCACCAAGTGTTAGCGAAGCACCTACTGTTGTTAGCGAAGCACCAAGTGGTCCAAGCGAAGCACCTACTGTTGTTAGCGAAGCACCAAGTGGAAGTGAAACGGGAATAAGTGGAAGTGAAACGGGAATAAGTGGAAGTGAAACGGGAAGTGAAGCAATAAGTGAAACGCCGATAAGCGAAGCACCAAGTGGAACGACTGCGAGCCAAGGATCCTCTGTATTTGATAAACTTGACGATGTCGTGTCCACCGTTCAAACCAATGTTGCCGGCGCGTTGTCTGACGCAGTAAGTACCACGGCAGCTGCGGCGTTAACAGCTGCAACAACAGCCGTGACAGCTGCAACAACAGCCGTGACAGCTGCAACAACAGCCGTGACAGCTGCAACAGCAAATGCAACAGATGCAAATGCAGCAACAGACGCAAATGCAGCAACAGCAAATGCAAATGCAAATGCAGCAACTTTAGAAATAGAGAAGGACATTCTAACCGCCGAAATGGAATTTGAAATGAACGACAGAGAGATGATTGAAAAAGGTATACAACAATTCAACCAGTCACTGCAGATGGAAGCGCACATGCACGACATTGACGCCGCGTTTTCAATCGATGTTCCGTTCATAAAATTGACACCCTCCTCGTCGCTGGATGAAATCAAAGGCCCGGTCACGGTGTCGTACTGCAACATGTCGCTCGGCGGACTGTCGGATTTCGTCCCTCATCACAACGTGTTCATTTTCACGGAAGTTGCGCAGCCCGAGTTGGTTGCAATGATGGACGCAGTGCACGCTGTCCTAATTTCAAAAACGGGAATAAAGGACGGGTATGAATTGAAAGTGAAGATGACTGCCGGCCCCCGAATTTCTCTCCGTTTGCACATTGGAGCTGTGTTCAATGTTCCGGTCATCACGGTGCATTTCCTGGATCGCGTGGTTGCCTTGTCCAAATTGCCGAGCGTCATGGCGCAAATTGAGTCCGTTCCGTTCACGTACAATGCCAAGCCAATCGGTCCCTACAACCGGCTGGATTTGATCATGGAACTGATGCTGCATTCGGATGCGGAGCCGTACGCGCAAGTCAACGCGCTGGTTGCGCGAGGCATGAACGAGGTGTGCATGAAAACCATCGAACAAGCGCCAAGCGTACAAGCGCCAAGCAATCCAAGCGTACAAGCGCCAAGCAATCCAAGCGTACAAGCGCCAAGCGCACAAGCGCCAAGCAATCCAAGCGAAAGTCCGAACGCCATCATTCAGCGCACGTGCGACGGGTTCGCCGAATTGCTCATCGCAGAAAGCATTCAAACCGCCGTAAAGAAGCAGGCGCTCGTTGCGATCATGCAGAATCCGGCCGTGCAAACGGCAGACCAGCTGCGGTTCTCGGACATTTTTCCGAGCGGCCAATACGGCGCGTATTTCAATGAAGTCGCGCACCGGTGTGACAGCGCCAATGCAACCGGCGCGCTGGAAGCGGTAATGCCGGACAAAACCCGTTTTCCGGTGAAACGAACCGACGTGATTGTCGCGGCGCTCACGGCAGTTAACCAAGCCATGCGCGCGCACGGCGGCGGCGGCCACATTGTGGCCAGCGGTGGGGCGGCGGTGTCTCATTACTTGCAAAGCTTTCGGCAGGACGCCGACGCGCAGCTGTTCACGGAGGAAGTGATCGCGGAGTCGGGTGCAAACATGGAGCAACTGAAAGAAAGGTGCGACAAAATTCGGATGAACGACATTGACTGTTTCGTGTTCGGCGACGTGTCGCGACAATTTTTGCTGCTGTTTTCTCTCTACATGATGATTCTATACGACAATTTCTTTGAGCGCCCGCTGCGCTACAACAAGCCGGACGCGCTTGCGTCGCAGGTTAAAAAAATCCGGTTCCTGCTGTCCCCGTCGTTTCCGGACGACCACATTGAGCTGTTCATGTACGGCAATCGCAAGAAGGACGCCAACACCCAGCTCATCAGCAAACGGCTGCAGAAGAACCCCAAGGTGCAGCTGGTGACGCAAGAAACCAAATGCTTTTCGCAGATCATGCACCCCGTGTGCGCCGGTATGTGCAAGGAGGACAGCTATCACATGCAGCCCATTGATTTGGTGAAGAAGGAGCTCCAAGAATTTGCGGATTTGTACCGAGTCGCTCTCTATCAACCCGACGCGGTTGACCCTCCGGCCGATTTGGACGCCATGATTGCGCGCCAGTACACGTCCGACAACATGGTGTCCATGAAAACCACGATGCTGGACCTCGTGTGCATTTTATGCGACGAAGGCAAGTCGCTGTTTATCCGCATCTTCATGGCGCGCAAAAACCCGAAGGACTTTGTCCGTCTGCGCGCATTCTTGGACGTGTATTTGCTGCAGCTGCTGCGGTACAACCCCGAAGGATTTGATAAGGCCGGATTCATTGATGCGGTCGGGACGTTGCGCGAAACGATGGACGCGTTGAATGCAAAGTATTATTTGGAGCAGGGCAACATTGCGGCAATCAATGTTGACACCGCGGCGCAAATCGGGGCAGACCGCGCCGATTTTTTGAAGCAGCTTCGCAGCATTGGGCGGCAAATCGTGGCGTTTCCGGACCCGATGGGGGAACGGGTTCCGACGCAGTTTCAATCGGCCACGGGCGATCATCTCATCAAGTTTTTCAAGCAAGGCAGCAGCATGAAATGCCGGTTCAACATGGCCGTGCACATGCGGGGGTTGGTTCACGCGCACGATAAATTCAAATGCGATGTATGGTTGGACAAGGTGTTTGAACGGATACAATTCCCGAGAGACACGGAAGATTTTTTCCGGTCCAAAATGATGCAAATCGTGGACGCCGATCCGGACAGGAATCAAACCATTGGATTCGCGCACATGCCGGTTCGGTCGCACACCATGCTTCGTTTGCACGACGCGCTGAAGGGCGTGCATCCGCAATCCAGCCTCCAACGAACGAATGCGTTGTTGTCCGATTTGTTGTTGCCTCCGATTAAGCTGCACGTTGCCAACACGGGCGGGGTGGTTCCGACGGCGCACTTTGTGGGTGTGCAGGATGAAATATACGACGCCGAGACCAAGCGTCGCGTGTTTCCAACCCTGGTGAAATACATCTTCCTGCCGAAAGAAATGGAGCACAATCCCGCATTGGATGAACAAAACGAGTACGACCGGTACGACGATGCGGTAAAAGAAGAGATTGGGCGCATCCTGCTGGAGTATTACGCACTCGCCGAACTGAAAATGCAGGGCGGCGGAGGAAGAAGTCATACCCGGAAACGACGCCGTCATTGCCGATGGCTGCGTGCGCATGCAACCATTAGATCCAGGGGCACACCCTTACGGGCGACCCGACGCGATAAGACCCGTCGCAAGACACCCAACAAGGGCAAACGCAAGCACGTGCGCACGATGCGACATGGAACACTTCATTCGAAATGAAATTATTGATAAATCATTGATAAATCATTGATAAATTATTAATAAATTATTAGGAAATCTATTAATATTTGATGGGTTCACTGTCTCAATGCTTTCGGTGCTTGCGGCTCCGCCGCGTCTTCTTAAGGTCGGAGATGCGAACGGCGCCGAACTTGCCCTTCTTGGCGGTCCAGCCGTGCTTTTCCAACCGCTTCTCCCGTTTCGCGGTGGCGTGCTTCTTGGCGCTCACGATGCGGCCGTTCTTGTTCATGAGCAGTTTTTCCTTAGTGAGACCGGGGGTGCCGTCGGTCTTGTACGCGGTGCCGTGAAACACTTGCGCGCGAGACCCGCGAATGAATTCGTACTTCTTGCCGAGGATGTGATAAAGGCCGTCCTCTGAACGCGTGTAGTTTCTTCCCATTGAATTTGATTTGATTGGTGTATTATATTGTAATGAAAGAAAAAAAAAGAAATGCAATGGATTTTAGAAAAAAATCGCAAAACAAAATTCAATTCAATTCAATTCAATTCAATTCAATTGAATTGGTTCCGGATGGGCTGGCCGTATCCCGCCGGCGCACCCGTCCAACTTTTGTAAACATTCAGCGGTCGGTTGGCTTGCGTGAACGAATCGTTGCGTTGCGCCGTGGCGGTGCGAATAATGGTGCTAAACACTTTGAAGTTGACCACGATGGACACAACTTCGCCGCCGCTCCCCGTTTCCACCAACTTCTTGTTGATCGGCTGATAGCACCGACACTTCTTTAGCGAATAATAATTGTAGCCCGACATTGTATTAATTAATTATATTTATATTTATTACAGGTATACATAAATATTTTTAACACAAAAATGACAGAACCGGATGAAGATTATGGTGACGATACACCTAGATCACCTAGATCACCTGGACCACCTAGAGTATCACCTAGCACTGGCTCACCTGGAATTGCTGGACTAGACCTTAATCTTCCAGATATTGTGCCACCATCTGGCCCCGATTTACCTGCGCATATGCGTAGGATACGCGGACCAGTTAGAGTTGCGAATTTTGGGCAGAATGTGCCCCTCCCATTTGGCGACGATGGTGATCGTATGTCGGAGAACTCGCAAGCAGACGATGATTTATCATATTTGCTGCAGGGCCCGCAGGGCACTGAAGTAGACCTGATTCGTGCTGTTATCGCGAATTCTTATATTCAAGGGATCCGAGAAACAAATCCAGAATTAACACGGAATGATATCGCTCATTTGCCAGCAGTGGTAATGCCCGGGGTGAACGCACAAATGCAACAAATGCAGCGAAATGACCAAATGCAACGAACGCGACAACTGAATGCAATTTTACGAAATTGTAACCCCAATCAAATGCGCCGTTTGGTTCGTTTAATTGATTCAGTTGAACAAGCAAACAATGAAACCGTGTTGAGAAGACGACTGCAACAACTGGACCAAATTTTGCAAAGGCCCCAACGAATTAGTGGGTCTGCTAATGTGACACGGTCATATTCGCGCGAATTTAGAAGATTTGGTTGCAGGTCCCCGCAGGCTCGCCGCGCGTTGCATGCATTTATTTCCGAGCTGCGCGATCAAGTTGAAAGTAGATTGCAGCGTATAACCGAGAGACGGAATGCACGGCGACAACAACCACAACAACCACAACAACCACCCCAATCAAAAGGCGGTAAACGCCAAACCAAAAAAAGGGCATCCAAACGAAACAAAACAGTCAAACGACGATGAAAAATAAAATGTTTATGCAATGCATAATAAATTCAAACACACAAAATGGCAAAAACACACCATCGTCGGCATCGTGTAAGCCGAACTCGCAGAGGCGGCGTTCCCAAAACACCCAGTTCTACTAATGCCCTTGATGCCCCTGCTGTCATCAATCCCGAGTTACAAAAAATATTGGATAGAGTTAAGGCATTGGCGGCACAAGGACAAGCCCCAATTAAACCATCTCGGCGTAGTGGAATAAGCAAATCACAAGCTGCAAAAAAGAGGTTTGAAGGCATTATGGAGGGAAAGGTGTCTCATTCTACTAAAAATCCTGTCTCCAAGCATGGATCACACAATCGTCCAGCAGCTGGTCAATCGTAATAAAACAAAAAATTGAATTTACTTAAAGCGAATAAATGGTTGTCATGCATCCCTTTATTTCATATAGGACAGACAATAAGACAATCAGACAATCAGACAATCAGACAATAATGACTTCATCCACCGAATCAACATCTCTATCAAGCAAGTATCAGAAAATGACGGACTTGGAGCACATTCTCAAGAAGCCCGACACCTACATTGGCTCCATTCAGCTCACCGAGTGCACCGAATACACGACAATAATGAACTCAGGAATAAGCGCAGCGACTGGCACAGAGACGACTATCGGCCTGGCGACCTTCACGCACATCCCCGCGCTCTACAAGTTGGTGGACGAGGGGCTCGTGAACATGCGCGACCATGTCATTCGCCAAGCACAGGCAATCAAGGACGGCAAACCCGATGCGCTTCCCGTGACGTGCATTGAAGTGGAAGTGGATGCCGCGACTGGCACAATTACTATGACGAATGACGGCAACGGCATTGACATCGCGCAGCACCCCGAGCACAAGATGTGGATCCCCGAGATGATTTTCGGGCATCTGCGCACCTCCACCAATTATGCGGAAGACAAGAAGGAAAAAATCGTCGGCGGGAAGAACGGTTTCGGATTCAAGCTCGTGCTCGTGTGGTCCACGTGGGGCTCCGTGGAAACCGTGGACCACGTGCGCGGGCTCAAATATGTTCAAGAATTCAAGGCGAATCTGACCGAGATTTGCGCACCCAAAATCACGAAATGCTCCAGCAAGAAGCCTTACACGCGCATCTCGTTCCGCCCCGATTACGCGCGCCTTGGCATTGCCGGTCTCAGTCCCGACATGACGGCTCTCTTCATGAAGCGCGTGTACGACATCGCCGCCGTGACGGACCGCAGCATCCGCGTCAAGTACAACGGTGCCGTTGTTCCAGTGAAGGATTTCAAGCAATACATTGGCCTCTACATTCGCCCCGAGGTCAAGCGCGTGTACGAAGCGCCCTCAGAACGCTGGGAATACGCCGTGTGCCTGACCAACACGGACGAGTTCGGTCACGTGTCGTTCGTGAACGGCATTTGCACGTCCAAGGGCGGCAAGCACGTGGAGTACGTCATGGGCCAGCTGCTGCGCAAGTTGGCGGCGTTTATCAAGCTCAAGAAGAAGGTGGACGTGAAGCCGGCGACGATCAAAGAGCAGCTGACGCTCTTCTTGCGCTGCGACGTGGAGAACCCCGCGTTTTCCAGCCAGACGAAGGACGAGCTGACGACGACGAGCGCGAATTTCGGGTCGGCTTGCACCGTGAGCGACGAGTTCGTGGAAAAGGTGGCGAAGATGGGTGTGATGGATGCGGCCTGCGCTCTGACGGAAGTGAAAGAGGCGAAGGCGGCGAAGAAGACAGACGGCGCCAAGACGCGCACCATTCGCGGCATCCCGAAACTCATTGACGCCAATTTCGCGGGCACGGAGAAGTCGGGGCAGTGCACCATCATCTTTTGCGAGGGAGATTCGGCCAAGGCGGGGATTGTGTCGGGCCTGAGCAAGGAGGACCGCAACACGATCGGCGTGTATCCAGTGAAGGGCAAGTTCATGAACGTGCGCGGCGAGGCGGTGAAGCGCATTGCGGAAAACACGGAAATCGCGGAAATCAAGCGCATCCTGGGACTGGAGAACGGGCGCGACTACACGGCGGAAGACGTGGCCAAACGGCTGCGATACGGCAAGGTGCTGTTCATGACGGACCAGGATTTGGACGGGTCGCACATCAAGGGACTCGGCATCAACCTGTTTCAGAGCGAGTGGCCCACCCTGACGCACATCCCCGGGTTCATCGGGTTCATGAACACGCCGATTCTGAAGGCGCGCAAGGGACAACAAGAGCGTGTGTTTTATAACGAGGGCGAGTTTGAGGCGTGGAAAAGCGGTAATGCAAGCGGTAATGCAATCGGTAATGCAAGCGGTAATGCAAGCGGACCTGTGGACGTGAGCACCTGGAATGTCAAGTACTACAAGGGTCTGGGCACCAGCACCGGGCGCGAATTCCGCGAGTACTTTGAGCACAAGAAGATCGTGGATTTCGCTTATACGGGCGAGCCGAGCGACGACGCGATTGATCTCGTGTTCAACAAGAAGCGCGCCGATGACCGCAAGGAGTGGCTGTCGTCCTACAATCGCGCCGACCATCTGGACACCAGCCACAAGCACGTGTCGTACGAGGACTTCATGACGCGCGAGATGAAGCACTTCTCCATCTACGACAACCAGCGATCCATTGCAAACGGCATGGACGGCCTGAAAATCTCGCTGCGCAAAATCCTGTTTGCGGCGTTCAAGAAGGGCGGACTCAAGACGGAAATCAAGGTGGCGCAGTTCAGCGGCTACGTGTCGGAGCACTCCGGGTATCACCACGGCGAGGCCAGCTTGAACGGGGCCATTGTCGGCATGGCGCAGAACTTCGTCGGCAGCAACAACATCAACTTGTTTGAGCCCAATGGTCAGTTTGGTTGCAGGTTAGCCGGAGGGAAAGATTCTGCTAGTGAAAGATACATCTTCACGCAGCTCAATGCAATCACACGGCTCATTTACCGCGCGGAAGACGACGCCATATTAGAGTATCTGGACGACGACGGCCAGATGGTGGAGCCCACCTTTTACGCGCCGATTGTGCCGATGGTTCTAGTGAACGGCACGAAAGGCATCGGCACGGGGTTCAGCACGGACATCATGTGCCACAATCCGCTGCAAATCATTGACCACATTCAAGCCATGCTTCACAAAAAGCCGGAGGCAGAGTGGGGCGCAATTGAGCCGTATTACCGCGGGTTCAAGGGCACAATTGCGCCACTCGCCTCTCCTGGTAAGTTCCTGATTCGCGGTATTCATACCGTGGATGCCGCGAAGAAGCAGGTGCGCGTGACTGAACTCCCGGTTGGTTATTGGACGGAAGATTTCAAGAAGCACTTGGAGTCGCTCATTGAGACCAACGCAATCAAAGACTACGTGGACATGAGCACGGACACGGTGGTGGATTTCACGATCACGTTTCCAGCCACGGCTGACCTTACAAATCAGGCAATCGTGGACCACGGCTGTTGCACCGCGATTGAAAAGCTGCTGAAGCTCTACACGACTGAATCCACCAGCAACATGCACCTGTTTGACAGCCAGGATCAGCTGAAGAAGTACGGCAACGTGCGCGACATTGTGCGCGACTACTATGTGACACGACTGGAACTGTATGGGAAGCGCAAGACGCACCAGCTGGCGGCGATGGCGGCGGAACTCCGCATTCTCGGAAATAAGGCGCGCTACATCCAGGAACTGCTGGACGGCAGCATTGACTTGCGGCGCAAGCGCGGGGATGAACTGATGGCCATGCTGCAGTCCAAGAGCTACGACCATGTGGAAGGCGACGAGCAGTACAAGTACTTGTTGAAGCTGCCGATGGACAGCGTGAGCGAGGAAAACGTGCAGAAGCTGCTGAAAGAGAAGGGGCAGAAAGATGCGCATCATGCCGCGCTACAAGGCACCGGCATTGAACAGCTGTGGCTGGCCGATTTGGCGGAGCTGCGCGCCGAATACGTGAAACAGGAGGAGAAACGCGTTGCCGCAGAAGTGGCTGTGGGTCCAAAGGCAGGCGGCAGCACAGGCGCAAAGAAGATGGTTGTTAAACCTAAAAAGGTCTAACTAGGCGTGTGGTGATGTCGTGTGATTCATGTGATAAATGGATTGTGTTGTTTGTATATTTGTGAACGAGAGAAATTCAATAAACATATTTTTATTGAAGTGTATTGAAGTATTGAAGTATTGAAGTATTGAAGTTCATTTTACAGTAAATTTCTCTCATTTGCAATTGTTCAAAGAACCAATGAGCGCATGGTTTCATGTTTTGACGAAAGACAGGTCCGAATGGCTGCGGCGATTTCGCGTTCGGCGCAACCATGCACCGGTGTGGTGGCGATGATTTCCTGGACGCGCGCGGCGAGTTCCACACCGAGGCAGCCGGCGTTGCGGTCAATGCAGCGGCTCATATGCACCAGCAGTTTGGTCCATTTTGCGAGCCACAGGGCGCCGGTCTTGCTGCGGTAATGGCGAAACGCCACCATGCAGATGATGCTGTAAATGCCGCAATACCCGGGATTGTGCGTGTCTGAGCCGTAATTGATGTTGTATTCGGGGGAGATGGTGGTATAAGCCTTGGTGACATTCACGGGTTTACTGCCATGGTCGTCCACGATGCGAATGCCGCAGAAGCCGTTGCGCCCGTTGGATTCAAAGATGGCAATGTTATACGGGTTGGTCGTGATGGCGCGGCTCTTAATGAGCACCAAAGAGTGCGCGTTGCCGCCGCGGTGCTGCACATTCACGATGCGGAAACTTTCGTAGGGCATGGAATCCGCCTTGCCCTTGGATCTTATTCCACGGGTTGAAACAAAGTAGGAGAGGGGCAGGATGATGACATACGCATGGGTGCTGTCCAGATTAATGATCGGGCTTTGCTGGGGTTCGGACGATATCAAATATCTCTCAAATTCGTAATTACGATTTGAAGATTTCCGGAAGAGTTCTGCACGAGACAACGGCATGGTTGATGCTGTGATTGGGATTGTGATTGGGGGTGGTTGACCGAAAGTAATTCAATTTTTTATTTTATTTTCCAAATGCATGAAACATAAATAAAATAAAATAGAGTTATACTTTAGAATTTGAATTTTGCAAACAATGAAGCCACATCATCATTTAATGTTGGGTGCATTGAAAAATGCGCTCATCGTGGTTGCAGGATTTGCCATGTATGAATTCATTGAAGAATTGAAAGTGTTATGGAAACACCGCTTTCCAGAAAGCGCGGACATGCACGTGCATTACGGGCGATTGATGCATTTGTTCAGCGTATTTATGGCCGACCTTGCAATCGGAGGGCTGATGTATTACGTGTTTAATTTCATACACTAGACTCGGAAAACCTACGGTTTTCCGAACCTTTCCCTTCTCATCCGGGTCACATGTCACAACCCGGTCACATTTTATGAGGAGGAGGGTTTACGGGACGCAATGCTTGGCACGTAGTTCCCCGGTCCGTAGGTTTTCTGAGGAGGAGGGGTGCGGGGAACGTAGTTCCCCGGTTAGAACCACGGCTTAAGTTCCAGCGTTTTGTCGTTTTCGGCGGAATAAATGGGGCGGTCAATGGGTTTGTACATGGTGCTGGCATCACGCTTGTATTGAATGTAGGAGCGCGCTTCGCTGTACAGCTTCGGGACAAACATGTTCACCACGATTTTGTTGAGCGCGGCGATTTGGCCCGGGATGTCGTGCGCCAAATTCATGGCGCTTTGCAGAAACACGCTGCGCATGATCATTTTCAGGTTGTCGCAGTCTTGCGGGCCGATCAAGTACGCCCCGTTGGACATGGCGTGCACGCCGTTGCGCAGCGCGTTTTGCACGATCTCCATGTTGCCCGTGCTAAAAAATGCGTCGCTGAGCGCGGTGTTCTCCCAGTTGCCGATCATGGCGTCGTGAAACGACGAGCACTTGCTAGAATTCGGGATTTTGTCGTACATGGCGAACTGCTGCTCCACGGTGGGGCCCAAAATGTCAATGCGGCCGTTCGCTGAAGTGTGGGGTTTTCTTGCATTAGCATTGTTTGCATTGCTGGAATAAGCCGAACCGTGCATCAAATGGGTTGGGTGTGTATTGTGTGTATTGTGTGTATTGTGTGTATAAGTTATTGAATTATACACATATAATTATTTTTATGTTGTATCGTTCATTATCGTTGTAATCAAGCGGGACATGCGGGCATGCCTTGCGTTCCAGCGGGAATGCCGTTGTATTCGCAGTTCACGGGTGGGTCTGGTTTAGTGCAGGTGGTTCCGTCGGAACCCACCGTCCAAAAATCGGGACATTTGGGGATTTCAGGCGGCCATGCGCCCGATGCGCTGGACTGGCTGTAAAGCGCGTACCCGATGAACACCATGGCGCCAATGAGCATGATGATTGCGATGATGATGACAATGCGCTGAAAATTCAATCCGGAGCCGGAACCGGAGCCATCCTGATCCATGGTTTAGTTTAATGTGCAATGTGCAATACAATATACAATACAATGTGTTTTTTATTTTTGCGGTTGATTTTGTATTAAACACAATGATCGCTCATAATGCAACCTCCTCTCTTAATGACATCGCGGATCAAATCCAAAAAAAATGAAGTGATCGTGGTTGCGCCACCCCCCAATGAGCCCTTGAATTATAATGCCGTGATGGGGCGGGAAGGCATTGCGGCGGCCATGACGGCCGCGTTGCACGAGTTTCAGACGAAAAAAACGGATCTCACCATCCGCCGGGGCATCTACGTGTACGGAAACCCCGGAGTTGGGAAAACCGAATTTGTCGTGCGGTTGCTTAAATCGCTGGATTACGACATTGTGAAGTACGACACGGGCGACATCCGCAACAAGTCCATCATAGACTTGATCACCAAGCACAACATGAGCGAACACAGCGTGCTCTCCATGTTTCAGCGCAAGCCGAGGCGCATTGCCATCGTGATGGACGAAATTGACGGCATGAACAGCGGCGACAAGGGCGGCATCAACACGCTCATCAAACTCATGCGCCCGAAAAAAACGAAGAAGCAGCGCCTGGAGGACGTGACCATGAACCCCATCATATGCATTGGCAACCACCACATGGACAAAAAAATTCGGGAGCTCATGAAGGTGTGCGTTACGTTTGACCTGCCGATGCCGACCCTTGACCAAGTGAGCGTGGTTCTGAAGTCGGCGCTGCATTCCTCGGACGCCACTCTGCACAAGCACGTGGCCCGGTTCATTCAGGGCGACCTTCGCAAAATTTCCATCATTTGCGGAATTTTCAACAACAACCACGCCACGGGGGCCCACAACAACGCGCTGATTCAAACCATTTTCCAGCCGAAGGCCAACAACGAAGACAGCAAAACCATTGTCAAGAAACTGATAAACGCGCCGTGCAAATTAATGGACCATTCCGCGATGATGAACGAGACGGACCGCACCATCGTCGGGCTGCTGTGGCACGAAAACGTGGTGGACGCGCTGGCCAAACTGCCGCACCAGCGCGACGCGTTTTCCTTTTACAAGGAAGCGCTGGACAACATTTGTTTTGCGGACTACATTGACCGCATCACGTTTCAAAAACAAATTTGGCAGTTCAATGAAATGAGCTCGCTCGTTAAAACCTTTTTCAACAACAAGCTGTACCACGACCGCTTTGATCCGTGCCCGAAGTTCAACCCGTCCGAAGTGCGGTTCACGAAAGTGCTCACCAAATACAGCACCGAATACAACAATGCAATGTTCATCCAAATGATGTGCCAAAAATTCGGGATGGACAAGAAGGACTTGTTTGCGTTTTTCTCGCGGGTGTTTGCCAGCGAGAGCTGCGACCAACAAACGCAGGACATCATTGACGACTTTGAAATCACGAAGCTGGATGTGCAGCGCATGCAGCGCTACCTGGACAAGTGCACGTATCCCAGCGAGATGGTGCAAGACGACGACGGGGAAACGTGATGACATCGTGATTAGCGGCGTGATTAGCGCGAATTGCGTTCATGATCCAGCAGCGCGCCTTGACGTTCAATGGTCTCCAAATGCGCGGCGATAACCTCGTCCCGGTCCTGAATGGTGGCAAGCAGCTCCGAATTCTCGCGGAGTTTTTTGTTGCACATTTCTCGCATCTTTTCCAGTTTTTCGGCCTGCGATTGCACGGTTTGAATCAACTCCTCCACGGTCATGCTGCGACTAATCGCGTTCGGCGCCTTGAATGTGATGACGGCTTTTAAAATTGCTTCTTGAGGTTGAGGGGGTTGGTGATTTTTCTGTAATTTCTCTCGGATTTGTTGTATAACATCAGGTTTCATGGACGGATGGCCGGGGTCGTACGCGCACAAGGCGGCATCCACGTCGTGCATGTAGAACCGCAGCAGGTCGGGCTCCTTTACAAAATCGGCGACCGCCTTCGCGCTGACGCGCATGCCGGAGTTTGGTTTGCCCAAGTTTACAAGCAGCGTGCGCTTGTCAAACGTGTTGTGCTCGTGCGAAAACACGAGAATGACCTTCATGGGGTCCAGCTGCGCCATGGGCACGGTGTAGCCGCGCAAAAACGCGCGCTCTTCGGCCAGGCACGCCGTCTCGTCGTATGCCAGATTCAGGTCGGTGAGCAGCTCCTTCCAGAACGCAAACGTGGCGGCGGTGGCGTGATTGGGACCGTAGGGGCCAAACTGCACCATTTGACCGGACCGGGGATTTGGTGGGTCTGAAGGGTCTGAAGGGTCTAAAGGGAAAGGTTCGGAGGAGGGGTGCGGGGAACTACGTTCCCCGGATTTGAAATAAATGCACATTTCGCTGCTGCCCGCGAGCTTGATGCCCGTTTTCCGTTTTCGGTGGTCCAGCAGCGTGGCGACCGCATGCGACACGCGGTCGGGCGGGTAGTAGTCGTCGTCGTCCATGTAGACGATGATGTCGCCGCGCGCCTTTTCGTGCATCATGTTGCGTTTTTTACCGAGAGAAATCTTTTCTTCAAGCCGGAAGTACTTGATGCAGGGATGCTGCGACACGAGGTCTTCAATCGGGTCCGTGCCGTCGTCAATGATGACCCACTCCATGCGGTCCTTGGGATAGGTTTGATGAGCGAAACACTGCAACATGGCGGGAATGAACGGACGGCGGTTGAACGTGGGCGTGCACACGCTGACCAACGGCATTTGCGTCATTGAACGTATGTAATAATGAATGTTGTGGGGGAGGTGTGTTTATTATGATATCCGTGTGATATCACAATAACGAATGGCGCATAATGGGACATGGCGCATAATGGGACATGGCGCATAATGGGACATGGCGCATAATGGGACATGGCGCATTTCATTAAAGCAAAGCGTGTATTGCAATTGCAATTGCCGACACAATCCCCACCGTGATTTTTGTGGGATTCGGCAATTCGCTGGAAGCAAACGCAATGATCAATGCAATGAGCACGTAAATATAAACGAGACTTTGCATTCGTTTCAAGAATTCGGTTCCGAACCGCCCAGGATCATCGCGCAATTGTTTCACATACACGAGATAAATCAAATAGAAAAACTGCCAAATGACAGGAAATATGGTTACCACCCACCCACCAAGGCACATCAACACAAATGTCCAAAACAATATGAATGCTGATTTTAGAAATTTCCAATTAGAGTAGTACGTCAAAGGCATGAACGCAGTTAAACCGCCCAACCAGCCCGGAATCCACATGCCAAATACCAATCCGAAAAATGACATAAACAGGATGACCGAGAGAATATCAAACAATATGCGAAGTATGGATGTAAATATGCGTGCGGCCATTGTGCTGCTGGGTTTGTCACTCTCGTCAATTTTGTCCGTGAACCCTTTCAATCCATCAAATACTTTGTGCAAAATTAAGCCACCCAGTTGATAGGAGGATTGTTGGGTGCGTTCCAACCACCACTGTAAACCCACTTTTTCATTTATCTCAGTGTCGTTGCTCATGTCGATTGGCCCCGGAGTGAACCGGGTGGCGTACGGATTAACATCATCGTAAACCGTTTGTGTTACCTTTGATTGTTTTGGCAATCCAAAATTTTCAAGCTTGCTGAACTTGCCAGGATTCTGAAGCGGATCGGCATCTATTTGTGCAATGACGGTCTTCTCTTTACCGATCGGATACGTGGCATTGGTGTCAATGAATTTCGTATTCAAATAGTTGGACGTTGCAATCCAACAAAACACAAGGAACCCCGCCAATATTTCCAGAATCAAAATGAAGTAGTCGCCCAAATTAGACGACGGGTAATCAAATCCATCTCCTGCGGATGCGGATGCGGATGCGGAACGACGGGCCCTGGTTTTGATGTGTTTCAGCGTGATCGTCATTGTGATGGGGGTCACCTAATTATTATAATACTAATTTATTATAATATTATTTCGCGAATTATTGCTAAATGCATTATCTCGCATACATGAGCGCGCAGTTGCCGCCGATGAACGTGAGCACGTTGTACCTCTCCTCCAACACGGTCAGGTCGTAGTTGTATTGGTAAATGCGCCACTGCGGTTTGTTCACGCCGATGGGCACGCTGGGGTCTGAATTGGGGTCGCAAATCGTGTAAAAGTTGGCACTCGGGTCCAGCGGCGGCACATACGTGCTGAATTCCAGCTCAATGGTGGAGAACTTGCTCATGTTGATGGCGCCGCTGGGCTGGTACGTGTCGTTGTCGGCATCCAGGCCGAAGTTGTAAATGTAGAGCCCGAACGGCGCGGACCCCGCGGTGCGGATGTATTTCTCCACGTAGTTATAAACGCCTGATTCCAGCCGGTTCTCACGATAAGACCCGTTCAGCAGAATGCCGAGCTGCTGCAGAATCTCGCGCTGGTTCTCCACGTTGTAGTCCTGCGTGATGAAGAGCCCGGATGGCGTGCCGTCCGGTTCCGCACCCGGCCCGATTGTGCTGGGCACGACATTGGTGGTAATGGTGACCACACCGTATTGAAAAATTGGCTGAGGGGACTGAGCGACTACTGGTGGTACAGTTGAAAATTCAATGTTGTTTCCAAAGATGTGCGTAATGGTTCCTTTTATGTAGTTATTTGAATCATATGTGATCGTTATGGTCTGAGTAATTGCAAAAAATTTTAGGGAATTTGTTGGAACAACAATGACACCACCAGCAGCGATTAAAAGACCATTCAAATTGAGTACGGTGGGCGTGATGATGGGGCAATTGGAGAACGGGTATCCGGTGGTGGGCGCCGGCGTCACGTCGTCGGGAATCACATTGGCGTAGGGCCAGTTCGTGTAGTTGCTCCACTGGTTGCGCAGGTTGATGTCGCTGCGCTGAAACAGGAACATCCACGTCGCCACCATGCCCATCGTGTTCTGCAGCTCCACGCGGTGGCTGCCCGTGATGTTCTTGAAGTCCCACTCGTACGCGGACTTAAGCAAGTACTTCTGCTCCTGCGACGCAAACACGCGCGACTCCTCCGCCGACAGGAAGCAGTACGTGGACAACAGGTGCACGTCGGCGTTCCAGTCCGTGCGCTTGTCGGCGTAGACGTCGGACGTGCTGATGTCGGCCGCGGGCGGCGGCTGCAGGAAGCGGTAAAACTGGTACTGCTGCTCGTTGAAGTTGGGCTGAATGAAGGGCGCCTGGGCGACTTGAGCAGGGGTCAGCGATCCGGTGGTCTGCGGCGCGTAGTTGATGTCGCGCGTGACAAAGAGGTCGCGCACGGGGCGCATGACCACGTCAATCTGCAGCTCGTTGTACTGCAGCGCCACCAGCGGGAACGCGGTGCGGCTGTTGTTGCAGAACCACGCATTGAGCGGGATGTAAATCTTGCGCCCGCGAATGGAGGGCTCTGGGCCCTGCTGGCTCGTGTTGAAGTACACGTTGGGGTACGTGCCTCGGCGCCCCGAAAAGTTCGCGGGGTCGTTCAGCTCCGCGGTGTTGCCGGTCATGGTGTCGTAGAGGAAGCGCTTGGTGCCGTTCAAGTCGCGCTGGATCTGCGCCAGCAAGTACTTGCCCGTCATGCGCTGCAGGAGTTGGCCGCCCACGGAAAATGTGATTTCCTTGATCATTTGCGTGCCCAGATTTTCAATCCAGCGGAACTCGTAGGGGCGCCAGGCGTCGCCGCATGAAATGGGCGGGTAAATCGGGCTCCAAATGGTGGGCAGCGTCACCACGAGGTAGGTGTCCATTATAAGCTCGGCATAGCGGGGGACGGTGAACGTGAACCGGGATTCCTCGCTCATGCGCAGGTTGCGCTGCCCCGTGAAATCAATTCGGAACTTTTGAAGGCCGAAATTGGTGTACTTGGCGTACGTGGTCTTAAAAAACGACTTTTTGGGGTTGGAATTTAGAATCACGTTCTGATTGCCATACGACACAATGTTTAGTAGACCGCCCGTCATTTTATATTAAGGTTGTATTATTTTTTATGAGGATAATATAATATCCGTTATTTGTGTTTATATTTGTATTCACATTTGTATTTGCAAACAATGTCTGAGCAACAAGCAAATCCCGGCGAGAACCCCAACCAGAGTAAAATGGCAACAATGTTTTCAAAATTCCGTGATAATTTTGCTTCACCAAGTGAGATACTATCTGGCACAAATTTATCCGCCAATTTATCAGATTTCAGTAAAGATGTTTCATTATGGGGGCTGGTTGCATTGTTGCTCGTGGTTGCGGTCGTGGTCTACACCTTCGTCCGAGATTTCACGTTGCAGAAGACCGAGCTAGGTTCAATCAACACAGTTCAAACCGCGACTCAGTTGCAAAAAATCAAAGACGCGGATTTGAAACAGCCGTTGCGCAACTTTTACGTCAAAACGGCGCTGAACTGCTGCTGTTTAGGCGATTGGAAAAACAATTACGTGGATTTGATTGCACTACAGTATGCCATTTTGCAAGGCTACCGTTGCCTGGATTTTGAAATTTACAGCGTCAATGACCAACCCGTTGTGGCGGCTTCCACCAACAAAAAGAATTTTTACCATATGGAAACGTTCAACCATTTGCCGTTTGCAGACGTGTGCCGGACAATTAACTCATACGCATTTACGCAAGCGCCCAACAAGGAGGACCCATTGTTGATCAACTTGCGCATCAAAAGCAGCAACACCGCTCCCAGTTTCATAAAGGGGATCATTGATGGCATTAAAACGTTTCCCACCCTTGGACCCGAATACAACTACGAATTCGGCGGCCACAATTTGGGCAAAGAACCAGTTGGAAATTTCAAGGGCAAAGTCGTCATCATAGTGGACGTTTCAAACCAAATTGTAAACCACAATTGCACAACCGACCCGACCACCAAGGTTCAAACCGGCGAGTGTTTGAACCAATACATCAACATTGGCACCAACTCCCCGTTTCTGCATAAGCTGGACTATGAAATGGGCGTCAAAAACACGGGCAACATGACGGATTTAATTGAGCACAATAAGAAAAACATGAGCCTCGTGTTTCCCGACGCGCCGTTTACCACTAATGTGAATTTCAACGTGGCGAAAAGCATGGGGTGTGCGCTCATTGGCATGATGCCGCAATTGGACGACGCGAACTTGGATGCATACAATGCCGAGTTCGACAAGGCCGGCTGCGCGTTCATACTGAAGCCCCCCGAGCTGTGCTACCAGCCAGTCACGATTGAAACGCCGAAACCCCAAGACCCGGCGCTGTCGTTTGCTGGACGCAGTTTCAGCACGGATTACGCGAGTTGGAGTGTTTAAGGGTAAGAGACGTGCCGTCCCTTATGATCCCTTGCATCCCTTTAAGGGACATGCTGTCCCTTATGATCCCTTGCATCCCTTTAAGGGACATGCTGTCCCTTATGATCCCTTGCATCCCTTTAAGGGACCGCAGGTCCATTATGATCTATTGCTTGCTGCTGCTGCTGCTGCTGCTGTGCTTGCTGCTGTCGCTGTTGTTGCTGATGTTGCTGTTGTTGATGTTGCTGTTGTGCTTGTTGCTGATGTTGCTGTTGTGCTTGTTGTAGTCTGTACTGCCGTGATCCAAAATCCATGAATTTGCGAATCTCTCCGTATTTCATTTGATTTTTGGTTTGCCCCTGTGGGGATGGTCTAGTCTTCACCCCCAAATAATCTGCAACCACTTTGACCGGATCCTTCAATTCGTTCAGCCGTTCAACCGCCGTCGTTTCATCGTAATCGGTTTGTCTGACAATGAATGCAACGGCCTGCTCAAAATATTCTTTCTGAACGGCGGTTTTCAGTTCTTCGCCCTGCAAGTGTTGCAAGTGCTGCAAGTGTTGCAAGTGCGGTGGCAGAGTCATTGTATGGATGTGCGTATTATATAATTGGGTGTATAAATTATATAATTATCATTATCATTGTTTTTAATTGCTTTTTTTTTTGCATTGTTGATGCGCGTGCGCGCGTGTCTATTGGTGGATCATTGTCGTAAACTCGCATTGTGCATCCATGAACGTTTTGAACGACATGTATGTTATGAGATTGTCCGGCTCGCACGCCATCATGTTGTAAAAGGTGGTGTAATCGGATTCATTTTGCACCCATATTCCAATCAAATTCAACGATTTTTTTAATTCGGAATGAGTGATGGCGCCATTTCCCGTGACATTTAGCAGTTTAAATAATTTTCTGAGTGCGGTTTGCCCCGCAAATCGGTTAAACCCGTTGTCAACAAACATTTTAACCAACAAATTCACGGACGATTCCGATTTAACGCATTTATAATCAACGAGCGTGGTTTCGTATCCGGAATCATTGTATTTGCACGGCTGCGTGGTTTTATTGTAGGTTGTGGTGTAATGCGTCGGACCATCAAACTCGGCAGAAAATGACAACTTACTAGAGTGGGTCATGCGTTTGGCGTTGGCGTTGGATTCAGCGTTGGATTCAGCGGTGGCTGCATGCGCAGAATAAGTGTTCGGCACCGATGTAACATGAAAATCGGGGCGCATTCTAAGCTTGTCCTCATTGGAACTCATTCGGTGGTACATGGCTAAACTAATCTTGCACATTTGAGTTTTATTGGATTGATTGATTTAGTATACACGGGTATTATATATTTATTACGTTTTCACATAACCTTATTTGTCAACCCCGCATTTAAAATGTATTGTAAACCATATTAAACAAATGGCAGAGCATTCATGTAGTTTTACCCCTGCAATGACAGCCGCAACAACCACGTCCACATTGGTCACCATTTTGTTAGATGAATTGCGCCAATCATTGGAACCCAAGGTGTCGCACATGTTGGCGGATTATCAGTTATTCAAAGAAACACATGAAGCCGTGCTTCAAATCCCGTTTGTGAAAATGCTCTTGGAACAACGAAGCATGTGCAAATGCAAAGAAAACGAAGGCACGGCTACGGCTACTGCTACTGCTACTGCTACTGCTACTGCTACTGCTACTGCTACTGCTACTGTTGATTCTTCTAACCAAGTCACTGATATTGATGACGAACAAATCCACTTGGAAATCATTGACGTTTCACCGGTTGATGCGCCGAATTTAGATTCCATCGCAGAGTACATCAACTCGGTTCAAGAAGAAGAGGAACAAGAAGCAGCGCAAGAAGAAGAAGAGGAAGAGGAACAAGAAGCGCAAGAAGAAGAAGCGCAAGAAGAAGAGGAACAAGTACATGTTGAAGAAGAGGAAGAAGCACATGTTGAAGAAGAGGAAGAAGCAGCGCAAGCAGATGAGGAACAAGTACATGTTGAAGAAGAGGAAGAAGCAGCGCAAGCATATGAGGAACAAGTACATGTTGAAGAAGAGGAAGAAGAAGAAGAAGAAGAAGAACATGTTGAAGAAGAAGAAGAAGAACAAGAAGCAGAAGAAGCAGAAGATGTCAAAGAAGAAGAAGATGTTAAAGAAGAAGAGGAAGAAGAAGCAGAAGATGTCAAAGAAGAAGAAGATGTCAAAGAAGAAGAGCAAGAAGAAGAGCAAGAGGAAGAGGAAGAGGAAGAGGAAGAGGAAGAGCTTGAGTTGTTTGAGGTAGAGATTAAAGGAAAAACATACGTGACCAATGATGAAACCAACGGCGACATTTACCAGTATGAAAACGAGGAAGTCGGTGAAATTGTCGGCACATTCAGCAACGGAGTTGCAAAAATGATCAAAAAACCCAAGTCGGGATCAAAAAAATAAAGTAGATTGTATTGAGTTGTTGAGTTGTGTTGAGGTGACATGCATTGGATTATGCATTTTTTCAAAATAATATGTGTGCACATATTATATTGATTCTCTTGCTTCTTTTGTTCTTTTTACAAAATGATCATAGATTCATTGTGCCCCCCGGCGGTGCTTTATCTGGGGTTTTCCGTAATCCAGATCATTATTGATTTATTTAGGGGGCAGCAAAACACCGCGTTTTTGAAAGTGATTGTAATGACCATTTTCACCATTCTGCTGAATCAGCTGTGCATCGGCGGCCTCACCATGCTCTCGTGGTTCATCGTGTTCATCCCCTTCATCATGATGACGTATGTCACCGCCATCCTGCTCTACGTGTTTGGGCTGAATCCGTCCAAAGGGAAAAACCAGTCACAACCGGATCCGCGTCGCCGCCACAAACCGAAACCAACCCCTTACAATCCACAAGATGTGGGCGGATGCGCGGGAACCGAATTCGGGTGCTGCCCCGACGGCGTAACGGCCAGCAACGTGTTCGGGTCCAACTGCTACGGTTCGGGTCCAGGCCCTCAGCCGGGACCAGGCCCTCAGCCGGCCCCACCCCATCATCATCATCACCACGGACACCATTATCCGCCTGGGCCTAGCCCTGTTCCGCCTGGTCCTAACCCTGGTCCTGGCCAAACAAAGTATTCGTGCACGCCAATGGCGGCTGGAAGGCGGCCATCCTGCCATAAAGACCCGAACGGCATATACACGTCAATTGCCGACTGCGAACAGGACCCCAACTGCCCTGGCCCTACCCCTGGTCCTAGCCCTAGTCCTGGTCCTAGCCCTAGCCCTAGTCCTGGTCCTAGCCCTGGTCCTAGCCCTGGTCCTGATGGAGGATGCGCCACCACCCCATTAGGGTGCTGCGATGATGGCGTAACCGCAAGGGCAAACCAATACGGAAACAATTGCCATTCGGTGATGCCGGTTCCGCATCACATCAAAAAACCCAAAAAGCTTAGTGCAATGCTTGCAGCCACTGCTGCGCCCACTCCTGCGCCCACTACTACGCCCACTACTACGCTCACTCCTGCGCCGTTGTGTTGGACTTCTGCCAATGCTCAAAAAGGTCAATGCATGGGAGGTTGGCAACCCAACGGGGATTTGTGCATTGACCCGGCGGGTTCAAATAAATGCAGCCCTTATGGCTTGAGTGGCATGGCAACATACAATGACGCTATGTTAAATACTTGGGTTAATCAGTGCGGAGTATCCAATCCACCCGGGTGCCAATAACATTTGCATTGTGTGTGTGTGTGTGTGTATTACAATATTTATTTTATATTGAAACGATATAAACGTGTTTTTTCAATAGTGACTATCTCCACCAACATCTAAAAAATGAACTGTGTGGCAAGCACCTACGATGCGTCCGGTAAACTGATTGGATGCACGGAGCAAGAGCTGATTTCCGTAATTTCCGTCCAGATGTACACCCTGTTTGCGCTGGGCACGGGTCTGTACTTGTACAAGACATTCACTGCCGAGAACTGGGTCGACATCGCCGTCACCCTTGGGTGGGGCTGTGTTTCCACATTCACGCGCGCCAAGCGCGTTGTTACCAAATACGTGTTGCCCGGTCTGCGCACGGTGTTGTTGTCCGACACAGCAACCGCAACGGAAGACGTTGCCGTGACCGAAGATTTGATCCGGGTCGTGAGGGATGGCGTGGAAACGTCGGTCTATTCGTCCGTGTTTGCGTTCGTGCACGAATTGGATGCACGCTTTACGGAACCGTCATGCCCGCGAAGAAATCGCGCGGTGTCGGATGTCGTGGACGAAGACGTAATCAACGTGCATCTTTGTGACACAGAACCGAACCCAGATTCAAAACCAGAATCAGAATCTTCAGAACCGGAACCAGAAACAGAATCAACCCCAGAACCAGAAACAAAATCAAAACCCAATGACGCAAATGAAGACGAGTCACAGGAAGACGAATCACATGAAGACGAATCACATGAAGACGAGTCACAGGAAGACGAATCACATGAAGACGAGTCAGAGGAAGACGAGTCAGAGGAAGACGAGTCACAGAAAGACGAGTCACAGAAAGACGAGTCAGAGGAAGAAGATGAAGACATTTCTGAATTGTTGTCACGAATTGAGAATCATTCAATGCAGTTTGATTTCATGTTGAGCCGGGTTCCAACTGCTGCGCATTTAGGGAATGATTCAAAAAAGGAAGGCGCATACGTGATGAAGTACGACGGATTTCCGCGGGATTCTCTCGGCGTTCATTTCCATGATCGCAAATTTGTGCCGGTGGATCACCGCATGATGGAAGTTGTGCTGCAGCACGAGGGAAAAGACTACGATCTGAATTTGGCGAGCCCGGACAATTTTTACGTCGCGGGAAACAAGTTACTGGACCCGGCGTTTGTGAAATGGTTCATGCTGAAGAATCACGGCGTCAAAATCAGCACCAGCCATGGTTCGGACGGCGTCAACACCTGCATCTACATGATAAAATGCGTGGACCACGCGGCGGCTTTGCACACCCTGCACCCGCACAACTACTTGCATGTTTCCGTTTCGGGGTTTGAAGTGCAGGATTCCGGGCTGGTTTAGGTTCTTCACAATTTACAATATATGATTTTATTTTGCATATAAAAACATATATTCAAAAACTATAAGGAATTTCATGGATGTCGCGCAATCATTGCAGCGCATGTACGCCATGCTTTTGAAAACCGAATACAAGGACATGCTGAGACTGCACATGACCGAACTCATGGTGCTGAATTACGCGCATCACGTGCGCAGCAACGACACCTACATCTTGCGGCGCGACACGCACAATCTGACCGTAAACGGTAAAATCAAGGCGGTGTCATTGTTCTACGTATCTAAAACGAACCTGTACTCGCGACCCAGCAACCCGCTGAGTTACCGGTTTGCAAACATGGCCGCGTACAAACTGGAAGAATATCCGTGCGTTTCCGACGGGTTTGAACAAGACGACGACTACTGCATCCGATTATTGTACGACGACCATGATTCGGTTCATATCTCGCATTAAGGTCTCAATTGTAGAGCAGGTAGGGCAGCACGTACACCAACGCAATCATGACAATTATGTTGGCGTTCAAACTTTTGCCCGCAAGATAGGACGCAACCAGCGATGCCAGAATCATCATGCCGCCGTCGGCAAGAAGTGCCTTAAACGACACCTCGTTGGCATAGTCTTTGAACGTGTCCAACATGCGGTTCATTCCGCGGGGGGTGCTTTTGAAAAACGCATAAAACAGCACGTCGTGCGTGAACTGCACAACCACAGCGAGAAGTATGAACTTCCAAATTGAAAACTCGGCAAAAACGTGGTAGTAAACGGCTCTAACAATGATGAGCCCAATCAAAATGATCAACACGTCTGCAATGACCGCCGACAAATTGTAGTCGGTGTACCACTTTCGCAAAACCCGCGAGTTGATTGCCCCTGCATTCAATAATGCAATCACGACCAGGTCGGTGAACAGCACGCCGTTGAACAGCGGCAAATAGTCTCCCGTGTTGCCAAATCTTGCGATGTTTTTGAACATGGTATTATTATTTATCTATGCACATATACAATGATCGAAATATTATTTTTAGTATTCCATTAGTGTTTGAAAAAAATATTATATATGGATGTATCATAATTGCATCTATATGAAACGAGCTTTGCTGATTGGAATCAACTATGTCGGCACCAGTGCCGAGTTGCGCGGGTGCATCAACGACATTGATAACGTGGCGGCGCATTTGCAGTCCGCCCGGGGCTATTCTTCCGCATCGTGCATCGTGTTAAGCGACGTGGCAGCCCGCAAACCCACGCGGGCCAACATTTTGGCAGCGTTCGGCGAACTGCTGCAAGGCGTGCGCGCCGGCGACGAGCTGTGGTTCCACTACTCGGGACACGGTTCGCTGCAGCGCGATTTGAACGGGGACGAAGAGAGCGGCGCGGATTCCTGCATTTGTCCGCTGGATTACAACCAGGCCGGCCTCATTAGCGACGACGTGGTGCGTGCATCTCTTGCGGAGCGCGTGCCTGCCGGTGTGCGGCTCTACATTGTACTGGACATGTGCCACAGCGGCACCGGGTGCGACCTGCGCTACAAGTTTGACGACACCAGTTACTTGCTGAATGCGGCTGCGCCCGCCCCGTCCGCGTATGATCCGAACGCATGGGCGCTGCGCCAAACCAGTTACGAGTTCAAGCGGCACGCGAAGACCGCGGGGGAAGTGTACTGCATCAGCGGGTGCCAGGACACGCAAACCAGCGCCGACGCGTATTTGGGCGGACAAGCCGCGGGGGCGCTCACGCATTCGCTGATTGCATCCCTCAAGGCCAACCCTGCATCGTCTTATAAGTGGAAGCATCTGCTGAAGGACGTGTGCTGCCGGGAGCGGGTGGGGCGATTCACGCAAATCACGAGCTTGACTAGCGGGACCCCCCTCAACCTTGAGGACGGGGTTTTTCTTGCGCCTGTTGTGCCTGTACCCGCACCTGTACCCGCACCTGTTGTGCCTGTGCCTGTGCCTGTACCTGTTGCGCCCGTTAAACCATTCGTCTTGCCACAATGGGTTCAAACTTATTTGCTGCAGCTGCAACGGTTGCGCTTAAGAGTGCCTCAGTGGTTGGTCACGTACATTCAACAACTGCAGTCGCACCATGCAAGAGTACAGCAATCAAGGCAAATTACAACCTCATGCCGCGGCCGAATGGTGTTTCGTTAATGGAACAAACGTTTTAAATCAACAACTCAAATCAGCGTAAAATAAAACTAATATAAATCAAATCAATTTAAAAAGTTTATTTGGTTAATTTATATTGAGAGACACAACATGAAGGAATCTTCATCCCCATCTCCCTCCTCCCAACCACAACAACAGCAACCACAACAACAGCAACAACAGCAACAACAATCACAATCACAGCAGCAGCAACCACAACCACATCAGCACCATGCGCTTTCCAGTGGTTGGACGCTGTGGTGCCATCTGCCGCATGACACCGATTGGACGTTGAAGAGTTACATCAAGCTGTATGATTTCAACACGGTGGAACAAGCGGTCAGTGTGACCGAGATGTTGCCGCCAAAACTGGTCATGAACTGCATGTTGTTTTTGATGAGGGAGGGCATCACGCCGATATGGGAGGATGTTAGAAACCGGAATGGCGGTTGTTTCTCGTACAAGGTCAGCAACAAGGACGTGTCGGATTGCTGGCGCCAGCTCACGTATGTGTTGGTGGGCAACAGCATTTCGTCCAACAAGACGGCGTTGCCGGTGGTGAACGGCATCACCATTTCCCCCAAAAAGAATTTCTGCATCGTGAAAATATGGCTGGCGAACTGCAAGTTTCAGAACGCGGCGATCATCAGCGAAGTGGTCGGCATAACTCCGCACGGCTGCCTGTTTAAAAAGCACACGCCTGAATACTGAGTCCCGGGGAACGTAGTTCCCCGCACCCCTCCTCTTCAGGGAACGTTCAAAGGCACGACCGCAAAGGCACGACCGCAAAGGCACGACCGCAAAGGCACGACCGCAAAGGCATGACCGTAAAGGCACGACCGCAAAGGCACGACCGCAAAGGCCTTTGTTTCCATCATGTTGGGTTAAAAACAGTTTCTTGAATTTCAAATCAGAGAGAAATTCAAGAAAAATACCAAATCACATGCACATACACAATTTACACCATGATCCCCGAAACGGCATCACTCGTTTCTGAGTCCAATTCCGCGTTGGAATAACATTCGCTGAATCCCGATTCGTCGGATGCAGTTGCCTTGGTGTCAACTTGTGATGACATGCTGCGCCCGGCATTGGGCAACCGCATGACCTTGTTTTCAATGTCCACATACGATTCAACCCGGTTGGCCAGTTTCAAAACGTGCGGTTGCCCAAGTGCGCCATCATCATTGGGTTCGGCGGTGGTTCGTTCCCGTGCGAACCAATGCATCACATTGGGTTGCTTGGTTTTTTCTAGTTGTGAGATATACGCGTCAATAATGGAATTGTCCACAATTTCGGATACTTCAATCAAATTCTTCATTTTGATGCGTATCAAATCAATCAACCCGCTAATGGATTTCCGCATCATCGGTTCCAGCGCGAGTTCCACGCGAATCTCGTTCGCGATTTGCCCGTATTGGATGTAAGCAATGCGATGATTTTCGCTCTTCTGGCTGATTTTCAAATACGAAAAATAGCTTTTGAGAAGACTGGCGTACAGGCTCATCCCCCCGAGAATCAGGTGAATGTGTTCGTATTCTAAATTGAGACCCGACACGAATCCAATGAACGCGGTGATTGTAATAATCGGCAAATTAAACATGGTTTCTCTCTTTTTGAACTTCTTATGAGACATCAAATGGAGCTTGGACCATGCCTCGCATTCTTCGCCCTTCCTTTGCAGGAAATATTCCAAGGACGGCGTGTAGTTTGCGCCCGATTCGTCGTGATGGGACATGGTTCAGATGATATGATGCTATAGGATGATAAAAAAAATACGCAATTAATGCCATTAATTTATTTTTCTTCACGTGTAGTATAAACCACGCCCAACACAATACTAATGATCATGGGTCGCCGAAGCAGTCGCAGTTGCAGTAAGGCTCGCCGAAGCACTTGTCGTAAGGGTGGCCAAGTCACCAGCCTCCCGTTTTTAGGAGGTCGCAAACACAGTGGCGGTCAGGTGTGTCCAGGGGGATGTCAAACGATGTTATGGGGCGGAGGTCGCAGTAAGGCTCGCCGAAGCACTCGCAAACGCAGTGGTGGTGATACGTCGTGTCAGAATAATCCCGCGCTGTGTACCATGAGAATGTAAATGATTGTTGTGAATGCATTTAAAGGCATGATGGGTCTAGACAATACCGAACGAACGATACACATGACTTACGAACACGAGATTCCGAAGTACTACCAAAGCCGCGTGCTGGCGTATTTATTCCGGCACGCGACCGCATTGAAGACGCGGTCCAACCCAGAGGTCCAGGTGCGCATGGAGGTGCACGAGTACTTCAACATGCGGTCACGCGATGCAGTGAAAATCGCGATATCAAAAGAGCCTGCACTGGCGGATGCAGTGGCGGATGCAGTGGCGGTTGGGGCAGAGAATTTGGAGCACGACCCGCTTAATTCCCTATTCATGACCATTGGGCTCGGTGAATACGACTACGTGTTCACTGATGCTAATGCTGAGAAGCACGCGTTTGAGATTGACTTCCGCGAGGAATGCAAGACGCGAGCCACGAGCTGCGACGGGATCACCTACTTTCGCCGACTGCTGGTGCGCACGCCGACCCCTGCGTCCTTCGTGGAGTTTTACAAGCTGGCCAGCGAGATTGACAACACCAGCGACGAGAAGCTGCGCATTTCCGTGACCAACAAATACAGCGAGTGGAACACGTACAGTCGCATCCCCGTGCGCCGGCTGAACACGGTGTACATGGACGAGCGCGTGAAGGAGCGCATCATGACCGACATTCGCGAATTTTTGAAGAGCGAGGCGGAGTACGACGCGTTCGGCATCCCGTACAAAAAGACGTACCTGTTGACGGGGGTGCCCGGCAGCGGCAAGACGAGCTTGATCAAAGCGCTGTGCAACGAGATCCACTACAATCTGGGCATCATGAGCATCAGCCGCGACATGGACAACGCGACCATTCAGGGGTCGTTTCGCAACATTGACCCCAAGACCGTGCTGCTTCTGGAAGACATTGACTGCCTGTTTGAGAAGCGCACGTCGGTGGAGACGTCGAGCTTCACGTTCAGCAACTTGCTCAACATTCTGGACGGCGTGCTGTTCAAGCACGGGCTCATCGTGTTCATCACGACGAACCACCCCGAGAAGCTGGACACAGCTTTGCTGCGTCAGGGGCGCACGGACTTGATCGTGGAGCTGAACTACCCCAGTCGGACGGAGATTGAGAAGCTGTTCCGCGACATGCTTGGCAGCAAGTACTATGGCACGGCGGAAGCCACGACGGACGCGTTCAAAGCGTTTTACGCGGCGATCAAGGACAAGCAGCTGCCCATGTCGGCCATCGTGAATTTCTTGTTCCGACACCGGGACAAACACATGGAGAATTTGAAAGAGCTGCTGGACGGCGACTCGTTCATTAAGCGCGTGACGGGAGAGGAGACGTCCACGAAGTTGTATGCATAAAATGTTAAATGTTAAATGAATAAAAATATTTGGTAATGATATAAACAATCATCAATTAGCAATTAGCAATTAGCAATGTCAACACCATTTGTACATCTAATGGACAAGGCAAATTTTCGTCTTGCACGTGCAATTACACGGAACCCCACGACGAGTTATCTGACGGATTCAAGAAAATCTGTGGATGAAACAATGAAGAAAATTCAAGCAATTAAAGCAACTATTCATCCATTGGCTTTGGAGTTTTTAAGCAAAACAATCAATTACCGACCAATCAGATTAATGCAGGATGATCTTGTAACCAAACCCACAAAGGCGGTGTTGTTGAATTTAAGTGACCTAAGGTTTGGTTACATTGATGTGATGCAAGAGTTCATTCAGTTAATGGGTTCCGTGACATATCTCAAAAAGATAGTTGAAAAACTTATCGCATTAGATAGACAAAATTTAACAAAAGATGTTCTTCTAGAGAAACTCAACCCGGATGTTGAGCCGTTCAGTATCACTATTGGAGATGCAGGAAGTCCACTCATGTTGAAAAATTTAATAGAAAAAATACATAATTGGGTGCAAACCGCAAAGGACCGTTACGAATTTATGATTGTGTGCAGATATTTAAATGAACAGGTTATTCCCATATTGGATATCTTGTCAGACATAGATGGCCGTTCAGACGGTCATGAATTTATCCAACACCTTGACTTGAACTTGTTAATCTCGAAACTAAAAACAATTGACAAACTAGAAAAATCCCTAAAAGATGCGGAATTGAAGGTGCAGATTGACACTGAAGCGAGGAAAGAAATGATTGGTGATTTTGGAGATAAATTTAAACCCTTGCTTTCAGAATCGTCTGTTGTCCCAGAACGGGCAAATTCAATTGCAGAACGAAAGTTTTTAGAGTCTGGCAATGCTGGCCAATCTGTTATTGGTGACAATACAATTCCGGTTAAAGGAGGAAGGCGAACCAGGCATAAGCGTAGCGGGCATAAGAAGCGAAGCGGTCATAAGCGAAGTGGTAATAAGCGAAGCAATAAGAAGAAGTGCATGTCCCGAAGGCGCTAATCGCATTTTGGACACTTACATGCCCACCATCGGCCGTAACTGCCCGCAGCGGCGCTGGTTTCGGTATCGGCGCCAACATCATTGATTTAATTTATGTCATGGTTAAACCATAACATGAATATTATCCGTTCAGTTCTGCGTCCTTTGGTTCAGTTCTGCGTCCTTTGGTTCAGTTCTGTGTCCTTTGGTTCAGTTCTGCGTCCTTTGGTTCAGTTCTGTGTCCTTTGGTTCAGTTCTGCGTTAATGCCGAGTAATCGTTGGTGGGTTGCACGCCCCAAATCTTCTTAAGCAGCTTGGCCTTCTTGCGGTCGCCCTTTTGCGCGATGATGGGCGCTGGACTAGGACCAGGGGCACTAGAAGGCCCTCCACTAACACTCGGCCCACCACTAGGAGCCGGGGACACGCTGGGAACCGGGCGACCCAGCGCTTTAGACATCATGTTGTTGAAACTGACGGCGAAGCCGAACAGGATCATGAAGAACGCAATGATGTCGCTCCTAAACAACGGCTGGTGCAAATAAAAGTGGTTGATGATGAGAATGGAGGTGAATTGCAGCATGATGAGGGTGAATGTGTCTTGGGTGGGGGTGACCAGCTTGTACTTGTCACCGATGTTGATAGCCATGGACATGAACAGCCAGTCCAGCCACGCAAACGGGATGGCCATTTTGTAGGCGGCAAACATTCCCATGTTGGGGTATTTCAAGGTGAAAAACTGTCCCCACATGGATGCTGCCTGTGCGCAAATAAATGTTATTAACCATAATAAATAATTTGTCGGGGTTTTGCCGGCATCAGATGATGAGGGCCCGGCAGAAGGCACAGACGAAGGACCGGCAGAAGGCCCAGACGAAGGACCAGACGAAGGCCCAGACGAAGGCCCAGACGAAGGCCCGGAAGAGGGGCCAGACGAAGGACCAGACGAAGGACCGGAAGAGGGGCCCGAAGAAGGCCCGGCAGAAGGCCCAGACGAAGGATAAGGACTAGACATAACTGAGATATATAATATACAATGGGATATATAATATATATATATAATATATATCAACGCACGTCAACATTTTAAAATGAAGCATCAATTTTCCATCGGTCTGTTGGTATTTTGGATTTTTCTAAATCTGGCCATCATGGTGACAATGGATTTAGCGCTGTTCATGCAAACCACGCCGGGCATGAAAGACGCCGGCACAATTAAGAAGATTCTCACCGCCGAGTTTTGGGCCACCATTGAGTGGATGTTCGTTATTCCGTCCAACCGCATCGGCAACTGGTTCCTCTCAGCCGCTCAAGTGTCTCTCTCGTCATTCTTGTTTGATTTCTTGGGCCAAGTGCTGTCCAATGCGTTCTGGCTGAAGCTGCCCACCACGCTGGACGACTACGCCGCCATGGTCCTCATCATGATCGCCATGGTCATTTCCAAGTACCACTTGATGGGCTAACTTATCGCATCATGAAATCATGCACGATTAAAATGAACACAATTGAAAACAGCGTGATGTAAGTCCCCATGTCAACCTGCTCCTTTAAAACGACATGATTTGCAAATGCAACCGCAATCACGCTGCTCACAATTAAAATGCACTGTAGCAACAACACATTTATGGATTTCCCCAAAAAATACATGGTGCAAAACGTGACAACGTTTGATAAAATTGCCGCAACTATGGAAATGCACAACAATCCCTTGAATCCGTAATGTTGGGATTTAAAAATTCGGCCCGTGTAATTGGCACATGCACTAAATAATTGAGATACGATTAATAATAGTATAATTATGCCAGTGAGATACATTTGAAATTTTAATACATTGGTGTGTTATTATAAACATGAATTAAGTCAATCGTTGCATAAGCATTTAAAGAATATTGTTGAATATTGTTTAAATCGTAGTGTAATGAACGCACCTGCTAATGCCAATGCCAATGCCAACAATGCTTATGCCGAGAACGTGCTCACCATTAAGACCGTGCAAATTGCGCCCTTTCGCACGCTCATGACGGCGCTAAAGGACATCCTGCTTGAAACCAACATCACGTTCAAAAAGGACGGCATCCGCATCGTGAACATGGACAAGTCGCACACCATGCTGGCGCACCTGTTTCTGGGTGCGGAGAATTTTGAGCACTACGAGTGCCACATGGAAAAAATCATCATTGGCGTCAACATGTTCCACTTGTTCAAGCTGATTAATTCCATAGACAACGACGACACGCTGACGCTCTACATTGAGAAGAAGGATTACAACGATGGAATTGTGTCGTTCCTCGGCCTGAAGTTTGAAAACGGCGACATTAAGCAGTGCAAGACGCAGAAGCTGCGGCTCATTGAGCCCGACCCCGAGGAGTTCATTGAGCCCAACGTGGTGTTTTCGTCCGTCATCAACCTGCCATCCTCCGATTTCCAGAAAATCATTCGCGACATGTCGTGCATTTCGGAGAAGCTGGAGATCAAGTCGGTGGGCAACGAGCTCATTTTCCGGTGCTCGGGGCAGTTTGCCACGGCGGAGATTCGGCGCGTGGAAACCGACGGCAGCATGGAGTTCATCCAAAAGCAGGACTCCAATAAAATCATTCAGGGCGAATTCTCGCTGAAAAACTTGGGCTATTTCATCAAGTGCACCAACCTGTGCAGCCAGATTGAGATGTATCTGGAGAACGACCTGCCGCTGGTGGTCAAGTACTACGTGGCCAGCCTGGGAGAGATTAAGCTGTGCTTGGCGCCGCTGCCGTCGTCCAACTAGATCAGAAAACCTACGGACCGGGGAACTACGTGCCAAGCATTGCGCCCCGCACCCCTCCCTTAAAGGGGACATGCGGTGCCAAGCACACAACGGCTCGGCACACAACGGCTCGGCACACAACGGCTCGGCACACAACGGCTCGGCACGACGAGTCGTGCCTTGGCGAGACGTGCCTTTGCGCCCCTTAAACCTCCAATTTGGGAATTAAAAAATAAAATATTTATAGTATATATAAACATAATTAAAAAATAAAATATTTAGAGTATATATAAACATGGTTAAGTTTTCAATTATGAATGAAGATGGTAAAGTTACTGTAAAAAACATGGAAACTGACAAGACATATTCAACTAGCGACGATTCCATGCAGAGAATATGGGATCATTTTAGTCCAGGTGTTCATTACATGGACAGTGATATGTATAAAAGGGAAAAAATTTATGTTGCAGATTTAGATCCAGCATTTGAAGTGGCCGTAAAAAACAACCCATACATCGGCGGATATCGTCATAAGAAGCGCAGTCATAAGAAGCGCAGTCATAAAAAGCGCAGTAACAAGAAGCGCAGTCACAAGAAGCGCACGACCCGAAGGCGCTAATTTATTTAATTTTTATTGCGTTAAAGCCGTGGAGGCCATGCCCTGCATATAATAAATATTAGTCATAAAAATTGATTTATAAATAATGAGCCATTAATGTATTACAGACAACCCCAATACATTAGTTACATATATACAGAAGATGCCGAATCCCGTCATTGAATCGTTCGTGGACCACGACGGCACCCTCAAGTTCACCGTCAGTCAAATCAACGTGAGTTTGGCGAATGCCGTTAGGCGCACCATCCTGGCCGACATTCCCACCTACTGTTTCCGCACGCTACCGCACGCCGAGAACCGCGTGGAAATTACGACCAACACCACACGCCTGAACAATGAAATTATTAAGCAGCGCATGGGCTGCATTCCCATCCACCTCAAGGCCAACGACCCCGATTTTGAGCACTTCAACGTGGAAGACTACCGCGTGGCACTAGACATTCAAAACACGGGCACCGCAACCGCATACGTCACCACCAAGGACTTCCGCATTGTGAACGTGAAAACGGGGAAGGAGCTGAGCGAGTCCGTCGTTCGGCGCATCTTCCCGCCCGATGCAATCACGGGCGGCTACATTCTGATCGCGCGGCTAATGCCGAGGCTCACGCAATTCGTGGAAGGCGAGCGCCTGGCGTTGACTGCCGAAATCGGCGTGGGCACGGCGCGCATGGACGGCATGTACAATGTGGTCAGCACGTGTGCGTATTGCACGACCCCCAATGTGGAAGCAGCCGAAAAGGTGTGGGCCGAATGCGCAAAGATTTTAGAGCGCGACGGCAACGACGCCGCAACCATTGCATTTGAAAAAAAGAACTGGTTCTCCATGGAGGCGCAGCGATACACGCACCCGAACAGTTTTGACTTCATCGTTGAATCCGTGGGGGTGTATTCCAACGTGGAGATTGTGACCAAGTCGTGCATGCTCCTCGTTGAAAAATGCAAAAAGCTAATAAATGATATTGAGAATGCCAGCGGCGACGTGGATGTGGCGCCGTCCGATACCACGCTCAGCAACGGGTACGATGTCACGATGCAAAACGAGGACTACACGCTGGGCAAGTGCATTGAATACTTCCTTCACACGAACCATTACGAGGGCAGCAAGACGGTTTCGTTTTGCGGGTTCCGCAAAAACCACCCGCACGACACGCACAGCATGATCCGCATGGCATTCTGTGCGCCGACGGATGTGGACATTGTGCACACGTATCTGATTGCAGCCGCGCGCGATTCGGCGGCCGTGTTTGAATCCCTGATTTCGCAGATCCACCGTTAAGGGGGCTTCGCCCCCCTTTGACCCCCCACCGTCTTTAGTATTTTAATATTTGATGCGCAATAAACCAAACCAAAAATTAAAAATTTCATTGTTTTTTATTTTTCACGATGTCAATATTTTTTTGAAATATTTGACAATAAATGCTTTGCCAAATATTAATGATTCAAAAATGAAGATTCATTATGCGTTCTTTTTCGTTAGCGCGTACATTTGCTGCGACGGATTAAGCCCGTTCACGTAGGCAACCGTTTTCTCCAGCGTGATGCGCTCCTTCTTTTCTTTATACATCTGATGCAGCTGGAACATGTGCGTTTTGAATTCGGCGGGAAAAGGCCGATCCTTTTTCACGTAGCACCCGATATAGGTCTCAAACAGCTGGGTCGCGTAAGCGTGCAGCTGAGCCTGGACCTTCTCACCGTATTCATTCGCTTTGCCCTGCTGCCGCAACGACAGGCCCTGGAACAGCAGCTTGGCCTCGCTGCCGCGCAGGTTCTTGGCGAGTTCGTAGTTCGGGTTGCGAAACTTGAAGCGCGCGCCCGTGCTGAGCTCGCGGCAAACCAGTCCCGGGAAATCGTACGGCGCATTCGCGGACGTGTATATGTCCTGCAACACGCGCAAATCAACGTCGGTGAATTGGAGCGGCAGCCGCACCAAGGTTTTTTCGTTGTTGTTGTTGTTGTTGTTGTTGTGGTTGTTGTTGTTGTGGTTGTTGCTGTTGATTCGGGCCAAGTGCTCGTCGCGGCACTGCTCCTCCACCACCAGGTTCTCGTTGTCGACCTTGTACACGGCAATCAGGTACAGTGTGGGTGCCCTAATTTGGCGCACAATGTGGTTGTTCGGGTGCTGCATCACAAAGCTGTAGCAGCAATCCCTTTGCAGCGCGTCAAACTCCAACCCGGCTTCGTTCATGCACTCCAAGAACATGCGGCGAAACGTTTTCTTTTGTTCTTGCATGGATTCATTTGCTTCAACCGAGTGGAACACGATGTTTCCGCCCACGCAGCTCTTTGTGGCCAGGTCCCAGTCCGCGCCTTCTTCTTGGCCGTTTGGCTTATGATAAAACACGTTGATCATCGTGCCCTCCACTAGCTCTTCCACCAGGATGTTGTTGTTGTTGTTGTTGTTGTCGTTGTTATTGTTGGTATTGAGTGAAGGGACAATGCATTTGGGCGGCGAATACGCCAGGATCTTACCGTGCTGATCCAAAACAACGGAACGCAGAAGCCCGAGCGTTTGCAGCTCGTCGTGGTTCAACGACCGCGTGGTGTATTTCAGGATGGAATGCACGTTGCCGCCGCTCTTCCATTTCTTGTTCGTCAACTTCATTCCTTTCAACAGGGATTGCAGTTCGGCACTTTCGGGGTCGTGAAACATGAGACTGAACGCGCGCAAAATGTCAGGTCCGGCGCACTTCAAATCGTGAGTCCAAGGCATTGTGTGATCTAAACTTGATTTAATCTATTATTCTTAACGTGAATGTCTTTAACTTCATTTCATAAATTCATAAATGCATTATTGGCGCATTGTGCGGCCACCTTTTTTTGACGACGTCCTTGACGACCTGCCTTGTGTTTTTTTGGAGTTGTTTTACGATGTATAAGATTGGTGTAAATCATAATAAAATTAAAACTAATGTATATATATATACAATGTCTCATCCTCAAGCCCGAAAAGAACATGTGCATTCTTTAAAGCTGGGCGACATTATTCAAATAGAGGCTAAAAACCAGGATTTGAACAACCGCGTGTATGTGATTGACTATTTGGACGAAACCAAGCTTCGGCTCATTGATGCCGAGACAATGCTGCTGCGCACGCTCACCATTGACCCGGAAACGGGGTCCTTCTCCGACGAGTCCATTTTCAACATCAATATTTTGGACCACGCGCCCGAGCCGGGGTACGCGCGCCAAAACGGTTTAATTACAAACACGTGGGTGGACATTTACTTTGGCGGCGAGCACCCCACCGTCATCACCGGGCGCATCTCCAATTTAGAAGACGGCGAAGACATGATTGAACTCACCACCGCGCCCGACAACGAAGTCATCTACATTGATTTCGGGTTCAAGGGGCTGCCGGAACACTTGCCAATTGAACGCATCAACATACGGCCGCCGCCTTCCACAGTGGCAACAGCAGCAGCAGAGGAAGCGAATGTGGAAGCAACAGAAGCAGCAGCAGAGGAAGCGAATGTGGAAGCGTTTGACGACGGGCTGGTCCCCCCCGTACAAACCGTGTCGGTGGCGGTTCCACAAGTGCGCAACGCCATTGCAGAGATGCTGCACGACGCCGACGAAATCATGGCTTCGCAAGCCGTGCAAGAGTTTTCCTTCATGGTGGACGTGCCCACCGAGCGCAAGCGCTACACGCTGGAGTCGCAAACCAACGACTTGTTGAACGCGCTCCTGTCCGGCGTGCCCGCCACCCAGCGCACCGACTCCGTGTTGAACGGCATCCACACGCTGATCACCCGGTTCAAGCAGCTGCGCGAGCAGTTTTCCACGTTTGACCGCAGCGGGAACGCGCACGTGCCGCTGACGCACGGCCCGGACCACCGCCCGCTCATTGACGCGCTGCGCAAAATGAACCAGCGCTTGTACTGGATTCTGCCGGTGGCGGCCTGCCGCAAGAAGACGTACGTGAACGAAGAAGCCGGCGTCGCAGAGGGGGGTGGAGCGTCTGTCTCGCTCTCGGCTTCAACCGAGGACGTCATACAAATCCGCATGGCCGCCGCATTGGCCGACCAGTCCGAGTTGCACGCGGCGTACAAGAGCGGCGGCGATTCGCACGCGGCGTACATGCAGAAGTTGAGCGCGCGGCAGTTCACGCCGTTTGCGCCACCCGAATACGAGGACGATTACATGGTGACGCAAGCCGTGCGCGACAATTTGGAAGCCGTCATTGACAATTTGGGCGACCTCAAGTCGTCGGTTGTGGCGGGCGAGGAGTTGAAGACCCGGCGGTTCGTCATGCAGCGCTACAACCTGGGGCTCACGCACTTGAATGCCACGTCCATGAGCGCGAATCGCATGACGGCCAGCGTGGTGCCCATGACGCCCGCCGACTCGCTCACGCTGAAGTCGTTTGTCATGCTGCCCGAACCGGCCGTGTCGTTTTCGCGCATCAACCTGCACACCATCAACGTGCTGGACAAGTCGTTGCTGAACCAGCACAACTTGAACTACTGGCAGCTGCTGCGCAAGACCACGCGCGTCAGCACGCGCACCATTGACGACTTGGACGAGCACATTGCGTTCAACTCGCGCGACTTTTTGAAGGACATCAAGGAGTACGTGTTCAGCAGCGACATCACGGACGCCGATCGGTTCGCGGAGTACTTGCGCATTGTGGTGCCCCGCACCCGCGTCCTGTTTGATCTCGTCAAGAAGCACCTCGTGGGCAGCCTGACCCTGTCCGAAATCGTGAATTATTTGGAACCCTTCATGGTGTACCACCGCGACTTGACGCACCGCCAGTACACCGACATGGTGGCGTTCTTGCGCGAGCGCATTCGCGACCACAAGCGCAACTACGCGCTGCTCAAGGCCCAGTCCGACAAGGTGCGCACCCACAACTACGGCGTCATTTATTTGGGAATGTCGGTCATGTACAACTTGCTCGTGAGCGGCAACGCGCACCAAGCGCACCAAGCGGATCAAGAAAAAGACGCCGAAGCGGCTGGAAGCGGCGTGTTTGAAACGTACGGCTTTTCCAAGGAGCAGTACAACATTGCGGGCGACACCGCGTTTCAGCGCGCGGACGCGGCCGACGCGGAGCTCCGGTTGCGCCGGTCCTTGACCCCGTCCGAGTTGTTGCACCGCATGCTCGTGGCGGACAACGCGCGACTCTACACGTGCGCGATTGCCCGGCTGAACTTGGATTTGATCACGAACTTTGATTTCGCGGCGCTGCTGAACCAGCAGACCGCCAAGTTCAAGCAGCGCAAGGCGGAAGAGGAGGGCGCCAACAAGTGCGCCAACATCGTGATTGCCAAACAGTACTTGGCCGACTCGGACGAGCTGGAGGACGACAACGGCGCGGACATCGCGTTTGACCGCAAGTTTGACCGCACCGCGTACGACTTCATCACAAAGTACGCGTCGCAGCAGCAGGAGATGCCGCGCGAAGAGTTCATCCTGTTTCTCAAGGAGGAAATCAAGCGCGAACTCAAGGTGCCGGACGACCGCCAGGCGGGCGTGGAGGCGGATGCCATGCTGCTGGGGGAGCGCCCCGTGCAAGACGGGCAATACGCGGTCATTGAGATGGACAACGCGGACGGCACCAACCGCAGCCTGTACTACGTGCGCAAGAACAAGCGGTGGATTCGCGACACCAACATCCCGACGGGCGTGAGCATGCACGACCCGGCCTTTTTCTGCAACGTGCAGGACAAGTGCTTCACCGTGGAGCAGACGTGCATGGATTACAACCTGGCGGCCGATGCCGTGAAGGAGGGGCTGCTGGACGAAATGAACGCGGAATTCAAGGCCAGCGTGAACGAGAGCCGCGAGCGCACCGTGCAGCGCATCACGGGCAAGCTGAATTACTACGACACCGTGCTGCCGCGCTTGCGCCACATGAAGTACGCGCGCATGACGAAATACAACGACGCGCAGCTGCGGCACCAAGTGAGCGCCGACGACTTCCAGGACATTCTGCAGTCGCCGTACGAGCGGTTGAAAACCATCATTTTGGGGCAGTCCGACATCGTCAAACGCAGCGCGGACGTCCTGAATTTCGCGGAGCGCTACACGCGCGGCGCCAACGAGCGCCTCAGCGAGGACCCGCACTGGCTGTACTGCGTGAAAACCGACGTGAAGCTGCTGCCCGGCTTCTTGCGCCGACTGGCGGCGGCGTTCATGGCTTCCACGGCCACGTCTGCTTCCACTACTGCATCGTACCAGTCCGTGCTGCGCACCGTGTGCCGGGAGCAGGGCGAGATCAGCGACGAAGGCAACGCCGTGGTGGACAAGCACAGCGGCTACGTCATCATGCACCTGGAATCGGCCACGGAGGAGGGCAGTGACTTCCGCGGCGCATTGGACGAGGACGAGGGCGAGGGCGAGGGCGCATTGACGGCAACAAGCGCAAAATCCACGGTCCCCAAGAAGTACGACAACCCGCGCGCCGTCATGATTTCCAACGTCGTCACGTCCATGGGCAACTACTTGCACGTGGACTTGGGTTCCCTGCGCGAGTTCATCGTGGAGAAGACCATGGCCACGCTGAACGCCACCCTGAAGTCGGAGGAGCAATACAACCGCGCGGCCCAAGCGTACTTTGAGAAGGAGAAAAAACGCTTGCCCACGTTCAAGGAGTCGCTGCACCAGTCGCTGCTGCTGTACGCGCTCACTTTTTTGACGGTGGCCGTTCAAACCGCCGTTCCGTCGCTGAAGACCAACAAAACGCAGCCCGGGTGCGTGCGGTCCTTCCTCGGCTACCCGCTGCTCGGCGAGGAGGACATGAGCGGCATTCGCTACGTGGCCTGCATTGCCTACCAGCTGAAGAGCAAGTCCGTGGAGCCGTGGAGCGCGATCAAGGACATGAAGGAAGCCGGCATTGCCGACAAAATCAAGCTCTTCATGAACAAGTACGTGGTGACCAACGGCGAAATCGGCGACTTGCTGGCGCTCAAGCGCGAGTACCTGAAAGAGCACGCGGACGAGCTCGTGCCCGTGGAGCTGGACATTCGGCGCATGACCACGTTTCTGCCGCCGCTGGGCGGCGTCGTGAACCCCACCACCAACATGGTGTCGCCGCAGTTCATGGAACAGCTGGACGAGAACTTGCGACGCGGCAAGTCGGAACAAACTGAACAGCTCGGGGTGCTGCGCGCCAAGGTCATGTACTTCTCCCTCGGCATCCAGCAGCTGGTGCAGGAAGTGGTGAGCAAGTACCGAACGCAGCTGCTGCTGCGGCCGCAGACCGAGGGCGGTGTGCCGTTCCTGCAGAACGCGTGCTGCTTAGAGGGCGGGGACAGCACCACGCTGGACTTTTTCGTGCGCCAGCGCCCGGGCATCCGAGAATGCGACGACGACGCCGCGAAGACGCAGGCCGTCATTGACCGCATCGTGCGGCTGGGGCAGGCAGCCACGCTGTACGACCCCCAATCAAGCAAGGCGGCGTTTCCCGCGCTGCCGCCGCAGTTTGACGAGCGCACCATTTACATGGCGTTCATTGCGTTCTGCAACTACAGCAACCTGCGCCCCGTTCCGCCGCAGCTGCAGCTCTTTTGCTTGAACAAGCCCGCGCCCGACGAGTTCAGCGCGTCCGACCCGGTCACCACGCAAATTGAGCGGTTGAAGCGCCGCGGCGTCAATTTCACGCGCGACGCCTTCATGCAACTGATGCAGGCCGTGTGTTCCCACAACGTGCTGCCCGTGCAGCTGGATAAACCGGCGTGGTCGTCCGACCAGCAACTGCGCGACATGATTGCCGAGCTGCAAGCAAAGCAATCAAAGAGCGGGATCGCCATTATACCGGACGCGCTGCAGACGCACGTGCTGGGCATCATGGACACGTACGACCTGGCGCTGTCCGAAGAAACCCCCGAAATGCGCGAGTTCAAATCGTATTTGAGCAACTTGTGCGACGACCGCTGGGCCCAAATCGGATCATTCTTGGACGCCAATAAAGCCCGCGTGCCGAACTTTGCAAAGCAGCGCACCAAGTTGAAGGCCGTGTTCGGCACGCTCATGGACTTTGCCCCCCAAAAACGCGGCAGCGTCATTGAACCCGACGACGTCACCCTGAACCGCGCGGTCCAGTTCACGAAAAACTGCATGCACAGCCTGGCACGCGTGTTTCCGGGCATGATATGCCATCAAGTGCAGCGCGATGCCAACAGCATCCGGGTGCCGGCGCACTGGGAACTCAGCACCGTGCACCGCGAGGACGTGCGCAACATTATTGCCCGCACGTGCGCGGGCCTGTACAAATTTTACGGCGACCGGCAGCTCGCGTCCCTTCTCGCCGAACTGCAGCGCCGGGTGCGCGACCTCATGCGCTTCATGAGCGTGGTCCCGTTCTTTGCGGAAATCGCCCCGCAGCAAGGGGCAAAACAAACAAACCAAACAACCACGTTCTCCGTGTTCGACAACCGCACCGTGCACCTGCTGTACAAATACTTTTTCTTAGAGCTCCTCGCGGAACACACGCGCATGGTGGATTACGAGGGCGTCATCATTGAGGAAACGGTGCCGGTGGAAGAGGACGCGATGGTTGCTGCCACGCTGCGCGCCGAAGAAGCCGCGGCCGAGGGGCTTGTTGAAGAAGTGCAGTTCATGCAAATGGATCGCACCGTCGTCGGCAAAACCATCGTGGAGCTGCTGTTCGCGTACGCCGACATCGTGGACGACGAGCGCGCGGCGACAGACATGAACGCCGACACCATCAAGGAGCGCGTGCGCCGCACCAAGGACAAGGAGAAGGAGCTCATCGTGGAGGGCTTTGACAACATGACAAAGGACCAGCGCGAAACCGAAAAGTTTTTCAAGGACCACCGCATGGGCGACTGGAACGTGGGCATGCAGAAAGGGTTGCGCCAGTACGTGGGCGACACGTACGACCGCGAGCGCGAGGAAATGGAGCAGCAGCTGAGCAAAGAACGGCAACTGAGCCGGCGCGACTTCGTCTCCGACATGCAGCGCGAAATTTTCTTGGACGGGGATGCCGAGCGCGAGGCGGACCAAATGGAAGCGGAGGAATACAGCCTGCGCGCACTACCAGCAGACGACGACTACGGTGAGGCGGACGACGGGGGCGCGCTGGATTACGAAGACGTCAACGAGTCGGGCTAGTAAAAATAATTTTATTCACTTTAGATGAAATTATTTTCTAATGGTATGAATCTAAAGCTGCGAGTTGATGCTGCCGGGCAGCCCGTGCCCAAACACAATCATGTAAATGAGCACGCACGCCGCAACGAGGATGCTGCGGTTTTCTGCTATCGCGGGAGACTGCTTCAAAAACAGCGTCATGATTGCGTACAAGGCCACGCCGATCACAACGGAATGCATCACCATGGTTAGCCCTCGTTCAGACATTTGTTGAAATTGGATTTGGATTGGATTGGATTGGATTGATTATACATTTAACGAGAGAAATTAAAATAAAAACAATACAATATTTACCACCAGAATACAAATACAACAATGCAATCCAACAATGATGACAATGACAACAATCATAATGCCGCAATTCAGGACATCAACGAAAAAATAGAGGCACGCAAACACAACGTATGTGAAATAAGAGACCCATACGGCATACTTACCTTACTCAACCTCCTTGATGACAATGAATCGGACTCATTGAGAATGATGGGAATGATGAGAAGCCGTCTTTAGGTTTAGAATTTTTCGCACGGTTTTTTCAATGCGCGTGCACATTTCAACCCCCTCATTTGCTCTCGGTCTCGCGCACATGTTTTTGATTTTCAAGAGTTTCATCCGCAACCGGTCCAACTGCGGGGTCCATTTGTACAATACGCGAAAACACGCGGCCTGCATGCAGATGCAGTTGCAGTTCATTGCGGTTTGAACCGTCGCGCTGGGAACTGGGTCGTGATTGGACCACGCATTGCATTCCAATCGCGCGCATGAGCGAATGAATTCGTCGCATTTGAGTGCGCGTTCATCCAGATCGGAGGAAGCATGCAGAATGCACTGCAACTCATTCATGACGTGTGAAAACTGGGACAGGTGCGCGTTGCATTGATCCACAATTTGAGATTCTCTCGTGAGTAATTTTTGCAACACATGGCGTTGGTGCGTGGACAGTGTTGCGGTGCACGACATTGCGACTATTCATTGTATGTGTTGGATGCAATGCGACCCCATTGCATTCAATTTTATTTTTTTGTTGGCGTCATGCCATGACACGCCATTCAACCAAACGCGCTCGTCTTCTTTTTCAGCTTGTAATTGTTTGTGGGTATGCTTTTGTTGTTCAGCATGAAGTCGTTGTTTTCTTCGTAAATTTCAGGTAAAATGTGCGTCAGGGGTTTGCTGACCACGTACACAATTTGCTCGCTCTTGAACAGCATCCGGTATTCTTGAATGGAGAGATTCCCGTAAAATTTGCCCAGCGTGTAATGCGGGTTCGGCGCCGGTTTAATGCTGACGTTCACCTTTCCGTGCATGGCGTTCAACATTTGGCAGCGCTCAAACTTGACCGACGTGTCAATGCGCTCGTTCATGAGGTAAGCCAGCGCGCACTCCGGGCTGCAAAAACAGGCATACACCACGTACCCGCCATTGTTTGAAATGCACTTGGGCAAGTACACGGGCGGCGTGTCAAATTCACACGTGTCCCAAAAACAGCACGACCGGCGCGGAGCCGCGCCAACTGTCTGAAACAAGTCGCTCATGTGGAACGAAATTTTGAGGTGGTTCAGTTTTTTCATGATGGTTTTTGTGGTCGTGTTGCCACCCTCGTCGCAATCGTCGTCCGAAGCAGTGTCGTTCAAATAATTGTATGCGTTGTTTCCCATCAACGCGTTATTGGGTTTCAATTCGTTGTCCGAATGATACAAATCGTGCAAATCGGCCCCCTTGTTGTCCATCACATTGAACGAAACCACGTCGCCCTCTTTGTAATTGTGGATTATGGAGGAGTCAATGTCGGCAGCCCCGCATTTCAAATGCAGTATGATGTTGGGAACCATTGACACCACCACATTGTCGTTGGTCAAATTTTGGATCAGTTTTCCGCCTTTGGGCTTTCTCCCGCGTTTTTTTGTGATCGGTTTGTCCGCCGGTGCTTCTAGTGATGCAACTGATGCAACTGATGCAACTGATGCAACTGATGCAACTGATGCAACCACTTCTTCTTCTACAACTGATGCAACTGGCACAACTTCTACAACTGGTACAACCGGTGCTTTGCGCGATCGTTTTTTTGCAATGGGTTTAACCGCAATGGCATCATTGGCTATGGGTATGGCATCATTGACGATGGGTATGACATCATTGGCTATGGGTATGGCATCATTGACGATGGGTATGGGTATGGCCGGGGCCGGGGCTTTTGCTCTTCTGGAAGGCATTGCAAACTAAAAAATGAAGAAATGCGCAAACTTATTATGTATGAAATACGCAATCCATTTTAAGTTGTTTTGTTATATTTTTTCTCGGTTTGGGTGGTGTAGCATGCGCGACACAGCGGAATGTAATTGTCGCTGCCAATCACAATTTGGTCGGTTTCGGCGGTGGTTCTGAAGCTGAAAATCGCCTCCTTCCCGTTGCGGCAAATGCTGCACAGCGACGTCAACTTGCAAACCTTGTCGCAGTGCGGAATCAAGTCCAGAAATGCGCCGATGCGTTTTTTTTCAAAGTCTCCGTCCAGACCGCACGTGTAAACGCGCTTGCCCGCGTCCACAAACCGCAAGACGCGCATGATGTCGCCGAAGAACTGGCCTTCGTTGATGAGCAGCACGTCGGCTTCGGCCACTTCGTCGGCGTGACGCGTTTCCAGCTCTTCAATGGTGGAGCACATGATGCAAGGAATCATGGTGCGGTCGTGTGTGGAAAGGAGCGCGTCTCCGACCGCCGCGTATCGCGTGTCGCCCGCAAAATTAACCACCACCACGCGCATGTTGCAAAAGGTGCACTGCTTGTGCAAATTGGTGAGCCACGTGGTCTTCCCCGAAAACATGGGGCCAATCGCCATTTCTAAATATCCAGACTGATTTGATTGCATTGAATTGACAGCAATGTTGCTTCTAAATTGTGCAAGTCATTTTAATTATCAATTTTTACTGCAATGTTTGGTTTACACAAATATCAATATAAAAATACGTTCAAATGGTTGAATACTTGATCACACGCATACATAACCATAACCATTTGAATGAATGGAACAAACGCAACCAACGCAACCAACGCAACCAACGCAACCAACGCAACCGCGTCAACCCCTTGGGTGGAAAAATACAGGCCAACCAATTTTGACGACATTGTGCTGGACCCGCTGAACAAGCTCCTCATGCGCAACATCATCGCAACGGGGCACTTCCCCAACCTCCTGTTTTACGGCCCCCCCGGCACGGGTAAAACCACCACCATCATAAACCTCGTGAACAAGTACCAGCAATCCACCATGCAGCACACCAACAGCGGGTTCATGATCCACTTGAACGCCTCCGACGAGCGCGGCATTGACATCATTCGCAACCAAATCAACGGGTTTGTCACGACGCAGTCCCTCTTCGGGGCCGGCATCAAGTTCGTCATTCTGGACGAAGTGGATTACATGACCAAAAACGCGCAAACCGCGCTGCGCCACTTGCTCAACGGCTACGACCATTCCCAGCACAACGTGCGGTTTTGCCTCATCTGCAACTACATCAGCCGAATTGACGAAGCGCTGCAAACCGAGTTCGTCCGTCTGCGGTTCAACCAGCTGCCCGTGCAGGACATCCTCCACTTCATGCGCAAGGTCGGCGCGAGCGAAGGGCTCAACCTGTCCGACGCAACCATCGTTGCCATTCAAAAGCAGTTCAACTCCGACATCCGCAGCATGATCAACTACATGCAAACCAACCAGGACGTGTACCACGGCAACCTCGCCGTTGCCATCGCAACCGACGCCAACTGGGACGAACTCACCGCCGACTTAAAAAAAGGCACCAGCGCCGAGCACGTTCGGGCCGTGTGCGACGGGCTCAAACGCATGAGCCACCGGTGCAACCTGGACCGCAAGCACATGATAAAAACGTACGCGAATCACGTCATACGGCGACACCCCGAACTCGTGACGCACGAGCTGCTCACCCATTTGGAAAACGTGATGCACGCGAACGAGTGCAACATGGATCACGTGGTGCAGTACGTGGTGTTCACGTTTGCAAAGTGCTTCTGCGCCGCATCGGACCACGTCATCCCATGATTCCATGATTCAAACCAGGTGCACGTGCACGCAAATCGGCGCCTTGCTCCTCGCCTCGTAAATGTCGGTTGCGCAAATGAGGGAAATGCCGTGCTTATGGTTCGGAAGCTGCAGCGTTTGCCGCGCAACAATGCGCAAGTCTCTCACCGGAAGCTCCAAACATTCCGAATCGTACAGCGGGATGCGCAGCGCTTCGCCGCTGCTGTTCAGCAGCTCCTTGATGTCCGCGCGCACGTCCACGTGCAGCTCGTTGTTGGCATCAATGGACATGTGCGGCGGCAGGTCGGGCATGCATTTCACGACGAGCTGCTTGCCGCTGTCCGCGTCCGCGTCCGCGTCCGCATTGGTCGGGTCGGGGTCAATGCGGTAGTGCAACTCGCTGTGCCAAAGCGGCACATAAAAGGTGTGCCCCTCCACCTTCAGCACCGAAATGTTATTTTGAATCACGTCCTTGAGAGAGGGCTTCAAAATGATGATGTTATTTTTCTGCATTTTCTCTCGTAGGATGCGGGTGACTTCCTCAAAAATGCGGGAGTCCATGCGGATCGCTGCATTGTACTGCTCCAACGTTTCGTACAGTTGAAACAGCACCGACGGATCCAGCGAATCCAGCGCCGCGTGGACGGAAACCGACGCATAATCGTGCACAATGCGGTGCAACAAGTTGAACAGGATGGGTCCGGTTTCCTCTTTTTTGAAATGTCCTGTCTTCCGAAAGAGAGATTTGATAAAATGCATGAAAATATCCGAGTACGTTGCGGTCTCCTCCATCCCATCCTCGTTGTCGTCGTCGGACTTGTCGGACGCATTGTGCTTATCGGACGCATTCGGCTTATCGGACGCATTGTGCTTATCGGACGCATTCGGCTTATCGGACAGCAACAGCATGCGATACGCGGCATTCAGCTCTTGGAATGCGGCGGTCGCTTCCGGCGTGTTGCCATTTTTGTCCGGGTGCAGCCGCAACGCTAGAATGCGGTAGCGCTTGTTTAATTCCGCAGACGAACAGTCACGCGACACTCCTAAAACTTCGCGGGCATCTTTCGGGTTCATTTGCTTTGTGCTTTACGCTTTGTGGTTTACGCGTTGTGGGTACTGTGTGTTTGTGGTTTGTGTTTATGTGGGTATTGGTGGATGATTTATTGTGTTTTCGCACATCGTTTTTATCAACATGAACACAAAGTTTTCCAGGTGGTAGATGGGGCGATAGTTGTTGTTGTAATACTGCAAAAACTTATGGGTTTGAATCAACACCGCGGACATGTTGTCATCCCGTAGCATGTTGCGTTTTTTCAACTCGGACACGAGGTGCCACGCGCATTCGTGGATGTCAAAATCGTAAATCAGAATGTCGTACAACAATTCCCTCATTTGTCCGAACCGGATTTGATCCATGTTGCAAATGTACTGCACCAGGTTGTCAAAGAGCTCTTGCGCTTCTTTCGGGTCTTTCGGGTCTTTCGGGTCTTTCGTTTGTTCGCCCCCCCATTTCAGGGCTTGAATGTTGGTGACGGCGGCGGGATTGGTCACGGTGGTGTTCGTGACCCGCTTGTACATGGCGGACGTTGGCCGCGCAACGGGAACCACCTGGCAGCTGTTCAAAATGTTGCTCGGAATGAAGCCGATGTGCTCCGTGATCAAGATGTACTTCAGCCGGATGCTGGCGTGGTGCGGCATGTGCATGTAGCTGTAAAACGTTTCCAGCAACTCGCTGTGCACGTTGTGAAAGTATTTGCACACGATGATTCCCACCGGGTCGGTTCGCGCGCTGACCACATCCATGATCTGGCTGTGCATCTCGGCCCACAGCAGCTTGGACGTGCAGCCCAGCAGCGACATGTCAATTTCAAAATGAACGTCGCTCATTTTTATGGTCTGGGTTTCCTTGTTGCACACAATTGACAACCGCTTCTCGTATTTGAGGTGGGTGGGGCTGTATTTGCTGATGCACGCGAGCACCTGGCTGTACTTGCCCGTCCCACTCGGTCCGTAAAAAATGAGGTTGCGCAGGTGGTTCATGCTGGACGGAAACGCCGTTGCGTAAATGGTTTTCAGCTTCGGGTGCAGCGGCGTTGTGCGCGCCGCCTCCACGTAGCTTTCAAAATGCGTATCCTTCACGGGTTTCATGCAGGACGTCAATACACATAACAACGGTATTTATTTAAACACATTGCAATTCAAATATTAAGAGACAATGAGTTTTTTTATTTACGCGGACAAGTTTGATCATCGGCACGTGCACTTTGGCCCGACTCAGTGCGAGAACAGCAACAACAGCAACAACAGCAACACCCACAACCACATCAATAACAACAGTAAATTCTCTCGCATCACCTACTCCACCAACCACATTTCGTTGAACAGCGTGGGATTCGTGCTGTCGGACACGCCGGTGGCGTCATTGGTCCACGTGGAAAGCGCCATTCTGGCGAAGTACGTGCTGCAACTGGGGGAAACGCGTCGCCCGGTTCATTCCATCGCGTCACAGACCACCGACACCACCCTCGCCATTTGCGGGGTGTGGGAAACGCGCGACGAATGCGGGCTTGTCTACAAGGGTTCCAAATGATCCAAATGATCCAAATGATCCAAATGACCCGAAATGTGCGGCAAATTATAAAATGACATGTTTATAATATGTAAATGAACTTCAACATTTTAGGATACATATTGATTGCACTCATTGCCGTGATATGCATTCGCGTGTACCAGAGCTCCGACTCCTTCCAACTCAAGTGCGTAGTGTCCGACGTGGACGGCAACAAGTACTGCGTGCGCGAGCGCGCCAAGCTGGTCATGGCGGCGGACTTGCTGGCGCAGTGCACCGTGAACATGAAGAAACTGGCGGAGTACATGGAGAAGACGTACCCCGACCAGGACAACGTGCGGCGCTTGGTCGCAAAATTTGACCCGCAGCAAATCTGCGAAACGCTGCCCACCAGCGAGTTCACCGCTTACAGCGAGAACAAGGGCGAGAAGCTGGCGTTCTGCCTGAACACCACGAAGGAGGGCGGCAAGCTCATTGACTCCAACACGCTCATGTTCATCGCGCTGCACGAAATGTCGCACATCATGACGGAGAGCATCGGTCACAAGGACGAGTTCTGGAAGAACTTCAAGTTCCTGCTGCAAAACGCGGTGGAAATCAAGATTTACGAGCCCGTGGATTACAAGGCGAAGCCGAAGCAGTACTGCGGCATTGAAATCAACGACAACCCTTACTTTGATGCATAAAGGTGTTGCATTTACATTTTTGATATAAAATATCAATTTAAATGTAATATACAATACAACCGCTATTTGTCGTATGAACAATCAAACAAAACACAAATGCAAACACAAATTAATTTTAAAGGCCGCTAAATGCAAAAGAACACGCAAAATGAAGGGAGGGTGGAGCCTGTTCAAATCAAAAACCCCTGTTGCCGCTGCTCCCATTGCTCCAAGTCAGTCGGGTGATGGACCGATTAAATCATCCGACGTCATTAAAGCATCCGCAACAGTTGTCGCAATCACCACATTGGGCTCAATTGCTACAGAATATTTAGCAAACCCCGCTGCAATGACAACAATTACAGGGCTTATAACAGCTTCTTCATTTGGAATCGGTGGTGCAGTCATCGTCACACTGTTGGTGCTTGCCGCAGCATGGAGGGTGTTGAAAGAAAAACAAAAAGCATACAAGGGATTGATCCTAGTCATGGATGAATTGTATTTAGTCGTTCAAAAATTAAATGGCATTGTGGAAGTTTCCATGTACATTGCGGCTACATATGCATTTCCAATAGACGTGCGCGATGTTCAGCTCGCACTAGATGCCATCCTTGCAAAATTTGATGAATTATTGGATCCCACCAACGATTACGACAAAATCCGGGGCGAATTATCCGATTTCAAGACATTAAGATCCAAATTTAATGCACAAGAAAGTGAAGTGAAAGAGGAATTGGCTAACGCGACTGAAGGTGATGATGCAGGAGACAAACCCACCATTAGTTTATGGGCTCGGGTAAAAGATAAGGTTTCAAATAGCACCGCTGCCAAATTTGTTAAACAGAACATCATGTTCAGTGCACCTAAATTTGTGCAAGAGTTGAACGAATCTGTTACGTATCTTGCATTGTATGTCGGCATATTTTCTGCATCGTTTTCAACCACTTACACCACGGTGGCACTGCAACTTTTGGTCAATGATAAAAAAGAACAGTTGAAATTATTGCAAGCCATGGTGTTTACGAATTCCAAATTCCTTTCCATGGTTGAAGGTGCATTTGTGTTTCCATTATTACAGTCTGAAAAAACACACAAGACGTGCAGTCTCAAATCCGAAACATCGGATTCATGCGATCGGTCATTTATTGAGGCCGCAGAAAATATACGAAATGGCATGAATCGCACATTTAAAAATAATGCAGTGACTGGCGAATTATTTTCAAAAATGAGCAACTTGAAGAGTGCGGTTGAAAACAATAAAACGCGGATAACAACTGCAGCTGGTGCAACAATGTTTGTCGGCGATGTCAAGAAAGCATTTGATGAAGATAAAAAGTCATTTGAAATACCTCCTCCTCCTCCTCCTCCTCCTCCTCCTCCTCCAAGTGTAACAAGTGTGCCAGTGCAAAACACAACAAGTGCACCAAATGTACCAGTGCAAAGTGCACCAGCGCAAAGTGCAACGCCATCAAGTGCAGAACCAAATGTACCAGTGCAAAGTGCACCAGCGCAAATTGCAACGCCATCAAGTTCAGAACCAAATGTACCAGTGCAAAGTGCACCAGTGCAAAGTGCAACGCAATCAAGTGCAACGCAATCAAGTGCAACGCAATCAAGTGCAACGCAATCAAGTGCACCAAATTCATGATGAATGCCTGATCGGCTCGTAGTGGCCTCCGCTCCACTCCAGTTCAAACGTCTTGTCTGAAGTGAGAGTGGAAACCGGCAAGAACTCAATGGTTTTACCATGGCTTGAGCGGATGTCGTGCACCACAATGCGCGCGTTCCAAATGTTGCACGCAGCCTGAATCTCAATGGCGCCGCCCCAGGTAGTTGATGCGCGCATGGCGCCAATGTATTGATCCGGCGACGATCCAGAATCCAGCTGCAGCACGTCGTGCGTGGCCATGCCGTCAATGATCGGCGAATTGGCCTGCAAGTAGTCGCAAATGCGTGCGCGAATGGCCTGCGGGTCGGTTTGCGGAATGAAATGCGAGAGACTGTTGAACAAACAACTCATTATATAAAAAATGAACGTATTTTATTTTTTATACTGATTTTTGAGTTTTTGAGTTAAATGAATCAGGGTTAGTGGCGGCGCTTTGCACGAGACTTGCGTTGGTTTCGGCGCGACACTCTTATACATTTGTTGCCTTTATTGCCTTTCCTGTGTTTGCGAGTTTTAGGTAAACTTTTGCGGCGAGTGCGTCCTCCTCCAGCAACAGTAACAGCATTATCAAGCGCGTCTAGAGCAGTAACATCAGTTGGATCTGCATTTTTATACTCATATGAAATGCATGTGGGATATACTCTACCCACAAAGATGTTTCCAGTGTAACCCGGATTTTTCATGCCTGCCATGCGAAATCCTCCAAAGTATGTCATGCCCCAGTATTCCGCATGTGGAAATCCTTGACTCTTTGGGTTCGTAGCGTCAATCATAATCTTTGTGGGCATGTGCATTATCGTTGCCGCTTCGTACATATTCTTTTCGGCACCAAATCCAAAAAGTCCACCTTTTCGGGTTCTGCGTTTGCCTCCTCCCATTCCCGCGTAAATGGGTGTTCTTGTTATTCCCTGAGGCATTGTAACAAGGCCTGTGCCTGTTCGCATCTTGATACCTTGTGACGAAGGTAAATTTTTTTGATATCCTGCCTGTATTTGTAACCTCTGGTTGGTTAACCATTTTTGCAATTCTACTTCAAAATCTGCATACGCCTTATCATATAGTTCCTCCGTTTCAAATTGACTTTTTATAGGCTGGACAGGTTTTGTAGGCTGGACAGGAACAGGTGCCGAAGGAACAACCGGTGCCGAAGGTGCCGAAGGAACAACCGGTGCCGAAGGTGCCGAAGGAACAACCGGTGCCGAAGGTGCCGAAGGAACAACCGGTGCCGAAGGTGCCGAAGGAACAACGGGCTGAACTACTCTTTCAGGCTGAGCTACGCTTTCAGGCTGAGCTACGCTTTCAGGCTGAGTTACGCTTACAGGCTGAGTTACGCTTACAGGCTGAGTTACGCTTACAGACTGAGCTATTACAGGCGCTTCGTCAACTTTGGTGGGCGCTTCGTCAACTTTGGTGGGGTCAACGAAAACACCTACTACATTTTTGAGCTGATATGCCCGTCCTGTTTTTTCTTCTGGATAAAACTCGGTTTTTAATGGCTGATATCCAGGATGTGTAAACCCGGCCGGAATGCTGGGTATGGCATCAATTACGAGCGTTTTTGCTTGTGACACCACCCGATCCAGTGTTAAAAATCCATTATCAAGGTACTTATTAAACGTATTACGTGCCGTATCCGAAAGCAGCGTGGGAGCTCCAAATGTGATTAAATGAGCTGTTGCAATGGTTGGAAATTGGGCTGCATGGCATTCCGCAACAATAAACGCAAATAGGGAAGCGTACGCACCTCCCAATGAATGTCCAGTTATAAACAATCTTGATGGGTTTTTTGATGTAATTTCTCTCTTCAATATTGGCCAAACTTTCATCAATGGTTTTACAAACGCACCTGTCACTTTGCCAACTGGGTTATCTGTTAACTTCAAACCGGCGGGTTTCACCAACTCAGTCAATTCCGTTGCGTCAAATTGTGAATACAAATCATGCTTGAAATTTTTCACTGTGCTTGAACCCTTGAAACAAATGACCAAATCGTCGTCTTTGAAAAAAGTAAGGCCTGATTTCTCTCGTAGTTGTTTTCCGCTTATAATGAGAAACGTGACATCGCTTGGAGATGACACATATGTCAAAACTTCGGTGCCAGCGGGTTGCGGAGTTGGGCACGCGGGAGTTGCGTATGATTGCATTGGACGACCTTCATTTTTGGCTGGATCAACCGAAGTTCTTCGCATAGAAGAATATTTACTGTCTAGTTGTGTGATTTGAGTGTTTACTGCAGGATTGTCATCTTTTCCGAATGCATCACCAATCACAACTTCACGTATCACGCTTAAATCACAATACACTATGCGAGCAAGTTGGGCCATTATCTTTAACACGTGGGTGTAATTATTGAATGTTGTTGCATCAACCTGGGTTGATATAATCTTTCCTTTTCCTGTTTTAGCAGACTGAATGGATAAGTCTCTACTTATTCCTAACACAGCCGGTCGCAGTGTTACATCCTTGATTGTTGAACCAGTTGTCGCAGGTACTGGTTTTACATCAAATCCTCCGGCCGGTACGGCCATAGGAACAGATGTTGCAGGTGCAGGTGTTGCAGTTACAGGTGCTGCAGTTACAGGTGTTGCAGGTGCCACAGGCTTAGGCTTAGGCTTAAACAAATTTCCAAACATTGTTTAATGTAATTAGATAATTTAATTTTTTCAATTTCAGTTGAATGAATACATGAGAATGCGATTCAGTTTATCCACAAACCCCAGGTTGCACGCCACCGTGCGCGCCTGCAGCTGCACAAACAACTCCAAATTTTTGGAGTAGCTAAATGTTTTGGACGCGTCGTGCATTCTCTGCATTTGCGTGTAGTATCGCGTCATTTCGTGCTCGTCTTCGGAATACAGCCCGTTCTTGATTAAAAGCCGTTTGGTTATGTAAAAGCAATTGTGCTTAAAGTCCCATTGAAACCAGTGCTCGTCCTTGACGCGACGCTTCCCCGCATCCAGAAAGGCGCCCAGCGTCATTTTTGCATCCTTGTTTTTGAGAGAAATGGGTTTTAGCACCGCGTTTTTGATGTGCGGCTCCTTCATTTTCAGCAGCGTCATGGTGGACGTTTTGTCCAGCAACAAGTGCACCCCGTCCTCCATTTCAAATATGAGCCCGCAGTGAAACGGCAGCGCTTCTGCGTTCGTGCGCAAATAGTCGGGAACGGACCCAGTGCAATGGTCCGATTTCGCATGCTCCGTCATCATTTCCGTGTACAATGTGTCCATCCGACACAGGGTCATTTTGTTGTACAGGTTGAGCAACTTTTTGGGAACCCGCCGGTAGTACAGGCGAACCGATTTAATGGTCTTGTGTTTGTAGTGGCGCAGGTTGTCGCGCGTGTCGTTCAAATACTCGCAAGAGGGCTGCAGCGCAAAATACCGGAACCCGCGGTTTAAACACGAGGACACCACCCGCTTAATCACGTGCACCATTTTGTCGGACAGCACCGTGCTCAAAAGGTTGCACGCCGCGAGAGTGCACGCCATGAGGATCATGTAGGAGACGAGCAGCGTCATGGCGTACACGAATGACGCCAAGCCGATCGCATGCTGGAATATGTTGGTCATATGGTGTGTTATGCGGTTATGTTAATTGCACACTATTTTTGCATGAAATTAACCCATTACGTTATTACGTTTTACGTATTACGTTAATTTAACGAATGAGAAAACACTTTTGCACGTATTTACCGGTGTGCCGGTTGGCCAACAACAGCACGCCCCCATTATTGGTGGGGTTTACCTTGTACAGGCGGTCAAAGGCGTCAGGGTCATCGTGTGAGAGCGCATTCATCTGTTCCGCGCACATGGGACAACACGTGCGTAAAGAATAAACACGTCCTCTATATTTTAATTCATTCATGATACTGTCCGTTTTTTTTGTCGTGGCCGCGTATCTGCCGTTCTTATCTGGAGTCATGTGAGGACAACACACACTCATATTCCCTTTACTACACGGTTCATTTCGCGTGTTAATTAATTTATCTGTTGCATGCTTATGCTTATGCTTACGCTTCCGCGTGTTGGTTTTTCCATTCCGACGGAGACGGGTTCGTTTTGTTTTCATTGTGGTGTACATGCACATGCATATCATGCAGATATTAATTTATTTTAATATTGGGTGCATTAATTGGGAAGGGAAAAACGTGTCGCAATTATCTATTGGTTCCATCGTGGTAATACACATTTCATCCATGATGATTTCGCCGTTTGCATGCATGGCCAAAAACTGCTCGTAAATGCTGGCGCCGCCGATGATCCACACCTCGTCGTACTTGGCGGCTTCTAAATGCGCGAACAAGTCCGGCATGGAAGCGAACCAGTGGTCCGATTGTTCCGATTGTTCAGGTGCATGGGTTGAGAGAATCAAGTTGGCGCGTCGTCGCAAAGGGCGCGTCGGGATGCTGTCCCACGTTTTTTTGCCCATGACGACCGCGTTGTTGCCTGAACCCGTGGTTCGCTTGGCAAAATGGGCCATGTCGGCCTTGCAGTGCGGCCACGGCAACCGGCCCTTGTAGCCAATGCCTCCATTCGGGCACATGGCTACGATGAGTTTGAATCGTAACATGGGCATTATTTGTATTTAAAATCATTATATAATATCAATAATTATATAATTGCAATCATCATTTTGTAGACATGGAGCCGATCTACATTGCAACCGTGGACGGAAGGGGCACGCTAATTGTGTTCGGCCCTCAAACGGAGGACAGTCCGCCACCCGGCGAGCACGTTACATACTCCAGCCAGCGAATCCACCCCGACGACACCATAGAAACCATTAAGCGCAAAATACTGGTGGAGTTGCCGTCCGTGTCGTACGACGAGCTCTACCTCTTTGCCAGCGTGCAGCCGTTTTTGACGGCGGAGCGCGCGATTCGCATTTTGACGTGCGGGCACCAGTTCCCCATTTCCCGCCACCGGTTGGTGACCCTGTGCCAGAATTTGCAGAGCCCCCACTTGGCGGAAGAGCTGTGCGCGAGCATCCGCACAAGCACAAGCACAAGCACAAGCACACGCAATCAAGAGCAAGACCAAGATCAAATAACGTATACCCCCGACGAGCTGTCCGAATTTTTGCTGGCCGTTCAAAACAGCCGCGAGTTGCGCATGGACGTGGCGCTGGGTCAAACGCTGCAATACGAGTACCCCATGCCCGTGGACCCCGCCCAACCGGTGTTGGACCCCTTTTTGAAAAAGGCGCACCAAGACGTGGTGAAAACCAAGAACAAAACGGTGCTGCTGGAGTACGGCGTGATTCACGAAAACGTGATCCATGTGTGCTGCGCGGGGGACGTGTTGTCGTCGGATGCAGACACGGATGCAGACATGGCGGCAAAGATCAAGCTGTATTATCCGTACCTGCACGAAAAGGGCATTGCGTCGCTTAAAGAGCTGGCGGAGCGCCGGCAGGAGCTGCTGGACGCGTCGCGCCCTTTAGTGGACGCCGCCTTCATGCAGCAAGCCGCGGCGGTCGACATGCTGTACCAAGTGTACCACGAGCGGCAAACGCCGGCGGAGTTGCGATACGCCGAGCGCGGTATCAAGTCCGTGCAGTTCACGATGCGGCCGGTGACGCGGTTCGTGATGCCGCTGGAGAGCTTGTTCAAGACGCTGCACGCCGCGCAGCATGCGCCGCTGATAAAATACAACCCGCAGGAGCAGCGGGAGAAGGCGTACCGCATGTACGCGCCCGGCGTTGCGAAAAACGGGAACCGCATTCCGGCCTTGTCCAAGGCCAAGGTGTTGCGCGTGGACGGCGAAATCGGCAAGCGTCGTCGGGTTGCGGTGTACACGGAACAACGGCTGGACGGCGGCGGCATGTGCGAGGTGGTGTGCGAGTTTGACGCGGAAGCCAACGTGCACGTGAAGGCGAATTTCCGGCAGGCGCTGCGGTACGACCAAACCTACAACAACGCGACGGATCGCGTGCTGCGCGAGTGCTTGAACCCCGTGCTGGCCGAAGCGCGCGACTTTTTGCACAGCACGAGCGGCAACAGCATTGACCTGTTTTGCAGCATTGCGGTGCCGACCGTGGAAATTGCGGAAATCGTGTACGTGGCGTACTTGACGGACACGCCCATGATTCGGGCCCAGAGCATCATGGGCTGCGTGTCGTCCGCGTTCACCGTCATTGACGAAAGCGCCGATGAACTGGGCATGCGGTACAAGCGCGTGTCCAACTACGACGAGCGGTTCGGGGCGGAAGCGTACATTGCGGAACGCCTGCGCAAGGACGCCACGGTGGCCAGCATCGTGACCGGGCTCGTGAAGAACCGGCTGGTCAAGACCGAAGACGCGGCCATGCAGCGGGTGGCCGCGTATCGCGCCGAAGAACAAGTGCTGGAAACCGCGCACCGACGCGGGCGCGCGCGGGTCAAACAGCCCGGGTTTTTGACCATCCTGCGACGCGAAAACACGGAGCTGCACATTGAAGTGAGCGACATCACGCAAGTGTGGTACCTGCGCTTGCTGGAAATTTATTTGGACGCCTTGATTCGGATTGCAATGTATCGCGACCGCAAGGGGGAGCGAACCACCCGCGTGCCGCTGGCCGACATGGAGAGGGTGTGCGCCAAACGCGCCAAGCGCGCCGCCGCCGTCGTTGAGCTGAACGAGGACGAAGTGCCCGTGCCCGCGTTCGTGTCCGACTTGTCGTTTGAAGACCGACTCGCGCTGGAACGCGCCCAAGAACGGGACGCCGATGGCGTGGGTGCAATGGAAGACGAAGACGAATACGCGGGGCTGGGCGACGTGCTGGACCTCATGGGCGAAGAAGTGCAGTCGGACGAAAGCCAATCGGGAGGAGCGATAAGCAAAGCAACCGTAAGCAAAGCAACCGTAAGCAAAGTCCAAGAACAATCAGAAGAAGAGGAAGAAGAGGAAGAAGAAGCAGAGGAAGAAGAAGAGGAAGAAGAGGAAGCAGAAAGGAGCCGGGCATACGCTCCGCAATCGCTGAAAAATCCCAACCCGTTTGAGCACAAGCTGCAAAAGAGCGAGCCGATTCTGTTTCTCTCTAAGAAGTCGGGAAACTATGACACGTATTCCACCAACTGTCAGTCCAACATCAAGCGGCAGCCGGTGGTGCTGTCCAAGCGGGAGTACGACGAACTGAATGCCGACCCGGACATGCGCCCCATGCTGAAAGACGCGCTGGAATACGGGGCGGACCCCGATAACAAGTACTACTACATGTGTCCGCGCTACTGGAGCTTCAAGGACCGGCGCCCCATGACCGAGCAGGAAGTGCAAGACAAGGGCCTGGAACGGCACGTGATCGGGAAAAAGGACAAGGAAGTCACGCTGGACAAGTACATTTTTGAGTTCAACGACTACGGCAAGGAGCACATGGGTGCCAAGGGCTACATTCCGCACTATCCCGGGTTTTTAAACACGAGCGTGCATCCGGACGGCTTGTGCGTGCCGTGCTGCTTCAAAAAGAAACAACAGTTTGCGGATTTGAAAACGTGCGAAGACAAGCTGCGGGTTGCCAAGGGGGGCCCCCCGGCCCAGCAAGCAACAGGAGCAACAACAGGAGCAACAACAGGAGCAACAACAGTCGCAGTAGCAGCACAACAATCAGCAACAGGAGCAGAACAACAATCAGTCGCAGCATCAGTCGCAGCATCAGTCGCAGCATCAGTCGCAGAACAACAATCAGTCGCAGAACAACAATCAGTAGCAATAGCAGCAGTCCAACCAGTCCCGGTAGCAGTCCCGAAGATGCCGCAAAAAGCGCCGGACGAGTACATTGTGGGACCGGACAAGTTCCCCATTCCGCTGGGGCGCCGCGGGTACTTGCCGCAAGCCGTGCAGCGGTTTTTGAATTACGACAACAGCACGTGCCAGGTGAGCCACACCAACAAGGCGCTGAAAAAGGGCGTAAAGTGCTTGCTGCGCAGCGGCGTGCAAGAGTGGGACAAGGACGCCGCGGGACGGGACGAAAAGCCGTCGCAACTCAGCGATAAACAGTCCTTCATTGCATGCATGGCGGCCCTGCGTCAGGATCCCCGCCCGAAAACCATCGTGGAAATGAAGCAACTCATTTTGGACGGCATGACGCTGGATTCGTTCTTGACGTATCAAAACGGGACGCTGGTTGACGCGTTTCAACCCGCCCCCGGCCAAGAAAAGGAAGTGCACGCGGCCGTTTATGGCAAGACCAAGTACGTGCAGAAAATGAGGGCGGCGATGAAAGAAAAGGGCGCGAAAACGAGGGACCGAATGCAGGCCGCCATGAGCAACACGATAAACGCGTACGAGAACTTCCGGCAGTTCATCGCCAGCGACGACAGCGTGATTGACCACACGTACATGTGGGACATTTTCACCACGTTCAATCCCAAAATATTCACGCAAAAGGTGGGGTTCAACTTGATCATTCTGGAAGTGCCGAAGGACGACAACAGCGACGCGCTGAACATTGTTTGCCCGTCCAACCACTACTCCAACAACTTTTTCGACATGCAGAAAATGACGGTGGTTTTGATCAAGCAGTACAACTATTACGAGCCCGTGTTTCAATTCACCGACAACGACGACGCGAAGAAGACGGACGTGAAAACGTCGTTCAGTTTGCTGGCCCCGACGCTCATGCCCAATCTGAAAATCATGATAAAGCTCATAAAGGACAGCATTTTCCCCGAGTGCGCCCCGTTGCGCGCCCCGGTGAAATCATACACGTTCAAGCACAACATTTCGGCATCCGAAGCGATGGCCGTTTTGAAACGCCACAACATTGTGGTGAACGAGCTGGTGCTGAACTACGACTCCAAAGTCATCGGATTGGCGGCCGAAAAACGCACGGCCCAGGGGGTGCACTCGGGCATTGTGATGACGGCGGCGTCGCCGCTGGACACGGACACGGAACTGGACGTGGTGATGATGGACGACCCCGACATTTGGGGGTCGTACGAAGACACGCTGGCGTTCCTCGCGTTCGTGAGCAAAGAAACCAAGGGCAAAATCCCCTGCCTGCCGCGCATAAAAGTGGTGGACGACGCGCACCTCATCGGACTCATCACCGAAACCAACCAGTTCGTGGAAATCCGGCCGCACATTCCGGAGCCCGCGATTCCCGTGATTAAAACCAGTCCGCCGCTGGACATCGTCGCCTACAACACGACCAACCCGAACGCCGCGGATGCGGAAGTGCAGACGCACAGCAAGGAAGACGCGAAGCGCGTGCAATACGTGCAGCGCATTCGGCTGGAAACCGAAATGTACGACATGTTTCGCAACTCCATGCGCATCATGCTGAACAAATTGAAACACGCCGGCCAAAAGAAGCGGATTGAAGACGTGATTGCCCGCGGGTCCGAGTCGGAAGCGGGGTTCAGCGCCCACATCCAGGAAATCATGCGCGTTTGCCAAGAGATGGGCGACCCCGTGATCCACTTCACCGTGATGCAGCCCGCGGCACTGGACGCGTTCATTTCCGAACACGCGTTCAAGCGCGAATCCACGGCCTTCATGCGCTGCATTTCCGCGGAAAACCGGGTGGAATACGCGGCCGGCAGCTGCATGCGCATGGCCGCAGCCCCCGCCGACACGGAGTGCACCATCGTGTTGCCCCACCGAAACTTGGTGAACGGCATGGACAACCGCACCTTTTATTACGGCAAACTGGCCGACGAGCTGCTGCGGTACACGCGCATTCGCCGCTTCATTTTATCGGGCTCGTCCGCGCTGACATCCCTCACTCCTGTCCAATACGACCTGAACGCCGACGAAATCATGCTGTTCCAGTCGCAATTGGAGGCGTACTTTGACGGGCTGGAACCGGGCGTCGGGACCGCGGCGCGATACACCACGTACTACACGGCAAACCCCGCCTTGAACCCGGGAGAAGTTCCGTCCAACCGGTACACCGATGAAGCGGGCGGAACGTGCGCTGTCGCCGCGACCAAGGCCTTGACCGGGCGCGCCTGCGCGCGCTACTTCCCCGCGTCCATGCGCCTGATGACGTTTGAACACGCGGACGGCGAATGCACGTTTGAAGCGTTCCTCTCCCTGCTGCGGGAACAAGGGGACGCACACGCCGACACGACCGTGCACGACCTCAAGCGCGTGCTGGTCTTGAAATACGCCGCCCTCATGCAAGCGCACAAGGTGCAAATGATGCATTACTACAAGCACTTGACCGCCAACCGCACGGTGCTGGCGGCCAACGCGGAAGCGTTCATCATGAACACGTTTCACCCCATGACGCACCTGGATCTGTGGATTTTGGCGCAGCATTTTCGCGTGCCGGTCGTGCTGTTTTCGGCGCAGGTGCAGCATCCGCTGGTTGAGAACCAAGGGAGCGCGCTCGTCCTGTGGTACGACGATGGCCGCGTGCCCCGCGATGCCAGCGACGTGCAGGCCCACTACGTCATGACGCTGGGACGGCTGCGCGACGTGGCGCCGGTGTACAGCATTGTTCGCAGTGGCGCCAACGACACGAAATTCTCTTTGGATCAATGCACCAACGCGGAGTTTGTCCGCGAAATCATGCAGCAGGTGGTCTTCATTGCGGCCAATCCGGGCGCCGACCTCGTGACCGACTTCATTTCGCGCTATGTCCCCCGACGCGTTGTGCTGAAGGCAGCGGAACACAATGCATGAATGAAATGCATGAATGAAATGCATATGAATATTTTTACACGCGGATGCGTCTGGCATGTAAAAATATAGTTTGATTGATTTATCGCTTACGGGTGCCTCTGGCTTTTCGGTCGCCTCTGGCTTTTCGGTCGCCTCTGGCTTTTCGGTCGCCTCTGGCTTTGCGTGTGCCTCCGGCCTTCGGCGTCCTTGGCGTCCTTGGTGTCCTTGGTGTCCTTGGCGGTGACCTTGGCGTCCTTGGCGGTGTCCTTGGCACCATTTTCGCCAACTGAAGTGCGGTATGTTTGCACAATTCAACCGGCATTTTGCACTTGGGCTCTGCTGTGCAATTGCATGTGCGCACTAAAGGTCTTGGAAACGGTTTCGGTTGATCCGTGAACCGCTCCATCACCAGCCGGCTCATTCCAGTTAACCCTGGCACCGTGGATCGCACGATCTGGCGGATCGCGTTGTTCACACTCGCCTCCAATCGTCGCGCGACCCCCCGTTCCGCATCGGTTTCCAGCGAACGCATGTGCATTGCCGCGAATTGGTACGGGCAACGGAACTGGTTGGCGTATTCAATTGCTAAACGCACCAGTTCGGCTTCGTCACAGTCCTGTCCCAGCGCGCACGCAACAATGCCGGCATCAATCTCTCGGGAAAGCGCCTTTTTTTGCTTGTGGTTGTTGTGGTTGTTGTGGTTGTTGTGGTTGTTGTGGTCCATTTGATCCAGCCGGGTTATGCATTTATTACACATTATAAATATTATTTATTTGCATCGTTTGGTTCTATGTCTATGTCCATGCCTGTTGCATTTTTTAGACCGTGTGCCACCCACGCTGCGATCGCTGTCACTGCCGCGCGGGCTTTGTATTGCACCCGGCGGCACGCGTTCGTCCGGCACCCGGCATGCATACACAACCACAAAGTCGGTGGCTGGGTTAATTAATCCAGTGGAGATTCCAGTTTTTAAAAGGTCCGACAGTTTAACTCGGGCACCATATTTCTTTTTTAATTCCGGAGAGTATTCAAATTTGGATTCATTCAGCATGTCATTCATGGTGTCGTCAATGTTTTTAATGTGTGATTGTTTCGTTTTAAAATAAAAGGGATTGGCGTGTTGCAGTGTTTGCAATTCGTATTCAGCGCGTGATTTTGCGGCGTGCAGAACGGCCATGCGATCATGAGCCGCTGTGTGTATTGATTGTCTTGTGGAAGACACCGACTGTTTTTCTACGAGTCCAAACATGCTGTGAACATCCTGGATTTCGCCGGTTTCCATGTCAACCATTGACACGCTTTCAATGACCGGCACTGCATGATTTGGACCAAACAAAAATAGATCCGTAATTAGATGACCCTTTTTATGACAACGAATTTTGTTCTCACCCATAGTGAGGGCATCCGCATGACGAGGATCGCTTCTTATGCCGGTCATCGCATCTTGAATGAGTTGCCTGACTGCAGCTTTTGGAACATTGGACGGCAGGCGGTGCTGACTCAGAGTGTAAACCAATCCCACGAATGGTTCGTCACATCTTAAATCGGCACAGAAAGGATGCCCACACTTGGCAGTCGTGAACGTGTCAACGGGTACTTTGAAAGAATCCGGCTTTTTGGATTTCGCGGATACCCCAACCCCAACACCAAGACCAACCCCAACACCAACCCCAACCCCAACACCAACACCAACATCAACAGCAGCCGCAGAAGTCTTGGATTTTTTTTTGGATGGTTTTTTTTTGTCGGGGGTGAACTCCGGCAGCGCAAAGAATTCGTCGCTAATCATTGGCATGCTTCCATGCGCAGCAATGATGAAAACCCGCGGCATACTTGAAATAATTGGTTTATTACATTATAAAAATAAAACAATTTTTATTATGAGCATGCATTTTATGAACATTTATTAACACTTGATTTTGATTTTGTTAGAACCCGACGTTGTAGTTGTCCGCGCCCTGACCCAGGTCCACCTTCTGGATGCTGCCCACGTTGGACTCAATGGTCAGATTCTCAAACGCGCACGCGCTCGTGTCCATGGCAGCCGTCCCCATCGCCTCCGCAATCTCCGCCTGCTCGTTCTTCGCCTGGAACGCCACGTCCTCCATCTTGGCAATCATCTGCGGCAGGTCCAGCATGACCTGGAAGCTGCTGGTGCCGTAGTACCCCTCCTGACCGCACATGACGTTGGCCGAAATGCCGCGCATTTGGTCCAGCTCCGCATGGCGCGCGGCCTTCAAGAACATCTCCGGGGTCTCCTCAAACGACGCCTTGGCAATCGGGCCAATGTTGTCGTTGTTGATGCCGTGCCGGAAAATGGACACCATTCCGGCGCTCGCCGTCATGCGGTCGCACAGCAAGCTCAAGTGGTGGTAATTGATGTACGTGCCGTCGTTCTCAAACACGCCCGTCATCTCGGTCAGCAGCGCCTCGCGCGCGGCCTCAATGCCCAACACGCTGCGAATCTCCTGAATGTCGTCGCTGATCGTGCGTTTCACGTCAATGTAGTCCAGCGCCAGCACGTCCATCAAGTTGGTCCCCTTCGTGTCCAAAACCCACGTGTCCCGCTTCACGTACGCGCCGTCCTCCTTGTGCAGCGTGTCCATGAGCTTGCGCAGCGTGACCTTGCTGATGTTTTTCAGGCCGCGCAGCACAATGTTGTTCAGCAGCTGGTCCTGGAACGCCTTCAGCAAGTAAATCTTGTCCGACTGGTCCAGCGGGTTCTCCTTCGGCTTCAGCGGCTTCTTGCCGTTGATGTTGTTCATGCGCAGACGGAACACCAGCTTGTCGGCGTTGTAGTCGGCGTATATGCAGCTCACGTCGTCGCCGTGGCTGTTCTTGATCGCAAAGTGCACGTCGTCCATGGTGATGCGCTTGTCCAACATGGCCTCGCGGCTCATCACCATGCGGATGATCCACTTGGAACGGCCCGAATCATTCTGCTCATCCTCGGCCTCGGCCTCGGGAATGCCCGCGCACTCGTTCAGCATGCGCTGGTACTCGTAATACTGCAACATCGTGCTGCGGTCCTCCTGAATGAGCGTGTTCAAGTCGTAGGGGTCAAAGCAAATGGACACGCTTTCCACCAGCTCGCTCAGCTGCGTGAGCTCAATCTGCGCAATGAGCTCCTTGGCGCGCTCGCAGTCGGTCTCCTCGTCCTTCTTCAGGCAAATGGTGAGCGACGAGTTCTTCGGGTTCTCGGTGATGGACAGCAGCTCCTCAATGCGGGGCACACCGCGCGTCACGTTCGCCTTCATGGCAACCCCGCTGCCCGCAGTGTGAAATGTATTCAAGGTGAGCTGCGTTGTCGGCTCACCAATGCTCTGGGCGCTGATCATGCCTACCATTTCACCCGGCGCAATGAGCGAGTTCTTGTATTTCAGCACGATCATTTCCAGGAGCACGGTCAGCGCCTTCTTGTTGAAGCGCTTCACCATGAGCAAGTCCTTCGGCGACAAGTAGTAGAAGAACATGACCTTGAACAGCTGGGTGGGCGCGCAATAGTGCATGGTTTCCAGGCGCTTGTAGGCCGCCTCAATCATGGCAAACGCTTCAAGCGGCGTGATGTCCACGATGGAGTTGTTGTTGATTTGCTGCAGGCCCTTCACGTTGTTAATCGTGTGGGCGAATGCCACTGGCAGGAACACGCGGTCGTTGTTCTTATTACGGAACACGCGCTGAATCACTTTTTCGCGCTGCTCAATCATGAAGTCAATCCAGTGCTTGCACTTGGCGTCATTCTCGGCCTTCTGCTTCTTCATGCGCGAAATGACGCCCTTGGTGAATGCCGCCGTGAACACCACGTCCTTCGGGTCGCTGCTGGGCATGTGGTAGTGCGCGTAAATCTCGTCCAGCCCCAGGTTCACCAGCGGCACGATCTGGCTCTCCACTTTGACGGGGTCAATGCCGTCCTCGCCGTAGCTGAACTGAACGACGCGGCCCTTGTTGTTGCGCACCGTCATGTCGTACTCAATCTTCAAATCCTCCATGCCCTTGATGAGTCGGCGCTGGATATATCCAGTCGACGAGGTTTTCACAGCGGTGTCAATGAGACCCACGCGACCACCCATGGCGTGAAAGAAGAGCTCCTCCGGCGTGAGCCCCGAGATGAAGGAGTTCTCCACGAAGCCGCGCGCGCCCGGGGAGTCGTCGTACTTCGTAAAGTGCGGCAGCGTGCGGTTCTCAAACCCGTAGGGGATGCGCTTGCCGTCAATGAGCTGCTGCCCGAGGCACGCAATCATCTGCGAAATGTTCAAGTCGCTGCCCTTGGAACCGGCCTTGACCATGGTGACGAAGCGGTTGTCCTTGTCCAAGCTCTTCAGCCCGATTTTGCCCGAGTCGTTCGTGGCCTTGTTCAAAATGTTGGTGACCTGGAACTCAAACTCGTCCTCGTTGGTGTTGCCCGTCGCGTTCTCAAAGATGCCGAGATACGTCTGGTCAATGAGGTTCTTCACATCCTTCTTTTTCGCCGTGATGGACTGCGCAATTTGCTCGTTCGTGCTGCGATTGGCAATGAGGTCGCTGATGCCGACGCTGTAAGCGCTGCCCTTCATGTACTCCGTGACGATGTTCTGCAGGTCGTCAATGAATGCCGCGGCGGCCATGTTGCCGAAGTCGTTGCAGGTGCGCGTGATGAGGCCGTTGCTGCCCCCGCCGAGCACGTCCTTGTCCAGCTGGCCGCGCAGATACTTACCGTCCACGATCTCCAGCACGCCGGGCGACGTCGCAAAGTCGTCGTTTTCGCCGAAGCCCTTGGTCTTGTACTTCATGGTGAATGCCGGCATGATCTGCGACAGGATTTGAAAACTGGTGATGCGCTCCGCGTGAGAAGCGAATAAACCCTCGTTGACGCCGCCGTACGCCATGAGCAGGTTCATGGCATCGCGCGGCACAAACGACACGCCGGGGCGGGTCAGCCGGTACGACCCCAGCAGCGAGTCCTGGAAGATGCCGATGATGGACTGATTTTTCGCGGGGCTGATGATTTGGTACGGCACGGCTGCCAGGTTCTTCAGCTCCGCCTCGGCCTCCTCGTCCTGCGGCATGTGCATGTTCATTTCATCGCCGTCAAAATCGGCGTTGTACGGCTTGGTGTCGCCGACGTTCATGCGGAACGTGTCGCCCTGGCGCATGACGCGCGCGATGTGGCACATCATGCTCATGCGGTGCAGCGTGGGCTGACGGTTGAACAGCACGCCGTCGCCGTCCATCATGTGGCGGTGCACAATGTCGCCGTTGTAAAGCACGATGTTCTCGCGGTCGGCGTACCGCAGCGAAATGTTCTCGCCGCCCTTGCGCTCCAGGATCTTCGCGCCCGGGTACTCCTCCGGCCCGTTGCGCACGAGTTTGGTTAAAAACCGCCGGTTCATGTCGTTCACCACCACCGGCTTCGTGATGTTCTTCGCGATTTTGAGCGGCACGCCGAGCTCCTTGATGGATAAATTGGGATCGGGCGTGATGACCGACCGCGCGGAGAAGTCCACGCGCTTGCCCATGAGGTTGCCGCGCACGCGGCCGCCCTTGCCGTTCAACCGCTCCTTGATGGATTTCAGCTTGCGCCCGGATCGCTGGGCCACCGGGGCCGCGCCCGGAATGTTGTTGTCCACCAGCGTGGCGCAGTAATACTGCAGCACCATGTGCCACACGCTGGCCTGCGCCCCGTCCCGTATCTTCTCTTGGAGCGTCTTGTTTGCCTTCACAATGTTGACAATGATGTGCGTCAAATCGTCTTCGCTGCGCTGGTGTCCGTCCATTTTGATGGACGGGCGCACTGCGGGCGGAGGCACCGCCAGCACCTGGCAAATCATCCAGTCCGGGCGCGAGAACGTGGGACTGAAGCCCATGAACGACACGTCGTCGTCGCTGATCCTGCGAAATATTTTGAGCACAATGTCGGGAGTGAGCTGCATGTTCATTTTTTTGGCGTCTTCTTCGCTCATGCCCTTGATGCCGTCGCTGTCCCATTCCGCAATGAGCGTGGCCAAATTCTCTTTCTTGATTTTTTTGGGCATCAGGCATCCGCACCCGTCCTCGTTTTCATCGCCGCAGCGCTTGACCTTGCTTGCCACGCCAAACACGTAGGACCAGCGTTCGTCGGGGGACATCTTCAGAGCTTGCTTGTGCACGGTTTTGCTGATCAACAAGTGGCTGCATTTCAGGCACACGCAGCGCAGAATTTTGTGTATCGTGTTCAAGTGCTGGTAATAAAACACCGGCATGGCAAGTTCAATGCGGCCAAAGTAGCCCGGAGTTTGCATGTAATCCAATCCGTCGGTGGGGCAAAGCATGCCGGGCTCGGACACGCCCATGTAGGGGCAAAACAACCCGCCCAGCACGGGCTTGTTTCCAATGTACGTGTCGCGACTGGTGATTTCAGTGACTGCACCCTTCCGGATCTCTTCGGGGGAGAGAATGCTAAACTGAATTCCAACGATTTTTGATGCAGTGGGTTTCGTAGTTGTTGCCATGATCTGAATAAAGCCTCCTTATACTTACCAAATAATATTTAGATTGTTTTACAAATCAATTTTTATAAAAATGGGAAAACATGCATGGATTGGATTGGATTGGATTGGATTGGATTGGATTGGATTGGATTGAATGATTTCAAAAAAAATTGAAATCAAAAATGGAATATAAACACAATGCACGAATCAATCAATCAACCAATTACGAACGAAATGCCAATCACTCTGTCAACAATTCCCAAGAAGTCAACGAAACCCAAGAAACAAGAGGATGCCAAGCGCACCTACAAAAGCAATTTGAACGGGCCTGGGCCAAGTGCACCACAACCACCATCCCCTGAAAGCGACGCAACCGACAATGAAGAAACTGTCACATCAACAACCGCAACCACACCACCAACAACCACAAAAAATGCTGCTGCTGCTGCTGCTGCTGCTGCCACTGCAACTGCCACTGCCACTGCGACTGCTTCTGCAACTTCTAAACGTCAATCCAAGTCCAAAAATTTAGCCCAACGTCTGGAATTGAATCAACTATTGGCCGGATTGTATCCTTCAAATCACATCAATCAAAAGGTGGCCGCACTTGAAAAGCTGAGTGAACTTGTCGCCACAGAAGAAGCCCCCAAACCAAAACCGAGAGCAAGAAAAAATAAGACCAATCCCAGCACCAGCACCAGCACCAGCACCAGCACCAGCACCGACACCAGCACCGACACCAGCACCAGCACCAGCACCGGCACCAGCACCAACACCAGCACCATCACCGACACCATCACCGACACCAGCACCACCAATCCCACCGAAGATCCGGTTGCCCAAGCAATTCTTGACAGTGCATTCAAAACTCCCCCGTCGTCTCCTCCAAACGCAACAAACGCAACAAACGCACCCAACGCACCATCCAAAATCAAACCCCAAAAGACCGATCCAAAACAATCCCACAAACACCAAAAACAAAACTACAACATCATCATTCACGTTGAACCCAAGTCCACCGATTCGGACATTTCAAGGCGGCTGGATTTTGGAAACAAGGTCGCTGAAAACAAAGTCGCTGGAAACAAGGTCGCTGGAAACAAGGTCGCTGAAAACAAGGTCGCTGGAAACAAGGTCGCTGGAAACAAGGTGGCCGCTGAAAACAAGGTCGCTGGAAACAAGGTGGCCGCTGAAAACAAGGTCTTAACCAAGGCGCAGCAGTCCAAATCCAAAATAGAGGACAGCGATGACGACGAGTATGTTCCGGGATGTTCGGACGACGACGATGAGACGTGGGACACGTACGACGACGATTGCGACGATGACGACGAATTCTACGAGGACGACGATAGTTACTATTCGGATTCGGATTCGGATTCGGATTCGTCTGAAAGCGACGACGAGTATGACGCCGCCGAAATGGAGGAACTGGACAAGCAGCAACAACGGTTCACCGAAGAAATGACGATGCTGCAGTCACTGCGCGCAACATACGAAGATTTGCTGAGCAAAGACAAGAACAATCGCATAGTGGCGAAGCAGTTGAAGACGCTCAAGGCATCCGAGGAGAAAATCAAAACGGAACTGGAAGAACTCATGCACAAGCAGAAACGCAAGAATTCCAAGAAATTTCGCAAACTGCTGCGCAGAAAGAGTTCCACCAACGATTTGGAATACTTCAAGACCCGACTCACGTTGTCCGAACAGCGCGCCATGATTGCGGAGATGAATGCAGTGGCACAGGTGACCGAAATTGCAAAACCGTACAAGCTCACGCTTCTGGAGTCGGACATTCCGCGCGACATGAAAGCGGTTGCCATTCGGAAAATTGGCATGCTGCAATACATGGAGCCGGGTTGCGGCGAGTACTGCAAGTTGAAGAACTGGGTGGATGCCTTCATGCAGATCCCCTTCAACCGGAACAAAAATCTGCCGATCACCATTGCAGACGGCGTGGACAAATGCCACGAGTTCATGACCGCCGCAAAAACCCGCCTGGATTCCGCAGTGTATGGCTTGAACGACGCCAAAATGCAGATCATGCAGATGGTGGGACAGTGGATCGCAAACCCCGCCGCCATCGGCACCGCCGTTGCCATCCACGGCCCCCCCGGCACGGGGAAGACGTCGTTGGTCAAGGAAGGCATCAGCAAGATTCTGGGGCGCGACTTTGCGTTCATTGCGCTCGGTGGCGCCACCGACAGCAGCTGCTTAGAAGGGCACTCCTACACGTACGAGGGCAGCATGTGGGGCAAAATCGTGGACATTCTGATTCGCTGCAAATCCAGTAACCCCGTCATTTACTTTGACGAGCTGGACAAGATCAGCGACACGTCCAAGGGCGAGGAAATCGTCGGCATTCTGACGCACTTGACCGACACGTCGCAGAATTCGCAGTTCCACGACAAGTACTTTTCGGAGGTGGCATTTGACTTGAGCAAGTGCCTCTTCATCTTCAGCTACAACGACGAGAGCCGCGTCAATCCCGTGCTGCTGGATCGCATGTACAAGATTCGGACCACGGGATACGGCACAAAGGACAAAACGTTCATTGCACAGAACTACTTGATTCCGCGCATTTGCACCGAGGTCGCGTTTGCACGGGGCGACATCGTGATTCCCGACAAGGTGGTGGAGCACATTGTTGAGCACCACACGCACAAGGAAGCCGGCGTGCGCAACTTGAAGCGCGGGTTGGAAACCATTTACACCAAGTTGAATCTGCACCGGCTCATGCGCCCCGGCACGCAGCTCTTTGATGAAAAAGACAAATCGTTTGACGTTTCGTTTCCCTACACGGTCACGTGCGATGTCGTGGACAAGCTCATCAAAAAGAATGCAGACGGACCCAACATGAACTTGTACCTGTAAACTTGTGCCTGTAAACTTGTGCCTGTAAACTTGTACCTGTAAACTTGTACCTGTAAACATGAACATGTAGTAAAATTTATTAAAATATTTTTTTTAATTTCTTTGCACCTAATATAACCACACTTACATTAATAAGAATTTAACTATGGCGAATGCAAACATGGACATGCTTGATCGTATGGCAAAATATCAGCCAGGACATGGACAATACAATTTTTATGCCGACACACGGTGGAAAGGACCAGTTACCCCAGCACATAAATTTATGAAGTATGACCCCAAATCACTTTATGGCTGGAAGGGTGCTCAAGTTATCCCCATGCATTATGACCCCAAATCATTGGATCATTGGAATCCACACATTGATTCGGATTCGGATTCGGATTATTCATTTTATGACAGGTTTCCGGATGGTGTGGAAAGTGATGCGGATATTAGGCTGAGTGAAGGTGGTAAGAAACGAAAAAACACCATCAAACGACGTAAGAGACGCAATGGGCGAAAGAGCCGCCGCAATGGGCGAAAGAGCCGCAAGGTGGGAAAGAGCCGCCGCAATGGGCGAAGCAAACATTGATAGAAACCCAATGAATAAAATGAAACAAGTTAGTCAATCAATGCTGTAAACATTGATTGATTTTTGATATAAATTATTGTGGTTACTGTGGCTGATTGGGTTGCTGCTGTGACTGAATGAGTCCCTTGGACTCGCGATCCAAAAACTTGGCGCGATTGTCCAGGTTGGCGTCGTAACTTGAGTAGTTGGAATACTGGGTGTTGGTTTGGTTCGGATAAAACGCGACCTTGTCAGCATTGTTTGCATTGTTTCCATAAACGTACTCGTTTGCGTTTGGCTGCTGGGTGGCGGCCTGGCGGTTACGAGGCGCGGATGGCGCCACGGGTGACGGCGCCACGGGCGCGGACGGCGAACCGCGCACCATCATGTTTGCCAATCCAAATATCAGCGTAAAAAACACCAAAAACGGGATGGCCACTAGCACCCATGACACGGTCTTATACCCGTTGACGCACAGCGTGTTCAACAGCCAGGTCCAAAACAAGAGCCAAATGGTTTTCAAAACGAACACGTAGGTCGTGTTTTGAACCGAGGCCGACACGTGCCCGACGGAATACACTTGGCTGTTTCCAGCGTTTTGAATGCCTGTCACCACGATTGACAGGAGAGAAATAACAAAGTACGTTAATGCGGGCGCACACAGCATGGGCGCCCCTCCCGGGGCCACACTCGCAGAAGAAGCGGAATTCATCGGATTTGCGTTATGACATTTAACTATATTATTTTTGTGTTTAAAACTCGGTGTTCAGTGTGCGATTTCCACCCCGCTGGTTCAGATAGTCCCACTGTTTTTGACTGGTGCACACGCACCCGGTGCTGGACGAGTAGTAGCTCGGGCAGCACTCGGGCTTCACTTCGTTGTGAGCAAAAATGAGCATCTCGCCAGGGGGGAGGGGGATGGGTCCGCCCTTGTGGTACTGCCCCGACTTGGTGTTGTCTTGATTGCCGACGTTATTGGCATAGTCGCGCGCGGCGTTTTCCCACCCGCTGGCCCCGGGAACACCGGTGTCCATGCTGTAGTTCAGGGGCGCGCCGTAATCGTCCGAACCCAACATGGGCCGTTGCGCAAATGTTTCCTTAATTACGCTCCCCACGTCGGCGGACATTCCGTTGATCTGAAAGGACGTGCAGCTGCAGAACAAATGCGTCCCCATGATTGCGCCAATCACCAAAAACAGTATCACGAGTTCAATGCGCACGCTATATCCGATAAGTTTCAATTCCATTTTGGGTATGGGTTATGGTTATGGTTATGGTTATTATGTGTAATTGTCCAATTATATATAATAAAAATATAAATATTTTGCGCCGCTCGGTCTTTCTTAATCAACGGGACGGAGGCGACGGAACCAGCGACAGTCCGCGAATGTGCAATATTTCGGCCAACGCGTGCGCAATCGTGCCCAGCGGAATGGCAATCCCAATGTAAATTGCAGTCAACACGCCCCCCGCGGCTGCCAATATGCCGGCGGGTATGATTCCAAACGGGCCAAACGCAATTGCAATGGCCAGCCCAACCCACACCGCAATGAGCGCAACACCCATGGCTATCAAAATGATGACAATGATTTCAAACGTGGATTTCAGGCCCGACTGCATCGTGTCGTACATGCCGTACATGGTGTACAAGTACGTCGTCATCATGCCCATCACTTTGTTCAACATGTCCCGCAGTTTGATCAACATAATCACAATCGGCTGCATGATGTTCAAAACTCGTCCCATGATCTCGGCAATGATGGCCGAGATTGCGGTCCGAATGGCGTTGATCAATTCGCGCACGTCGTTCAGCGCGTTCGTGATGCCGCTCAGCATGCTGCTCGCAACGGACTGCGTGTAATACAGCGGCTCCAGCACCGCCGACGACATGTCCTTCAATATGTCTTGAATGCAATATTCAAAATTGGTTTGCACGTACTCCGCATTGCTCTGGTTGGTTGGCTGCATGATCATTCCGGCAAACGGCATGTACGAGGGCTTGCAGCGGTACGCGGGCCAGTTGCTACGAATGAAATTGGAATGCGCGCGCACTTTCAAGTACGTATTGGCGCACAAATACACAAAAATGATGAGGACCGACCAAAATATGTCCGTCACAATTTGATCAAACAGCCGGTTTTTGTACAAGAATTTTATCCATTGAATGAATGCGGCAGGTTCTTGTTGCGGTTCTTGTTGCGGTTCTTGTCGCTGTTCTTGTTGCTGCGGCGGTTCCATTACCCGAGTGTCTGTCTATTAATAATTCAAACTATTTGTTTTTTTTACTTTCCCCCCCCTCCTAAATCCGCAACCACATCATAATCATAGTGCGCGCACCACTTCGCCAATCGGTCCCGCCCACGTGCTCTTCATGGCTTGCATGCCCGTGTCCATGGTGTACATGGAAGTGGTCATTATGCCAACGTTCTTTGAAACCATGTCCTTTAAGTTGATGATCATCCTCTGAATTTGAACCAGCAGGTTCAAGAACACGCCGAAGATGTTGGCGATCCCGCCGGACACGTTCGTTCTAAAGTTGTTCATGAAATCCCGAACGTCGTTCAAACTGGACGTCAACCCGCCGATGCTGCTCGTTGTCAGCGTCATCAAGTAATTCGCGGGCTCCATTAGAACGGTCATGTAACCGGACTGCATGTTTTGCATGCACTGTTGAAAGTTGGTTGCCGTATCGTAACCAAAAAACCCTGCAAGCAGCATGTAATTGGTCTGGCACTTGTAATACGGCCAATTGTTTTTTACGTTCTTAATAAACAACAAAGTGGAAACGCCCACGTCTATCCCAACGTAAAATGCGATGATTGCAATCATGTCAACTATCGACAATATTTTGGAAGGAGGATCGGTGCCGAAACTTTCGTTTTGTGCTTCTGCTCCTGCTGCTACTGGTTCTCCTCCTGCTGCGACTGCTTCTCCTCCTTCTGCTTCTCCTGCTGCTCCTGCTGCTCCTGCTCCTGCTGGGTTCATATCATCCATCTCAACATCATCCATTGTTTCAGTTGTATGCACGTGCTTTCTTACTACAAAATCCAAATATAATTATTTTGCATTTGGATTGCAAAAAATAGTATACAAGTTATGCAATTTATGCAAGTTTCGTATAGGTGGGAGGCGCATTGGTGTCGTCCAATGCAGCTTGGGCTGCGCCCGTCATTGCGAGATGATTTCCGCCTACGCTGGCGGCATTGGCTGAGGTGGATCCTGAAAATTGTGGGACAGTGACGGCCTTGACTGTGGGCGTTGGGGTGGGCGTGGGTAAACCGCCGCGCTTCTGTCTTGTACTACGCTTGCGTTTGGATTTGGACCCACGCTTGCGTTTGGACCCACTACGCTTGGACCTTTTGGACTTGGACCGTTTGGACCTTTTGGACTTGGACCGTTTGGACCTTTTGGATTTTGTTCGTTTGGACCGTTTGGACTTGGACTTGGAACCTCCGACTTTGCCACCGCTGTTTGCTAGAACCAGCTTATTATGCGCGGCAGCGGCAGCGGCATTTTGACTTGCAAAATCAGGCTTACTCATCACAGGCGCAGGAATCGCTGCACCGGGTACACCCTGCGGGATGATTGGTTTAACAGTAATTGGAGCGTATGGATTCGGCGTGGGGGTGGGTGTGGGATTGGTTGTTGTCATTGTGAAAATGCGTGAATGTGAATGCGTGCATATATTATGAACGCATTAATTAATTAATTGCAATTTATTTATTGTTCAATTATTGAGTTAAAAATAAAATAAGAGGCATTTAACATAATACCAATCCAAAATATGAACATGAACAGCTCGGACCGCATTCAGCTTGAAAAAATGATTCAAGCAAACGATGCAGCGGACAACACCGCTCAAATTCGGGACTTGAAACACAGCGCCCTCATTCACCAAGACGTCGGCACTTTGCTTAATTTGAAACGCGATTACGCCCGGTTGGCCAAAACCAATCCCGACCAATTTGACATGATGTGCGTGAACCGCTGCACCTTTCTGTTCAACAACTACACCGACATTTTCAACAAGGTGAAAAAGGACGAAATTGATTTGTCCATTTTGGGCCGGCTGCTGGGCGTGCTTAAACTGATTGAAGACGGCAAGGTGGGGCAGCACGAAGCGTCCGTTGAAGTGGGAAAGCTGCTCAAGCAAATTTACATTGACAGCGCGCTAAAGAAGTCGGAAAAGCTGGACAAACAGCACGACGCCAAGGGCGACAATGCAGCAGCAACGCTGCCACCGGCCAAAAAATTGTCATGGAAACAATACAAAATGTCGCAACAATTGCAATAATTATCGCATGATATGTGTATGTATGGCCATGCAACAATTTCATGTCATTTCCGTTTGGTTGCAACATCCATACGCTGGTTTAGGCGATTTGATCCGGGGCACGACGCATTTGTGCGAACTTTCACAAAAATACAACTTTAAATTGACGGTCGACATGCAGTTTCATCCGGTGTCCAAATATTTGATGGAGTCCGCGCACGAAACCCGTGAATACGTGCTTCAAAACAAGGACAAAATTATCAATTACATAAACAGTGAAAATGGAGACAGGAATCAGTTGTTGGAGGTCATTCAAACCGCAATGCGCGCGGGCCAGACGGAACCCATGCTTATTTTTACCAACCTAGCCGAGCATTTGAACGCCATTCCCAGCACCCACTCCAAGGGATTCATTCGCAGCATTTTGACGCCCACGCCCGAATTTTGGGCCGAATTCAACCAAATGTCTGCACAATTTAAAATAAAACAAAATTATTCCATCTTTCACATCCGGATGGGGGATGATGACTTGGTGGAACACCACATCCACATGGACCAATACAAAAACATGCTGGGTGTCATTGACCGCATGAGCGAAGAATTGGATCCGTCCACTTACATCATATCGGATTCTTACGGCTTCAAGCATTTTTTGTATCAAGCTCGTCCGCACTTGGCCGACCAAATCATTCGCACAAACCCCATTCATTTGTCGCATTCAACCGACGCCAAACCTGACGCAGAAAAAGTGCATGATACGCTCTTTGATTTTTTCCTGATGATAAATGCGAAAGCAATAAAAACGTACACAAAATACACGTGGGTGTCCGGATTTGTGCAATGGGTAAGTCACGCATTCAATCGGCCGTTGATAAACATCAACTACAAAATTTATCAGAATACGCAAAAGATACAGTATGGGCAAAAGGCACAACCACTGCAAAAGGCACATTATGTATTTGCCTCAGTGCAAAAGAGGGCACAGCCGCCACTGCAAAAGGCACAGCCACTGCAAAAGGCACAGCCACTGCAAAAGGCACAACTGGTGCTCGCCTCAGCGCAAAAGAGGGCACAGCCACTGCAAAAGGTACATCACGTGCCTGCCTTTTCATTGAACTCCAAACCCACCCGAATGTCCATTTTCATCTCAGCGCCATAACCACAAACATAAGGCATGCGAATCAATATAAATCCATCATGCAATGATAATGCATCACGGATTCGGATTCTCTTTCACGGATGTCTCACCTCAACCGCAGCAGCAATCGCAACAATTGCAACAAAATCTTGCTCCTCGTGGAGTCCCCCGCCAAATGCAGCACCATCGTGTCCCATTTGGGCGCGGACAAGTACGTGTGCGCGGCCACGTTCGGGCACCTCCGGGAGCTCGGTTCATTGGCCGACATTGACACCACGTTTGCCGCCGTGCCCCAGTTCCACGACGTGGTGAGCAAGAAGCAGCAGATTGACAAAATACGGGCGCTCGTTGCGGAGTGCAAGGAAACGTACCTCATGACGGACAACGACCGCGAAGGCGCCGGCATTGCGTACCACGCGTGCTGCTTGTTCGGCCTCCCCGTTGCCACCACCAAGCGCGTCGTGTTCAACGAAATCACCAAGCCCGCTTTAGAGCGCGCCATTCAGTCCCCGCAGCCGCTCAACATGCACGCCGTGCACGCGCAAATCGCCCGCCAAGCGCTGGACATGCTGGTCGGGTTCAAAATCACGCCCTCTCTCTGGAACCACGTTCAAACGCGTACACACGCACAGCCGAAAGCGACGGGCTCGTCGCTGTCCGCCGGCCGCTGTCAGACCCCCGCCCTGCGCCTCATTTACGACAACCAGTGCGCCATTGACGCGGCCCAAGGCCGTGTGGTGTTTGAAACCGTGGGCTACTTCACCCAGCTGAATTTGAAGTACGAGCTGACCAAGGGGCACGACACGGCCGAAGCCTGCGCCGCATTTTTGCACGCATCCGCCGCGTTTGCGCACGTCATTCGCGCGCCGAAGCTGCACCCGTTTTCTAAAGCCGCGCCGCTGCCGTTCACCACGTCCTCGCTGCAGCAGCAGGCCAGCAACGAACTGCACTTTTCACCCGCCGACACCATGCTGGCGTGCCAGCACTTGTACGAGGGCGGCTACATCACGTATCCGCGCACCGACAGCCGCGCGTATTCGGCGCCGTTCTTGGAGCACGCCCGGGATTACATCGCCGAAAAATGGGGCGAGAAATACAACTTTGCGCCGGAACCAGAGCCAAGGACAGAGCCAGAGCCAGAGCCAGAGCTTGTTGCGCCAGAGCTTGTTGCGCCAGAAAAAAAGAAACGCATCGTCGTCGTGAAAAAGAAAAAGACGGTTACAGCCAACACAATCAACGCGGAGGAAGACGTCAAACCGCAGGAAGCCCACGAAGCGGTGCACGTCACGTCATTGCACTGCATTGAAGTTCCTACCACGCTCACCACAAAAGAGCAGCGCCTGTATCGCATGATTTGGCGGCACAGCGTTGAAACGTGCATGGCGCCGTGCACGGGAAGCACGCTGACGTCCTGCATCACCGCGCCTGAAGGGCTGGAGTACCGGTGCTCCGTGGAACGCACCGACTTTGCGGGCTGGCGCATCGTTAAACCGGACGACGCGCCCAACACAAACAACAGCTGGTCGCTCTTGCAAGCGATTGCCCCCGACTCGGTGATAAAGTACAACAAATTGCAGTCCCGCGCGCACCTGCGCGACTTGAAGTCGCACTACTCGGAGGCGTCCCTCATCGGCATGCTGGAACAGTGCGGCATCGGCCGTCCGTCCACCTTTGCCAGCCTTGTGCACAAGATACAGGAGCGCGGCTACGTTGCAAAACAGGACGTGCCCGGGCGGCGTGTGAAGTGCATGCATTACGAGCTGGACGGCGGCATTCTCAGCCAGTGCACGGAAGAACGCGAATTCGGCGCCGAAAAAAACCGGCTGGTCATTCAGCCGATCGGACGCACGGTGATAGAATTCTTGTGCGCCCATTTTTCCGAGCTGTTTGACTACGATTACACCAAGCGCATGGAGCAGCAGCTGGACCAGGTGGCGTCCGGCGCCAAACCGTGGAGCGACGTGTGCGCCGACTGCCTTGCGTGCGTGGACCGATTGAATCACTTATTGCCTTCATTGCCTTCATTGCCTTCATTGCCTTCATTGGATGTCCCCGCAAAAAATCTGTGCAAGCTGCTTGGAAAGCACGACGGCGCCGACCTGTTTTTGCGCACGGGAAGGTACGGGCCGTACTTGACATGGGGCGATCAAAAACAGTCGTTGCCTGCCCAATTCAAGCTTGGCGGCGCGCACAACGAAAACGTGGACGAAATCCGGATCACGTACGATGAAGCAGTGCGCTGCATCGCTACGCTTAACAGCGCGAATAGCAATGCGAATAGCAATGCGCCTAATGCAAATAGCAATGTGAATAGTACGCTAGGAACCAGCATTCTGAGAGAAATCAACGCGCACACCAGCGTTCGCAGTGGAAAATTCGGCGCATACATTTATTACAAAAATCCGAAAATGAAGACGCCCGCGTTCGTTTCTCTGCGCGAGTTCAAGGGGGACTGGAAGACGTGCGACACGCAGGTACTGGAATTATGGGCCACAACCACCCCCGTAAAAAAAAAATAACGCTTTACATGTAATATAAAACATTGCATATAAACTGGGATGCTTGTGCTGATTTTAATGCATTTGTTGCATGCAATGGCGCTACCCGCTGCCGAACCCGTCCACATTCTCTCCGTGGGGGACTGGGGGTCCGCCGCGCTGGGCGGCTATCATTTGAAAAATGCGCAGAACACCGCCGCCGCAATGCAGTCCTATGTTAAGGCGAACGACCCCCGCATTGTTTTGAACACGGGGGACAACTTTTATTATTGCGGGATTCAAAACGGCAGCGACCCGCAAATCAACGAAGATTTTGTCGGCTTGTTTGGTTCCATCACTGTGCCGTGGTACAGCATTCTGGGCAACCACGACTACGGCTTTAATCCCGACGCGCAGCTGTGGCTGAACCAAACCATTCCTAACTGGGTCATGGATGCGCGGTATTACCACAGGCGCGCGGTCTTGCGCGACAGTGGAAGCAACCACATCAACAACAGCGGACTCGTGTTGAACGTTATTGCGCTGGACACCAACCCGTGCGTGGCCGATTACAGGGGCGATGACCGCGCGAAATGGGACCCGTGCGGCATTCAATACCCCACCTGCGAGCCCGTTCCGGATCCCTGCCGCTTCCATGAAAACATCGTGCAACAAAACTGCACGGCGCAGCTCGCGTGGTTCCGCGCCACGCTGGATTCCATAGATGCCGACAACGAATGGGTGGTTGTGCTGGGACACCACAAGGCGAACGAAATCAACGTGGAGAATTTCCTGGAAGTGCTGGGCGACCCTCGGGTGCATTTGTACCTGAACGGACACACGCACAATTTGGAGCACTACTCCATTGGCAACGAGCCAAAATACATGACCACCGGCGCCGGCGGCATGGTGATCATAGGGCACCAAGACCAAGTTCAAGACCAAGACCAAGACCAAGCCCACAGTCAAACCCAAAACGCACGAAGCATTTGGTCAAAGGTCGTCACCGGTTTCACGTCGCACACGTTTATAGGGAATGACGCCATTATCACCGAATTTTGGGACACGCAGCAGAACGTGCTGCACAATTTCACGACGCAGCATCCCCGCTCGCGATCACGATGAAAGCACAAACGGCGCGCGCAGCTGCTTGGATCGCGCAATCTCGTCGCGGTACATGTACAGCGCCACCGTGAAGCTGAAGTTCTGTCCGCCAAAATCCACCGGCGTGCCGTCGTGATAGCGAAACTTGAACTTGAGTTTGCTCAACTTGTCCAGCGGCGGGAAGAACGTGGAGAAGCCCTGCGACGTGTCCTGCGGTTCGTCACCGTACGTGTATTCCAGCGCAGACACAATCCGGGTCGGCTTGGTGATCAGCGGGATTTTGGCAAACGCCGCGTTCACGATGCCGTTGTAATCGTTGTTGCGGCTGTTGCTCGTGTGTCGCGAATACGGCTGCATTTCGTCCAGGTAGTTGTACTTGTCAATCTCCAAGTACATGTCCGAGGCCCCGTTCAGGCTGGGCGGGTTCGGCGGCACCAGCACGTAGCCTGTTCCCGACACCGTGAGCCATTCGTACCCAATCGGATAAGGAGCGGTTGATGCATTCGGGTTAATGACGTAATTCACCCGCTGGCTGCTCGCGACGGCACTGGCGGCGGCCTTGTTCGCGTTAAACACGTCGTTGGGGTTGCCGCACTCGCTCGGCAAACACTTGACGAACCCCAGGTTGTACCCCAGCCCCCAGTTCGTGTACTGGTTCCAGCGAATGGTGGCGCTCGGCTGCGCAGAAGCAGCAGCGGCAGTAATGCACGGCGCATAACACGGCTCCTCGTCGTAGCTTTCGGGCGCGTTGTACACGAACGTGAACGGGTCTGTCGTGTTGCCGAATAGCAGCCGTTGGCGCACCTCGTCGTAAAACACCCGGAAATTGTTGTACGAGGCAAGCGATGCAGACAAATTCCGAACCGCCAAATTCAGCTGGTTCTGCAGCTCGGCGGCCAGCTGGGTCGGGCTGTAAAACCCGGGCGAGATTGTGACAACGGTTGGATTCGTTTGCCCGTATGAACCCATGGAAATGGTCGCAGTGAATGTGATTTTGGTGTTTTGGCTCTCATTTGTAAACGTGGAATAGTACGTGGGGAAACTGTACTCCACCAGCGCAATGGTTTCCACGTTGGTGTAGGTTTGCGGCAGCTGCAGCTCAAAGTGGTTGGCGTTCGGCCACTTGTTGATGTCGCGGTCTTCCGAATGCACGGTGATCAGTTTGCGGTTCACGGAAAACGTTTGCTCCCTCGGAATGAGGGGGTGGTCGTTTTTTAGCACGTACTTGCTCATGATCCGGACGGGTGTATATGATATACGTATGCGTATATTTTATATTCAATTTTGTACTGCATTTTTAATATCACAATAATTTATCTCTATCTCATTGCAACCTCTACCGCGAATGGACGCCAATGCCAATGCCAATGCCAATCCCAATGCCACGCTGCGCAAATTTTCGATCGTTTTGTTCATCCTATTTTTACTCGCGTTTTGCATTAAAGTGTTTGTAAACTCCTTTGCATCCAACCTGCAATCCACCGCTTCCATCGTGCAATACTCGGTGCTCACTCTGTGTTTGCTCTTCTCAATTGGGTGCATTCTAAATGTATTGTTTGACAACGCACCAAACCCGAGAAAAAATGGCAATATTTATGCATTCGTGTTTGGAATGATGTGGGTCCTAGGCAATGTCCTCGCATTCATCGCATTGAATGGCAACAACATTGACATGCTGAATACCGGACATTTAAAACCAAGCATCAATAGTGGCATCAACGTCTACTGGATCATTGTCCCGCAGTTCATGCTAATCTTTTACAACTTGAAAGTGTTTGTGGATTGCGATGATGCGCTGAACAAGTGCAGCAAGGTCAGCTGGATCACCCTCGCCATCCTTGCATTCGCCGTCATTCAAACGTATTTAATTGTGGACAGCTCTCGGGTCATACAAACTTGGCCGACCGATGACGGTCTTCGGAACATACCGAAGATTAAGATCTAATGGGACAAGCCAGGGTTTCAGAGAGCCAGGGTTTTAGAGAGCCAGGGTTTTAGGGACGGCACTAAGCACGTCTCTAAGCGCCAGGGTTTTAGGGACGGCACGTCCCTAAGTCCCTAAGCTAAGGACAACTGCCGAAAATACGACGTCCGCAAAAGAAGGACGAAAATGCTCAGGGTCAACAAAAAACTGATCATGACAAACACAACCGAGAGGTAAATGTAGGGATAAATCTCCTGCATGATCATGTCAATAACGGGATGAAACATTTGTTTCAGTTCCTTTTTCACGTCATCCCGCTTCATCGCTTGGATGCATTGTTCAATGAGTTTCTCTCTTAACATCATTTTATTGCCTGTGCCTTTGCCTTTGCTTTTGCAGCTTGTGTTTATGTGTATTTTATTTTTTTTAACTTTATACGTCATTCGCTCGTGTTTATTTTCTCTAAATGCTGCAACTGACGCAGCCCAAACAAACAAAAACGACATGACGGATTTTGTGCACTTGCCCAACTCCACCTTTGCGCACGACCGGATGCATTTGGCACCCCCCAACGGGTTGCAAGGGGGGGCGTACTTTTCCATGCTGTATTACAAGGACGCGCCGCTCTACATTCAAACCCCCGCGTGCACGTCGCGGCAAGGGGTGGTTTCCGGCAAGCGCCCGTACATTGACCTCATGTTTAGCAATCACGACGTGCCCTTTTTGGAATGGCTGGAGGCGATGGAAACCACCACGGTTCGCCTGATTTACGAAAAACGCAACGCGTGGATCAGTTCCGACATTGAAAAATCGGACATTGAGGCGGGGTTCACGTCGCCGGTTCGTCCGTACAAGGGCGGCAAGCACTACCTCATTCGGGCCCACATCCAGCCCGCAAAACATTTAGCATCGCCGTCTTGCTCCGTGTTTGACGAAAACGAACGGCCGGTGCCAGTGGAATACATTAAGCCGGAACAACAAATGTACACCGTGCTGGAGTTTCAAGGCATCAAATTCACCGCCCGGAGTTTTCAATTTGAGGTGGCGCTGAAGCAGGTGTTGATTGTTCCAAACGTGCCCATGTTCCAGTCGTGTGTCATCCGAAAACCCTCCCGTGAAGCCAATGAAGCCCGCAATGAAGCCCGCAATGAAGCCAAGGAAGTCAAGGAAGTCAATGAATCCAATGAAGTCAATGAATCCAATGAATCCAATGAAGCCAATGAATCCAATGAAGTCAAGGAAGTCAATGAATCCAATGAATCCAATGAATCCAATGAAGCCAATGAAGCCCGCAATGAAGTCAAGGAAGCCAATGAATCCAATGAATCCAATGAAGCCCGCAATGAAGCCAATGAAGCCCGCAATGAAGCCAATGAATCCAATGAAGCCAATAAGTTAATGAATGAAGAAGGGCAACTCCAAGAAGTCAACATGGATGGGTTGGATGAATTGGAACACATGCACATGAAATTGAAAAAGCCGACAGAGGTGTATTACAACATGTATCGAATTGCAAAACAAAAGGCGAGAGAACTTAAGAAGAACGCAGTTGCGGCTTACTTGGAAGCCAAACAAATCAAGTCGGCGCACATGTTGGAAGACAGCAGCGACGAAAGCGACGAAGATGAATACGCCTGATGCACAATGATGCTTCAATCCCGTGTCATGATGAAATAAAAGTTAAATCGAAAAAATATTTTATCATGAATTTTATATAACAACATTACATCCAATGAATATTGTGCAGACGCTTAAAAATCACTTTGTTGTGGTAATTTTAGGGGCAATCGTTTTGTATTGGGCCCTGTCTCAGTACAAGGCGTCGTCTGAAGGCATGGAGTTGGTGGATCCCAACAACCTCTCCTCTCAGCAACGCAAGAAGTACTACCAGCAAGCCGCCGGCAAGCACACCGCCGACATTGGCAACGTGCATCCCGCCACGGGTTTAGAGAACATTCAGTACGCTTCCGCCAACGGCACTGGAACCACCATGCAGGGCTTGCCCCCCAGCTGCACCCCGCAGCAGACACTGGATCCGCTGGAGCTTTTGCCCAAGGACGTTAACAGCCAGTGGGCGCAACTGAATCCCACCGGGGCCGGCGACCTTAAGGGCGTAAACTTGTTAAGCGCGGGCGCCTTGATTGGCATTGACACCATTGGCAACACCCTGCGCAACGCCAACCTCCAAGTTCGCTCCGAGCCCCCTAACCCCCAGCTCAACGTCGGCCCATGGAACAACACCACCATTGCCCCCGACCTTATGCGCGTGCCTCTGGAAATTGGCTGCGGCGGACAGTAAACTTCCCAATCCCAATCCAACTGTTTTTGATGTTTGCTCGCAACATCAACAACAACAACCACAACAACCACAACAACCACAACCCTATCATTTATTGAATTTCATGCTGTTTTCGCGCATCCACTTAATGAAATCTTTGATGAGAATGTCCTTGTGAAAGCTGTTAATAAGCAGCCGCACATTCGTGTTGCGGTGCGAAAACACCTTGATGAAATAAGGCACAACCACAAACGTGTTGGCCCGCGCATATTTGGCATTCAGCTCTTCCAGAGTGAAGGGGCGCTTGTTGGTCCGAGCATTTACCGAGTTGTGAAACTGAAGCAAAAACCCTTTGAAACTTTCCTTGGTTGGAAATTGCGACGGATTCAATTTTGACATGATTTGAATCGCGTGTGCCGAGCAATCCGGGCACGGCAAGTTCATGCAAATGCGCTTCACCATGACCAACATGTCGGGCAGCAATTCGCTGAAGTGCTCCTCCTTTATTTTTTCTGCCAGCGTGTGGAACAGCGTCCACGTTGAAGGACCCCACACGTCTTTGCTAACCATTGAAAACGCAATAAACTTAAACGTAAAAATGCAAATATAAGTATAAAGACATTTTATTTTTAAGAATATCCACTACGCAACCAATGCAGCCAACGCAACCAATTCAGTCAACGCAACCAATGCATGATCCCTATGATCCCGCGGTTGATTTTTTTGCTGCATTGAAACAACTGCAGGCCGAAACAGTAGCAAGCAACAACCCCCACCACCATGCCAACGATTCCGAAACCGAGTGTTGCTTAATAACGCATCAGCCACTGAATGCATTCCACATACGGTTGACGTGCGGGCACAAGTTCAATCACGAACCGTTGTTCCAAGAAGTAATGCGTCAAAAAGGACGCATTGGAATGCACAACTTTCACGAACCAATTGCGGCGCACCAAATAAAGTGCCCGTACTGTCGCAGCATGACAAACCAGCTGCTGCCGTACATTGGCACCAGCCCGCACCCCGTGATAAAACGGGTGTTGGGGGTGAATGCGCCGGCCCACATGTGCATGCCCGGCACTCCGTGCGGAGCAAACAAATGCAACTCAAACGCGTTTTACGAATGCAACCAAACGCTCTATTGTCACAAGCACCATCAGGCCGCGCTGAAACCCGCAAAACCCGGTCCTGCGGCGGCGACGCGCTGCATTGCCGAAAATCAAACTGGAAAAAACAAGGGCGCGCGATGCAAGCGCACGGCGTCACCCGGCGGCACACTGTGCGCAATGCACGCAAAATGCAACATCATTTCCATGTGAATGCACCGCCCCCACGTTTCACCGCGCGAAAGCACTGCATCAGGGCATTGTGCGCGGCGGTGTATTCGGGACCCTCGTCCGTGCTCATGACCGGCTCCAGCGCCTTCAGGTTGGCGTAAAAACACCGGCAATCCGCGTTCGTTATGGTTTGGGTTTTGCAACATTGGTCATACACTTGATCCATGTTGTGCCGGCACTCCTTGTGCCAGAGGGTCATTTGCGCGTCATGCGTCGACGCGTCCATGTAGTTGATCATGTGGGCCATGGCCGCGATTGCATCCGCATACGAAAACGTGGTGGTTGCGTCCATGTTTTATGTGCAGTGCGCGCCTTGTGTTTAATACGTTTGCACCCCGTAGCATATTAAAAATGCACCCAATATGTTCGGCAGCACGTGTGTTAAATTTTCATAATTGGAATTGCAGTTCGTGTTCAACAAATGATCAATCGTGTCCGGGCCAAAATTGCATTTCTGTTCCACGCTCAAATGATGATCACGATGGTTTTTTCCTAAATGAAAAATGCTGTAGTTTATAATGTGGACCGAAGTGTAGATGATGCCGTAAAACACGATAAGGATTGTCGGAATGAATGATAAATTGAATGCTAATTTCAGGCAGTAAACCCCCACAAAAAACAGCGCATTAATGATGAATTCAATTAACAAATTGATCCAAAAATCGGTTGCATTTTTGCTATGATGAAACATTGTGTGAAAGTTGTATTTTGGGGGGATTTTATGAATCAATCGGTGAATGAAATATGAATAATACATCAGAATCAGCATGGACGCGACGATGGACATGAACGGTATTGGTTTTGGCGTGGTTCCATTGGTTTTCGTGTGTTTCATCCACACCAACACCAATGCAAACACAATTACCGTGAATGTTTCTTTAAATTGATATTCAAAAAATTTCAACATATTGGTTTTATTAAAAAACTCGTAGTTAATCATAACCATGATGCGTATGTATTTAGGTGGACAAATAATTCATGCCGAATGGCAATTTGTATTTGTAATGCGACAACAATGCCAAAATCAATATTTTGTTCAGTATGAGTATTGTCATGCCATTTATCACTATTTCTTCAACTTGCGCGTCTTGCATTTTGTAATGCGTCAACGTTTTTGCAAAAATTTGGACTGTCGTCGCAGAATGGGGATTGGTTTCGTACAGGCTTAATACACACCGGCCGTCAAACATCCAAAAACACAGTTTGGTTAAAATCATCAAAATCAAGCAAACTGTCAGGACGTTAATGTTGTTGGAAATCAAGCAAATGGTTAAAATCAAAAAACAGAATGTGAAATGAATGACGGAGACAAATAAATTAAACATCAAGTTGGTTTTCATTTTGCATTATACACACAAAAAATTGAACCAGTCTAAAAGGTTGTTTCAATGTTGCGCGCGAATCCATTCATTCAATCAATCATTTATCCATGCAATATTTATGGCATCAACCACCACCTCACAACTCGGACCCGGAAGAAGCAGCAGAGGCAGAAAAAGAAGACGCAGACGTGTGCGCCATCTGTTTGGAGGTTCCCGGAACCGGAACCAAGAACATTACTGTTACAGCATGCGGGCACAAGTTCTGCACGTCGTGCTTGCTGTCGTCGTTGAGACAGAAAAACACGTGCCCCACCTGTCGCGCAGAATTGGAACCTCCCCGCACCTGCGTCCCCCCCCTGTCCGTTGAAACTGCGGCCGGACTCATCCGGGAGGAAGAACGGATCGCGGACCTGCGCCGCCGGATCAACGTCATCAATGTGTTTACAAGAACAAACGGGCGAGCATCCATGATGTTCAGCCTTTGCAGAGAGTTCGCATTCAACGTAGCGCACGGCATCGCCCGATGGCAGAAAAATTACGACGATAATCCAACCGACGACACGTATCATGCGTCGTGGGCAAATTTTGACAGCGATGATGAGAGCAATGATGACGGATCGGGTTCCGAGTCGGACAATGAATGAGCCGCAACGGCACCCCCGAAATCCGGCAATCCATTTTATCGGAAAACAAGAATCCCCCAAAAAGGGACATGCATGCCCGCCGAAGACAGTCCCCAAAATGCCAAAAGCTTTTATCAGAAAACAAGAATCCCCCAAAAAGGGACATGCATGCCCGCCGAAGACAGTCCCCAAAACGCCAAAAGCTTTTATCGGAAAACAAGAATCCCCCAAAAAGGGACATGCATGCAGCACAAACCCGCCCTTTTGGCACCGACCCCCACAAACGGGGTTTAATGGGGGCGCATGCTCCCTTACCATACATGCTCTCACAAAAATGCCCCCAAAAAAGTTCCGCAAATTACCTAGTGCCGCGCGTTTTTGCGCAAAAGTAATTCGACATGTCGACTTTTGGACATTTTTTTTGTCCATTTTCTGAAAAAATTATAGAGTCTTGCAGAGTAAAAACAAAAAATAACAAAATTATTTTACAAGATTTGTTATAAAAAATGACAGCATAATGGTGTCGCGTTTTGATGGGGTGAAAAAAGTGATTATTTGGCTCCAAAAAAAGCTTAAAAAAAGGCACCACGGGTGCTACTTTTTGTTCTAAAAATTTAGAACGATTTAGAACGCCAACCCATATAAAGATATTTTCTCATGTTATGTTATAACCTCCCACCATTCATCATCTCGTCACTATGTCATCTGACAGCGACTCTGACGATAAGCTTTCGGACCCAAAAAATCCCAAAAGTAGCCAAAAATCCCTAACATGTAAGTTGTGTGACTATGTTACGTCTAAAAAATGCAATTTTGACAAACACATCGCCTCTAGTAAACACTGTTCTAGAACGATTTTGAACGCGAAACACAAAAAAGCTACCAAAAGTAGCCAATACGAGTGCAAATTCTGCAAAAAGGAGTATTCCGCTAGGAACAGCTGCTGGTACCACGAAAAACAGTGCCTAGATAACCCTAGCAACAAACCAGCCGCCCCCATTGTTTCAAAGGTTATAAAAAAGATGCCAAGCGCAAATGCGAGCGACACGGTTACGATCAGCCTGTCGGACCTGTGCAAAAACAGCGGAAACGGCGAAAACTTTTGCTTGAGTCTGCAGGACATGGTGCCGTGCATGCTGAACTATTTCAAAAAGCAGAATGAGGAGCACCAACACGATCAGAAGCAGGTGGTGCAGGAGCTGCTGAACCAAAACAAGGAGCTGATGAGCACGATCCGAGAGATGACGCCGCGCATTGGCAGCAACAACGTGGTCAACACCACGAACAACACGCAGTTCAACCTGAACGTGTTTTTGAATGAGGAGTGCAAGGATGCGATTAAATTGAGTGATTTTGTGAAGTCTCTCAACATCACCGTGGCGGATTTGGAATTCACGAAGAACAACGGCATCATTGAGGGCGTCAGCTCCATCATCGTGAACAACTTGCGAGGCATGGACGTGAACAAGCGCCCCATTCATTGCACGGACGTGAAGCGCGAAACCATGTACATTAAAAACGACGAATGGGAAAAGGACGACAAGCTGGAACACGTGCGCAAGTTCATTTACTTGACGTCGTGCTACCAGACGCGGGTCATCCAGGACTGGATGGCGGCGCATCCGGGGTGGGAATCCAACGAGAAGATGCAAACCGAGTATTTGACGCTGTGCAAGGAGCTGTACAAGAACATTGAGAACGATGACGTGGCGCAACGGAAGATCCTGAAGGGGTTCATCAAGGAGGTGCAAATTGACAAGTCCATGCTGCATTGATGACATAAAACTAAAATTGAATCACGCAAGAAGAGAGAAATTCGGCAGCATAATAGATGTTCGCCACCTTGTTCGCGTTGCGAATAGACGCCGCCGACCTGGTCCGGACCCTGCATTCGTTCCACCTCATTCAGGCTGCTGTGCGCAAAGAAGAATGCAACGGTTATCGACGCAGCGGGTTGGTTCTTGCCTGCTGAATTGTAATTGCACTGCCAATTTTTTTATGCGGGATATATATATAAACATAATGCCTTCCAACGAAATAATACCACCCCCTCGCCCTTTGGTATGGGGGAGCTTGTTCACCAATAATGCATGGGTCTATTATCAACCGCACAGCTTATCGGTTGGCAGCGGTGGCAGCGGCGTGCGAAATTGCCGCCATAAAGCACGCAAAACATAAGCGTCCGTTTTCACAAGATGTCATCCCGAAAATCCATACAAATAAAAAAAATTGAATTGATTTCAAAAAGCATTTGAAATCCATCAGTGCGATTATTACAACGATTACAACGATTACAATGACTCAAATGACTCAAGACGCGTATTGGACTGCCACAGCGTATGCTGCCCTGTCCGACATCAAGATCACCCAGCCCATCCAGCCCAAGGAACCGGTCACCCTTTACAGTGACGACGGCAGCATGTACACGGGACATGTCAACGAAAACGGCGCCAAACACGGACAAGGAACATTCAGGACTGCGATTTACATCAGCGGCGTGGTCGGCGACGAGAATTCGCACCTGGCGAAATGGACCGAATTCACAGGCAACTGGGACAACAACCTGCTGCATGGGCACGGGACCATGCGCCAAATGTGCGGCGATGGTACGCACAAGGTGATCCACGATGGCCTATGGGACAACGGAGTGCCAGCGCATGAGTAAGTTGTGTGATGCAATGTGCTAAGTAATGTGAGGTAAGTATGTGTTTAATTGACTAACACTTTTTTCATGCGAAATCCAATGACAACAAAAATGAATAATGCTTTAGAAAAATGAGTATTATGTTTATGACATTCAATGTTTAAAATTAAATAACACCACACCAAAAAAACCATGGTTCACGTCAGATCTAGAAAACACAGAAAGTCTCACCATAAGTTTTCAAAAACCAGCAGAACCCGCGTAAGACGAGGAGGCAATAGAAAATGTATGACTTGTGGTTGTGCATACGACAGAGCTAAATTTAATCTAAATAAGGATGAGTGCAAAAAATGCGAACGTTTGAGTCTTGGGCAGGCGTCATCAATCCGATCAGAACGGCATGCAGATAAGGCTGCAAAAGAAGCAGAGCTTGCGAGGGTTATTGCAGCGCGTAAGAGTGCATACATAGAAAAGCTTCGGGCTGCGCTTGAAAAAGCACAAAAGGCGCTTCAAGAACACGAATCCAAATGAAAATAATGAATTCATATCGGTACAAGATTTCCATTTATATTAGTTATTTTACACACATACACATGAATGAATATCAATATCAATATAAACACAATTTAATGTATTTATATTATTTATATTATACACAAAATCGCAACAATGAGTGAGGCCGCCGAAGAGCCCAAGCCAGCAGGTCCCGAGACCAAGGCACAGTTGGTGCAGTACATCAAGTCTTGGATTGAAGTTGACAATGAGATGCGCAAATTGCAAAAAGACATGAAGACGCTGAGAGATAATAAAAAGACGCTGACCGATGCGCTGGTGAACGTGATGAAGAGCAACGAGATTGACGTGTTTGACATCAACGACGGCAAGCTGGTGTATGCCAAGACCAAGGTTAAGGCGCCGATCAACAAGACAACCCTATTCGGCGCCCTCATGCAGCACTACAATGACGAAGACGCGGCCAAGAAGCTGAGCGAGTTCATCATGGATTCGCGACAGGAAAAAATGAAAGAGTCCATTCGCCGAAAAATTCAAAAATAAATAAATGCACATATATCAATATCAATAGATTCGGTTGTGTGTGATGAAAATTAACGCAGACATCAATGTGGACGCTGTATTGAACGAAACGACGTTCGGCGATGATACCAATGATAACAATGGCATGCTTGTCGGGTACCCCTTTATGGACGCATTAAAGACAAATGTGGATGACGACGTGGACCTTGCCCTGGACACGCAAGTGGACATGTGCATTTACCGGATCAATCAAACCAACGAGAGTCTCCCGTTTTTGGAATTTTTGCTCTACATGCAAGGCAATGAACGGGAGAAGAAAGGGCCGCGGCTCGTGTTCCCGCACATTCTTTCAAAACACACCAAGGCGGGGTTGGTGGATCAATGCCGCCCGGCGTTGGTGTCCCTGTTTGAGGACATGGATGCGGTGAAGTACGTGGGATACGTGCACGAAAAGCCCCAACGACGCTGCACGCTGTTTTTCAACCACATCTTCAACCCGCCGTCGGGCGGCATCCCGTTCATGCGGGCAGACAACCGCTGGTTTTGGGCCCTGTCCAGTGAAATATTCAACGAACGGCAATTGATGCAGTGCGCGATTTCGGACGACGTGGTGACCCTTTTCAACCGGCACCCGGATGTCATGCGGTTGACGTGGAACGGGCGCGCATTGGAATCCCCGAGCGCCTTGTACGCCGGAAAGCATTTCAATTACGTGTCATACATGGCCGAATTCGGCACGAAAAAGGCGTCAACGCGCGCGCATTTCGGCCCGTACTACTATTTTGTCGGCTTCGTGGGGGCCATGCGCTACGCGTGTTACTCCATGGGGTTTGAGCCGCACGTGTTGGAGGACGATGGCACGGAGTTGACCGTGAATGCGCACGGAAAGCACACGCGGGGCGGGGTTGTGCGGTTTGCCGTTTTTTTGGGGCGGTGCCGCGCCTTTTTCATGAACGGCGAGGAAGACCGGTCCGAATTGAGCATGTACTGGGCCGACCAGGACCCCTTCGTGAAGGCCAAACTGGCGCTGCGAGACATTAACGGCGATTGGACGCAGGCATTCAATTCCGCGTATGTGGGAGAATACGAATTAAACATTGGCGGAACCACGAAAAATCGCATCCCGAATTGGACCATTAAGGATTACGACAACCAAATTCCGCTGTCGTGTCATGAAATAGACATGACGTCCGTTCCAAACGAATACGATCCCGCATTCGTAAAGTACAAGCTGATTTGACAAAATAATATTCGCATGGTATAATACATTGCATTTGCATTATATCATACATCACACAGAACACAGAACACTGAACACAGAACACAGAACACATCATGCGCTCTTCTCTCATATTACGAATCGCGGCTCTGGTGTTTTATGCAATTTGTCTGCACATTGCCTTGTATTTCGCCGACCAAGATCACATCGGCGACTACAATGTTTACATTTTGTTTGCAATGGCGAGCGTTCCCGTGTTTTTATTTGTCTTGTTGGGCACGAACAAAAATGATTGAACCATCTATTGCCCATTGCATTCAATGAAACGATGGGATGCTGTATATGCCGTGCTCATTTTTCACGCACTTTGCGATGACGTTGGGGTTTATTTTGTTGGCGACAATGTCTTCCGGATCGTACACGTTGCCCTGTGCGTCAATGTGGTACATGATGCCCTTGATGTCTTGCACCCAGGTGTCCACCTTGATGTTGGTGGCCGGAGCGTCCAGCCCGTCAAACATCCCGTGCGGAGTTCCTTTCGTGTGGGTGCCGCAACACATGCATCCTTCCTTCTTTCGGCGCGTGCATTGTTCGCCGTTGGCCCGCTTTGCGTGGCACCGGTCAAACATTGGAACCGCGTTTTTTACGCGCTTCCTTTTCGCAAAGTCGTCCTTGGTCAGCTTCAATTTGTCGGCTTCATATATGAAATTCATAATGGCCGTGTACTCACGCTGCATCTCCGTGCACTGCGGGTTGGCTGCTACATGTGGCGCGAATTTGAGACGCGCGGCGTCAAACCGGGCGGCAATTTCTTGTTTGAATGCGAAGGAATGTACATCAATGCGGGCATTAATTCGGCGCTCCATTGTTCTTGGTTACCATGCATTCGGGTCCATGTTTTTAAATCAATTTTTAAAAATATGGCGAAAACAACTTAAAGGCGCACTTCACATCATTCCCTCGTCATTATCGCCTTCCAAATTTTGCATCATTTGCTGCTGGAGTTGCTGGAATTGCTGGAGTTGCTGGAGTTGCTGGAGTTGTTGGAGTTGCTCTTGGGTTAGTTGCAAAACGGGGGTTTCAACCTGCACATCTGTTATGATGGAGTCATGCGGGGTTGTGTCGCCGTGCACACTATGAGACACGCTTGGCACTAAGCTTGGCACTAAGCTTGGCACTAAGCTTGGCACTAAGCTTGGCACTAAGCTTGGCACTACGCTTGGCGCTTTGCTTGGTGCTGCACTTGGCGCTTTGCTTGGTGCTACGCTTGGCACTACGCTTGGCGCTTTGCTTGGCGCTGCACTTGGCGCTTTGCTTGGTGCTACGCTTGGCACTTTGCTTGGTACTTTGCTTGGTGCTACGCTTGGCGCTTTGCTTGGCGCTTTGCTTGGTGCTACGCTTAGTGCTGCGCCAAGACGCACACTAGGCGTTGCGCTTTGCAGTGTGATGATGTCTGCAGAAGCATGATACCCATTCATGTCTTGCATGTCTTGCATTTGTTGCATTTGTTGCATTTGTTGCAATTGCTGATTCAATTGAACTAAATTGAGAGGTTGTAACGGCTCATGTTGTGGTTGTTGTTGAAGTCGCTGCATTTCATTCGCGATGGTGGAATCATCAATCACGACGGTGATGCCATTGTCATAATCATTGTTGTTGCCATTGTTGCCATTGTTGCCATTGTTGCCATTGTTGCCGTTGTTGCCATTGTTGCTGTTGTTGCCATTGTTGCCATTGTCGCGTGACGGACTGCCATCCCGGCTGCTTTTGCGGCTGGACCTTTCTTCGTAGTCCTGCTTGTTGCGCGCAGAATTGACGGTGACGATACTGAGTCCGTTGCACAAATTCGGCGTGTGCGCGTCAAACGTGTATTTGCCGGGGGTGCCCACCACTTGGTGGCCGTACTTCTTCTGGAAGGATTCAATCACGTCTTGATCAATGAGCGGTGCAATGTCAAAGAGGTTCTTGATGTCGGTCTTGATGATGTTCATCATGTCCTTGGCATCCACGCGCTGCGAACGCACGAGCGCGAGCTCAATCTGGATCTTCTTGTTGATTTGCTGGAACTGCAGGGAGCAGAGTCGGTGCGACTCGGCGCGCTTACCCAATTGGAAGTAAGTGTCAATGGATTTGATGATCCCCACGAAAATGCTGCTCACACCCAGAATGATGTTCATGTTGGCGTAGCCGATGTCAATGCCCGTTGCAAATCCAATCGCGGATGACAGGATGATGACCGGGATGTTGATGTAGTTGGAACGCCCGTTGTACTTTTCGTACGAGTTGCGGTGCAGGATGGACAGCGATTCGCACTCCTCCGCGTGCGTCTTCAGCAACTGCTCTAAATCCGTGTTGTAATCAATGGATTCGGCCATTATGTTGAGAGAAAATGGTTATATATCTTTCGGTGCGATTTTAATTTTTATTGGATTATTTAGTATTTGAACCTGTTATACCCAAATTGGAAATAAATGGCCGAAACACGACAACCTGCCCACCTGGATTGATGGGGCTGTCTTTGCAAAGATGCAAAGATACAAAATCAAATCATTGGCAGGAGTGCAATTTAGGAGGGAAAACAAAAAAATATATACAATGAATGTATAGTCAATCCATCAATTCTGTGAAAAATGCACAAAAAAAGCCGTCGTGTAAATAAACGTCAAAAACGTCAAAAATGCAGAAGTCGCAAGGGCGGTCGCAGACTGAGAATGAGAATGAGAATGAAAGGAGGTTTAGGACTGAATGATTCCACAAATATAGGATTGCAAGGAACTTATTCATTTGCCAACCCTGCGCATCAACAATTACTCAAAATGTTTACATTTGGTTCACAAACACAACATGACTTATGGTTGCAACTTTTGACAGTGTGCAACCAACGTACGGTTCCAGTTTACATTCTCACAAGTGGAAACAGAGTTGGAATCATAAGAACGTTGCAACTCATGGGATGGGCTGATGCATTTGTTGAAGTTTTGTGCACGCATTATGACCCATCCGTGAATCCTGACAATATGTCAGGACAACACAATTTTAGGGGACACACAAAATATGCAGTGATTCAACAAATTTTGAATGAACATCGTTTGTCTTGCGCTGGCCCACCACCAATTGGATATTTGCTTGATGACAGTGGATTTTTTACTGCCCAAAGATTGGCGCGGCGTCTTAAAAGTGATGGTATTGTTATTGCAGATGCAAATGCATTGATTGGGACACTGCGAACTCAAGGAATTATTGACCGTTTTGGAATTATAAACGAGGCGGCTGATGAAACTGTTGTAAAGCAGGCTATTGCCCAAACACCATATCGTGAACTTGCTGACAAAATTTATAGTGTAATTGCACGTGTTAGAAATTCGGACTTTGTAAAATTGTGTCCAGCTATTCAATTTGTGGATGTATTATCACACAGCGTGGCTGCGTCACCAACATCACCAGATTTCAATTTAAATGCATTACAAACTAATCCGATTTATCAATTGAATGTATCAGGATTGGGTTTGCCGGCAATTGATGGACATGATGCTGATTTCAATTTTACACCTCAAATCATATTGCAACATATGATAAAGTTGGTGCAAGATGGAAAAGTCGGAATATTCTTTATAGATTTTGACAAAACTTTTCAAATATGGGAAGGAGCAATTCAATTTGAACATCCTTTAATGCTTAAAATGTTTGAAAGTCATGGCATGCCGATAGGTGTTCAATGATGCAAATCGCAACCAATAAACGTTTAAAAAAACACAATAAGCTGCGCAATAAATCTACAAAAAAACGGGCATAAACGCAACTATCAATCACATATTATTCATCACATCAATAAATAAAATGTTTCGGTTTTTGTTGCTCCTGCACACGCGCGGCTTTTCCAAATCAAGGGCCCAAACGGACAAACAATGCAAGATGACCAACGGGGGTCCACCCATAAACGATTGCACCAGTTCTTGTTTAACCAAATGTCAAATCATGGAAACGAGAGATGAGGTGGACGCGTTCATTGCCAACGCAAAATGCAAGGCACGGTGTGTGCATACAAATTCGGATCCGAAGCCCGGTGACTGTTCGTGCGTCAGTGTATGTGTGGCCGACATGTCCGAGATGTACTGCATTATGGATAGACGGGATTAGGTAGTAGAATGGGGAATCTAATCATAGTGCCGTGGTCTCGTACTGCATGATGTCAATGATGTGCGCCATGAGTTCTTTGCCATCAATGAACCCGGCGCATTCGGGGATGCCGGCGCTCACAAACCAGTCCTCAAATTCGTGCACTGCATCCCAAAATTTCACGTATCCGCCCAGGGCGAGCAGCGTGATTGCCTGTTTGGCGTAGGCCGCGTCAACCGTGCCGGTTGAAAGGATCGCATCCAGATCCACTTTCGGGTTCGCTGTGACCGGAAAATGCGCAATGGTGCGATTGAGGTCGTACCCTTGACAGTGCCCCCCGAACCCAAAGTACGACTCAAATTCGCACCGGTGCTCCATGACGAGCGGGCGATCAAACTGCATTGGGAATGCGTGTCCCATGAGAGGCACGGTGACATTGGCTGTGAGAATGTCCACGCGGTCCGACACATTTGAATTGTATGTCTCGCTCCATTGGACTTCGGCGTGGATGAAGCGCGACAGCAGTTCGTCGGGCACCGTGGAAATCAAGTACCCACGCGTGTAATAGTGTTTCTTGTGCAGCTCCTTGAATTTCGCGATGACTTCGGCGTGTGTTGGCATGTCTGTGTTGGCTCTGTTGTATTTTTATAGTTGGGTTCAATTAATCCAGTGCAAATCTTTATATTGTTTGCCTTCAGTTTTAAGCAAAAATTGAAAGCATTTTTGAATCAGATAACATACACAACAGACAAAACAGACAAACCAGCAATCAATAACCATGCCAGTCGTCAGAGAACAAACCACCCGATCATTACTCAGCCTCATTTCCCCGGATCAATTTGATCCGTTGGACAGGTCCGGAAGCGACAAGCCCATCCGGGTGCCCGACCATCAGCGGCACCCTTCATGGCCGCAATCAAACAAGGAACGACTGGTGGATTCGGTGATGTCCAATTATCCGATCGGTCAAATCACGCTGACGAAACACAATGACCCGAACCAGAACGGCGATGAATACTTCAACGTGCAGGACGGCCAAACCCGGATGGGTGCGCTGCAGGAGTTCGTGGCGGACAAGTTTCCGTGGGATGGCAAATTGTACAGTGAACTCACCGCGGATGAACGCGCCCGATTCAACAACTACGTGGTGCAGTTGGACATTTTCAAGAAAGATCGCACGATGAGCCAACCCGCGTTTGACGGCATCATTTGCGAGATATTTGAACGTCTCAACAGCGGGAAACCGCTCACGGACAATGACAAGTACTGGAATCGCAAGGACGCCCCGGCGATGCAGTTGCTGATCCGGCTAAACGGCTCGTCCGAATTCGGACCGCTCATTCGCAAATACATGTGGAGCAATCTGGGCGGCGGCAAGGGGCGCAGCGGGTTGAACCATTGCGTTGGACTCATTCTTGGACTCATCAATCAGCGGGCCGAGTGCATTTCCACGTCGTTCATGCAAAACGGCCGTGCGCTCATTGAAACGGGCGTGGATGCGGAGGGCGAGCGTCGCGTGACCGATTTCCTGCGGTGGTATTTCGGATTGTTGACGGACGTGTTTCAATTCGCGAGTTGGAGCGTGAAGCGCCGGTTCGGGAAGCTGTCCGGGGTGTGCGGCATGATTGCGGTGGACTGGATCAACAATCCGGCGGGAGCCAGGGCGCATTATGCAATGTGGAAATGCTACATTGATCTGCAGTACTCGCGGGCACACTTTGAGCGGAGAATATTCGCGGAGTTGCCGAACGGCCATGCGCGCAATGTGACCGAACTTGCAATCAATGCGCGGATTGCTGCCGTGATTGCCGTGCATCAACGCGATGCGTTTGCGGAATACAGCAACGACGCGTTCAACATTGTGTTGGGGAGCGACGATGATAGCGGAGAAGACTGATGCATGAATACAAACGAGAGAGGAGGGGGATAAATGAATGTGAGTTGGATGTATAATTTTTTCCATAACAGAAAAAAAGGTTAATTTTATGGTTTATTTGTGTAGGTTTGTGTATATTTAAGCGAGTTTGAATTGAGTGTGGAGGATGAGAAGTGGTTTAGATTTAGATATGGATTTGGAGGAAGAGAATTCGTGG